TTACTCATTTTCATCTTTACCTTTTAAGGAAGGAGCGCTTTCCAGCGCTCTCATAATACGGGAAATATCTTCGGCATAATTAGCTACACGCCATTCGTTTAGCATATGCTCGATGACAGGATATTCTTTCTCAAACTTTTTGAATGCAGCATCTACTTCAGCTGAAGCAGCATCCGTGAGTTTATTATAAATCCGAACACATAAAGCTAAATCTTCACGAATCTGTGAAGAACCATCAGGACTTGCCGTGATATAAGTGTTCTTCAGGTTGCGTCCGATTTCATTGATACGAGATACTCGCTCACCGTTATCTTTGCCAGTAATGAACTTCAGCAGCCACTTTAACTCAGGAGTATTGATGATGTTACTTACAACACGACGGTTAAAGAATGTAGATGGCAGATATTCATCAGCATCCAGGTCATCAATAATCTTGATGAATTCATCAACAATGAAACGGTCCAACGATTCAAGATTATCATTTAATTTAGCAACCTTGGCCGAGTTCGGACGAATAACGTAAAACTCAGTTACGCCTAGTTCTTTAGCCAAAGTTCTGACAGTTTCAATATCAATTCCAGACCAGTACAGCTCTTCAGGGAATGTACGAATCTCATCGCGTGAACGGAAAATTGCATAACCTTCAAGTTCCGCAATATCGTCCTTGTTCATGAAGAGGTCTTCAGAAGTCCACCAACCACCTTTAGCATCTAACTTATGCAATTGGCCGTTTGGAGATTTTGGACGCGGTCCACCTTCACCTTTAGATGAGTTTGAGTAATGCTCTTTCTCAAACTTACGGTATTCTTCCATCTCAGAAGACTTCAGAATAATGATTTCGTCTTGGTCAAACAGTTTAACGATTTCATCTTTAATCTTCATATGCTTAGGTTCTTCTGGATTAAGCATAATGAAGTTAGCATAACGATGAAAGTCTTTCAGATACATTCCGCGGAACATTGCTGCGCGACGTGAAGGCTTATCATCAATCATGATATGCACTTTATCATTCTGAACGTTCAGCAGACTTGTCACCGACATACGTTTTCTTGTGGACCACGAAGATGTTAAACGCCAGCGCTCAGAATCAATGTTTACACGGTAAGTATAAATCATTGCATCTTCGATTTTCTTTTGAATATTGTCAGTATTATAAGCGTTACACCATTCAGCATAAGTCTTATCACCAAACATGATGTTCTGACGATTCAGAATAGCGCGTTGGTTTGAATCAAATTGAGACAGCTGACGAACTAACTCACGCTTATTCTCAATAGACTGAAGATGCGCAATATCAGCTTCAAGAGTAGCTTTTTCTAAGCTGTTAACACGTTTCTTGATGTTCTCAATTGTGACATCGTCAAGTGAAAGTTCTTCACGAGATGGAGTGATATCCAATTCGCCAAGAGGGAAATTGACGTAAACACATCCATAACGATTCAGAAGCCAAGAACATTCAAGGCCTTGGAATTGGTCAATCGGATAAACAATCTTACCGTAAACCGCATACAGACCACGACTATCTTTTCCAAATCCATTAGGAGAATGGAACCACTCTACATCTTGTGGGAAAGATTCAATGTTAATGCTTGCGCCAGTGATGATTGGCTTAACTGGCATAGGACGCATTACATAAGCAATTTCATGCGCAAATTTTTCTACATCTTCAAGACGAACAGGAACCGTAATTTCAATACCAGTCTGCTCACCTTCTTTCATTGGTTCAACAAACAGAGGACGAATATCAGGTTCACCATTGTTCATCACGGCCATGTAACCACGAGCTTCACCCTCGTGATAAGAAACGATAGTGAATGACTTTGTGTAGCTGAATGGAGATTTTGAACCAAGACCCAGAGCACCGATGAAATCGTTACTTTCAGCTTTTGTCGAAGCAAAGTAGCTATTGTACAGACCGGGTTCTTCGTCATTACCACGAATCTGGAAATCACTCATACCAGGACCGAAGTCACGAATAATGAATCGTGGGTCTAACTTATTCGGACACTTGATTTCACATGGAACGTCTTGCTTTCCATTCAGAATGTGAGCATCAAGCCAGTTAGTTGTAAGCTCACGAACAACAGCACGGATTTTATTCTTATAGAGCTTATCAGACAAAATCATAAAGGCCTTGGGAGAGGCCTGAATGGTGAATTTAGTTTTCTTACCAGCAGCACCTAAAACTTCTTCATTATCAGCAATTAATTTCATATCTCTCAGTCACAGTGTCGTTTTATTAGGTTAGCTACATCCAGAAGTTCTTCCGCAGTAGCCGTATCGGTGATAAAAATTTTATTACGAATTTCTTTAAAGCGCTCTTTAAATTCTTCAGCTTCTCCAATGTCAAAGAAGCGTTGAATGATACGATACTCTTTGTAGATAGCATCGTCGAACAGTTCAGCAGAGGGTTTTAAAGTTAACATTTGATAGTTCCTATTGAGTTAAGGATTTTCGCCATTTGTTTTATTGTATACTTTTCTCGGCGATTGTAAACCACCTTCAACGCGAACGTACGAAGGTTCATAGGAATGGTCTGGCGAGTTTCAATACAGTTAACAATATAATCTATTGCCTGTTTGAATTTAATGTGATAGGGGTCATCTGGTGAACCTCCATGCTCAGTTAGATGTCGTTCTCCGTTCTGTTTGATACATTCTGCTACGTTTTCAAGATTTACCAAAGTTCCATCATCAAGAATCATCTGTTCACCTCATAAAAATGGGACTCCCGAAGGAGTCCCTAATCATTACCACGAAGCACGAGAAACAATGCCTGTGACTTTAGTATAAGAGCCGTTGGTATGTCTTACACGGATAGTGACAGTATCACCTGGGAGCGGCAGAGCATCTCCCCACATGTAGCCGTAACTTCCATCTACTAATGTTACCCAAATCTGTGACATAATAGCTCCTTATTGTATCGGGCAAGACGCCCGATATATTTATTCGCTCATCCAGACCTTGCGTGGAAGCAGCGTCAGAACCCATAACCATCTCGAAGAGTTCTTTCCAGTTTTCCGGAAGAGAAACTACATCATAATGAGGTTCTTGGATTACTCGCTCATATTCGTCTTCTTCCAAAGAACCGAGCCCTTTGATGTAACGAAGTTTCCAACCAGCAAGTTCATCTTTTTCAGCTTCATATTCAGCGGCAGTGTAATACCACTTCTGTTTGTCTCCTTTACTCATAATGATAACAGGAGTTTTGACGAAGCGAATTCGGCCTTCTTCAAACAGACGAGGCCAATTACTAAAGAATGCCAGAAGACTTGGATAGATTGAACCTGTTCCGTCAACATCCGCGTCAGTCATGATAGCGATGTTTTTATAGTTCAGACTTTCATAATCTTCGCCAATAGTCAGTCCAGTAATTGCGCAGATATCGAAGACTTCTTTGTTCTTCATTGCTTCTGCTGCGGTCATTCCCCAAGTATTCAGGAACTTACCACGAAGTGGATAACCACCATGAAGTTTACGGTCACGAGTAGTCAGAAGATAACCAATTGCAGAATCACCTTCTGTTAAGAACAGAGTGGTTTCTTCTTTATCATTACCATAAAGCTCTGGTTTAATGTGTTTAGCAACTTTAGCCTTTGAAGCGGCCTTTGCAGCTTTAGTTTCAGCAGCTTTCTCTGCCGCCAATTTACGAGCAAGCATAGCTTCAATGATTGGCATATGAATTGCTTCGGACTTCATAACTTGTTGAGCAAGTTTTTTGTAGTCTAAGTTCAAATGAGCTTTAACTTCACCCCACGGAGATGTCAGACGTTCTTTAGTCTGAGAATCAAATCGCATGTTGCTCATATCACGAACGAACATCACGAAAGTAAAACACTCTTTGATACGAGCTTTGTTTACTTCCAATTTGTACTTGCGTTTGAGCATTGGGATAAGTTCATTTGACAATTCGTCAACAACCAAATCAACATGAGAACCACCCTTAGAAGTATGGATGTTATTCACGTAAGTCAGTTGGCGGAAACCATCATCAGAACGACCAATTGCAATTGAACAATTATCTTCATCAGCTACAATAGCTTCTTCATCAAATTGCTTAGCGAATTTCTTGAATCCGCCATTGACTTTTTTGCCTTGGAATTTGAATTCAATATCCGGGAATACTACTGCCAGAGTTTGAAGACGGTCAAGAACAATTGATTCATCTACTTCTGTAAGTCCTGAACTTTCAAAGTGACTGAAGTCAGGAATGAACGATACTCGAGTTCCGGTCTTGGTTTGAATGAACTCTTTTTCCTTTGCTGGCTTACTATCCCAAGAGATATTCTCAGCCCCATTAGAGCATCGAACGATGATTTCGTTTTGTCCGTCACAAGTAGCTCCTGCAAAAGTTACAGAGAAAATATTAGTCCATGCAGAACCAACACCGTTCATACCACCAGTTTTACGTTCAGCATCATCGCCAAAGTTACCACCGGCGCGTGGACGAGTCCAAGCAGCTACTGGTCCAGGAATTTCATCACCTTCTGGAGTGACTACTGGAGCTTGTGGAAGACCACGACCATTATCTGTTACGATAACTTTATTGCCCTTAAGCTCAACAGAAATTTTATTTGCAAACTTGAAGTTGGTACGAATTGCTTCATCGACTGAGTTATCAATGATTTCGTCAATCAGCTTGATAACACCTGGAACGTAAGTTACACTTTTGAATTTACCAAATAGAAAACGTTCATGAGCTTCCATAGCTGAAGAGCCGATGTACATACCAGAGCGCTTAATGATATGCTCTCGGTCTGACAGAATTTTAATTTCGTTCTTAATCATCATTTGTCCTCGTTTAGGTGAACATTCTAACATTCAAATCTTAAAGCATTACATCCGAGAGATTTTTTCTTCAAGTTCTGCTTTGTATTGTAACAAATGAGTTTTAGCTTCTTCACCATAAATTGCATCATAGGTTGGGTTATACATGCTATACAGTCCCTTTTCACGACGCTTTTTATAGAACTTATGGCGCACTTCACGAAAATTAGTATATGCGTATATATCAACACCATAATATGCTTCGCACTCATAGCTTCCATCTTCATTTTGATGAACATGCTCATGACGAATCTCATAGTACTTTTCAAGCCAAATATAGCTTCCATCGACTATACGGGTAGGCCATAAAGCAAACTTCCTGCGCCCAAGCGCATTGTTCACAATTTTGAGTTGCTTGAGTAAATTTTTATGCTCTACAGTTAAACCGAATCTCATACTGTTCTCCTCTTTGTAGAGCTATTTTATCATACTTTGCAGAGAAAGTAAACAACAAAGGGCCCGAAGGCCCTTTCATTATACTTTACCTTGCAGAACGTTAGTGAACTGCGAACCACGCCAGAAGTATCCTTGGTCATTCGGATGAACGTTATCGCTTGAGGTATACAGATTTGCGTTCTCTGCAGTAACCCAACCTTTAACATCTACGAACTCTAAGTCTAACTCAGTAGTAAGTTCAATCAGTGCGTCACGAACCGCTGCGATTTGGTCAGTCATTCCAAGAGGAGTTGCCGGTCCAAAGACGATAATTTTAGCTTGTGGCTGATATTGCTTAATCAGAGCAATTGACTCTCTGAAGTTGGTTTTGAGCAAATCAATTCTACCGGCTGGAGCATCATTATAGCCTAAAGCTAAAGTAATGATATCCGGAGTGAAACTCAGAGTTGCAAGCTTAGCTGTGATACGAGCTTGAGGCTGAGTTGAGTTTGTTGAAGTCCAACCGGAACCACCGATGCCATCAGCTAATCCAACTAAACCAAGCTTATCACAATAGAAACGGAAGTCGTTAAACGACGCCTGAGTTGCCATTGTACCGAAGGTGTAAGAGTCACCAAGCTGCCAAATCATCTTAGCCGGACGAGTAATCGCAGTGATAGTTTTTCCAGTATCAACATAAATTCCACCAAAGGCAGTATTCACGCCAACAAGAGAATATTCACGCATTTGCTCAACACCGTTCCGATCGATGCTATAGATGTAAACTGCGCCAGAAGAATCAGTACTGACTGAAGTTGCAGAAATACGTTGTCCATCTACATAAAGGTCGTACTTGGAGTTATTCCCGGCGAGTTTGAAATCAATTTTGCTTGAATCAGTTTTGAAATTAACTCGACACTGAGTTCCGTTACCAGTACCATTTCCTCTGAAACCAGAAACAGCGTCCTTGATGTCAGAACCCCAATAAGTGATTTTAGCATCAGTACGAGCAATCGTTACACCAGCATAAATCGTTGAAGCTACACCAGCATTAGTTGTTACAGTGAATTTAGCACCTGTGCCAGTTCCGCCTGTCGCTGAAATTTCACCGGTAGGAGCAGTTGCGTACACACCAGGTTTGCGAATTTGAGCTGTTGTAATTGCGCCATCAGCACCTACAGCAGTTACTCGAATCTGTCCAAGGAACACTCCTTCTGCTCCGGGGATATCAACAATATCTCCGAACACATATCCAGTACCACCAGAAATTATAGTAGCAGCTCCAGATAATCCAACGCCTTTAGCCAATTTTTGAGTAGGTGGATTTGACATTACCGCGACTGGTTGAAGCATTGGCCCTAATGGTGGTTGAGGGTCTGGACCATCTACTGTATATTCGCTTAAAGTATATTGATATCCATTTCTAGACTCAATGAAATTAACTTCACCGTAGTCTACATAAGCTTGTTTGAGAGTATCAATTTGAAGTGCGTATTGAGGGTCAGCGTATTCACGCCAGTCTTTACCCTCTTCCTTGGCTTTAATAAGGATGTTGTGAATCCACCAAGGAAGGTAAAGGAAGCTTGTGTTACGCCACGGAATAGGATGTACCGTGGTCCAAATATCTGTAGCCATAATGTTCTCCTTATAGTCTATAGATATTTATTTAAGCTTTACTAAAGAAAGGATGCTCATGGATAAAATTATGAGGCCAAGCGGCCAAAGAACGAGCATTGCGCTTTAATTGACGTAATTGTCGGCGAGTTAATGGAGTTGAAGTATAGCTTGAAATTGTACGCTTATTAATTTTGACTGAAGTCATAAAAGTCAAATCTTTGCGGTACGGATGTTTGCCAAAACTCTTTTTAATTTCCATCATTCCAAACCTAATTGTAGAGTTCTTAAAGAACATACCAGAGCAAACAGCACCCTTGACAGGAATACCTGTAGGACCTTTAGCAGTGAAACCTGTAGAGAAAGCATCTTTATCACAACTCAGCCATGCGTAACCTGTGAATTCAATTTCGCTAAATCCATTAGCTTTAAGAATACGCTCTGCGCCTGTTTCATCTGTGCAACTAGACAGAATACCAATAGATAGAATAGCTGCAATCAAACCCATTACAAACACTTTCATTTCTTGGTTACCTTAATAATTTTGCCGCTATGAAGTTTAATAACCCGGCTTTCGCCGGATTTCATGAATTTAATACGTGGACGCGTACCCATTAATAGTCACCACTTTTAAGTCCGTCATAATGAACTGCCGGAGCAGAAACTACTCGTTTCATTTCGCCTTCGCAATTCAAGAATTTGCATGGTTGCGGATTATCGCGCTCAGAAATTTTAACATTCTTTTCTGATTTTTCACCACAAGCTTCGCATTGATAATCATACAATGGCATTGACAGCCTCCGACCACTTTTTAGTTTTAAGATGAAGTTGACGATTCAACTCTTCGGTAACTGCAAGAGCAACTTCTTCATGAGAAGCTCCGTCCATTTTATCACGCATATGCAACCAAAGAGCATCAATTACACAATTAATTACATCTGCACATTCGCCAGCAAAGATTTCCTTCTGGCGATGAGGACGATTAATCCAATCACACATTTCACCAGTTTCAGAAGAAAGCTGTAACATTACGGATGTGATGTTACGCCATGGTTTACGTTCGGTATAATTAGCCGAAACACGAAGTACTGGAGTGATATCTAATACTTGCATTATTTCTTCCATTTCATAGTTTTGAGAATTTCAATAGCTTGTTTTCGTTCAAATTCACTTTCAATTCTGAACACCATTGTGCCTTCAACTTCTGCCGTCCATTCTTCTGGTTCAGAAATATTTTCAATCTCATCTTCAAGAGTCATTTCTTCATCTTCGAAAAAGTGTTCGTTAATAAATCCAGGATGAACCACGTCAAAGTATTTAAGTTCAGATTTAACTAAAGCGAAATTAAGCACTTGAAGAGTTCCAGTTACGTCACGGAACGAAATTCTTTTAGTGCGAGAATAACCACAAGTGTAGTCAACAACTTCTACAGTAAATGGCTTTGTTCCTACACTTAAAGCCCAACGCTTATTGATTGGACTAAGAGCAACAAAAGAATGCAAATCTTTGCAACGATATACTGTTCCTGGAACCCATTCTGATGATTTTTCGACAACATCAAAATAATTAGATTCTTTATCATAAAGATAAAAGAACTCTGGCGAACGAGTTCCATCTGCCATTACAGCCTCAGAAACGTCCTTTCCATCCATGGCCGCAACAGTAAATGAGCCTCCATGAATTTCAATAAAGCGGCTATATCTTCGTTATACGGCTCTAATTCAACAAATGAATCTTCTAATTCCGGGTCAAGACGGTAAGTTAATCCAAGTTTATATTCTGTGGCCATTAGTAAGTTTCCTTCCAGTATTCTGTGCCATCATTAGAGATTTGACGGAACATACCATAGATTGGTAGAGCGTCACCAGCGTTTTCATAAACATAAGCAATTTGGGTGTGCTCAAGGTGACCCGCAACATCTTTCTGAACTACCACTAAGTCTGGGTTGTACAGAGTATCTTCAAATTCGTCACGAGTGATGCCGGTAATGATAGGTTCGTTTTTCATAATTTTTTCCTCATTGGTTTTGATAGGGCTATAGTATCATAGCCCTCAAGGAAAGTAAACGGTTTATGCACGTCCCGGACGGGCGGTGCCGGACATCACATATCTGATTTTATTGGTAGGAACTACAGCATACTCACCCATGAACACAACGTTGGCTACGATTTGATCAGTATCTTCATCACGATAAACCAGAGATACCCAAGCACCCATGCCGTTGATAGTCTTTCCGCTTGTGTTTTCCAATGCGCCATGCAAATCTACAGAAACTGGTTTGCCTTCGAACTTAGACTTTGCTTTAACAAGCGCAGTATCAATTGGCTCATTGACTTCAACGAAGCGATACTTAGCAGAAATCTTAAAACCGCTTGAACCAAGAGTAGGACCTGCAACATTAATGATGTACTGACCGCGAGCTACGTTGTCAGAGACAATCCAACCGACCAGGCCTTTGTTCTGACCGCCAATAACTTTAACACTTTTACCAATCATTTTACTAGCCATCTTATCACCTTTCATTTAAGAGAATTCAATTCTAACACATTAAGTTAAAGCAGATTAACCGCGACCTTTTGGTAAAGACAGAGGGTCAATTTCATCACCTTCTGGAGCATCTTCTAAACCAAGAGCATAACGTTGGGCGTATTTTAACATCAAAATATCTTTAGCACAATCGTGAATAGAGTCATGCGCAATGAAACCGTCCAGGACACCCTTACGAAGAGGAGTTGTCGTCAAGTCACGGGTTAAAAGCAGAGATTCAATCGCTGTACGAATATCTCGCTGATTCCAGAACTTACAAGGCTCTAAGCCGAAAGTATAGATATCTTTTTCAGCAATACCTTTACGAGCTTCACCTTCACGGAGAATATCCACAAGAATTGGGAAGTCGAAAGATTGACCACGACACCAACCGAAAGATTTCCATGGGTCAACACCATTGTCTTTCAGGAATTGAAGCAGCTTGTGCAGGCCTTCGACATGGTCAATATCTTCATCAGATGGAAGCAAGTTTTTACGAGCTTCTTCAGACTGAGATTTCCACCACTTCATAGTAGAAGCACCAAACAGACGAACACCTTGTTGTGCTTTAAGGTTGAACTTCAGCTTCATACCACGTTGAACGAGTTCATCAAACGTTTCAACTACTTCCGGGTTCGGGTCAAATACAACAGCAGCCACATCAATAACAGCAGAACGGGAGACGTTACCGAACGTCTCCCAGTCAATAATAAAGTCTTTAATCATGTCATTTCCTTAAATTCACGGATATTACCTGCAACAAATTCAGACAGAGTAATTTTTGGATAATATCCAGTATACCACGAAATAGCTTTAGCATCTCGGATAATATCGTTTAATTCCAACACAATCTGGCTACCTTTCATATTGATTCCGCGCTCAGTTGTAGTAGATGGATTTGACACCATGTTATCTTTGACACCGGCTACAATAGCCTCTGCGTCTTCAACAGTAATTGTGTACATAAGGCCTCACACATAATAAACATTTTTACGAGCACGAGTTGTGCCGACATAAAGCAACTGTTGGGCTAATTCAGCGTCTGCCATATGAATACATGGAGTGTAAACATAGCAGTTATCAACAGAAACACCTTGTGCTTTGTGGAAGGTTGAGCATGGAAGTGCTTTCACCTTATGATAACGACGTTTAGCAGCCCAGAAATCTTTCCAAGGTGCTTTACCACCTTTGTTCCAATTTTTGTAAGTGTCAGCTGCTTTAGCCAAGAAGAACTGGAATTTGTTCTGTTCCTGTTCATCGGCAATTACTCTGATAGTCTCTCTGTAGTAATCGTCTTCATCGCCGTAAGTTTCAAGTTCTAAATCCCAATGACGAACCATGTACTCGCCTGGAACTCCTTTCGCCCCAATGAAATCTGAGGACTCTTTACATGAAAGAATACGAACATATTGACCATTGTTGAAGATGACCTCAGAGAACTTCTTACCGTCATATTCTAACTCTTTGATGAGTGGTTCCTGCATTACTACTACTTCACCAACGATAAACGGCTCTTCTGTCTGGAAAATCCGTCGACGAATAATAGAGTTCAATTTATCAACGGATTTGTTGGTGAATGCTAACATTCGGTTCTCAAACATGTCTTCCATGGTTTTGACATTTTCAAAGTATGTCATCATGAAATCGCGTAAAGCAGTTTGAGAAGTGAAACCATGGACACCTTCGCCATCTACGAGATGCTCATAAATCCACTCACCGTTACGAATGTCAGTAGCTACTTTAATTATCGGAGCATTACTTCGCATTACCTCAGTGAGATAGAGTTGCTCAAAATCTTTATGAGTAAAGAACGGAGATAGAGCCGGAACAGTGCTTCCTGGTTCTACTGGACGAATCTGAGATTTATCGCCGATAGCGATAATCAGACACCAACTTGGAACACTTGCCATAATAATCTGGAAAAGCTTACGGTCATACATTGAAGCTTCGTCGCAAATTAGAACTCGGCATTTAGCCATGTCCGGAACTTCACTTTGTTCGAAGAGCATGTTTTCTTCGTAAGTAGTCGGGTTAATCTTCAGAATGCTATGAATAGTGTTAGCAGCCATACCCGCAAGCTTACTAAGTACTCGTTTAGCTCCGTGAGTAGGAGCAGCCAGCATTACACCCGATACTCCGGTTGAAATCAAATAATTGATGATGAACTTTGTCATCGTGGTCTTACCTGTACCGGCAGGACCATTAATAGTGATGTGACTACCACGGCCAGCTTTAATACGTTCAACTACACGATTGAACGTAGCCTTCTGGCCTTCGTTGAGCATATCAAATGTAATATTCAAAACTTCTCCTACGCGACTTTAACCTTTTTAACCTGTAATGTGTTAATCATTTGTTGCACATTTCGGCGCTCTTGTTCAGTGAGCGGTATATGTTCAATAATATCACGTTTTAAGAAAAGCCATTTTGTTACTTGAGTCTCTACTTGACGACCATTTTCCAACAGATGCTGGAGTTTTCCAAGCTGAGTCCCCATATATTTCTCAGCTGAAATTTTTTTGTAAAGGATAAAGCAAAGACCAACAGGATTTCCATCCCATGCTTCGTAGAATGGAATCTCAAATCCATCTTTATCTTTTGTAATCAGCGCGTAGCCATAGTGCATCACATTTTACCTCGAATAAGTTGAAACATTGAAGCAGATAATGGGAGACCTTTATTCAGCTTAGCTTTATCTATAAAAGATAAGTTCTGGAAGCGAGTTAATCCCTTAATTACTATATCATAATTATGGACAGAATTTTCTGCTTTTGTAGCCTTTTTACTTATGGTTGCAGCTTTTGAAGCCAGCTTGTCAGTGTTCCCAGAAACTTTACGAAGACGCTTAAGTTCAGCTTTACCGCCAGTTATACGAGCCTGTAAAGACTTTTTCACTTCCGCCGTGACACCCTTTTGCTTCATATGCTGTTCACGTTTAGCGATATTGTTCAAAATAGCCAAGTACTGCTTGTGGTACTTTTTGGCGATACCCGCCAGCGGGTCTTCAGATTCTGGTTCTTGTTGGTCGACAATGCCGTGACCACCCGCATCTGCAGCACGAACAATACGAGAAGCTAACTCATCTCGTTTCTCAATCAGCTCCTCTAAGGAGAAGTTTCCACGAGCAGAGTTGTACTTCTTCTTAACTGGAATGACATTACCTGGCACATATCCTTTGTCGTTGTCAAAACGCTCAAGAGTCATCATGTCATCGTTGACACCTTCACAGAATGGCTCACCTGAGTAAGCGCACACTTTCTGTTGAGCGATGTTAGCAAGATATGCCATAGTCAATCCAAAATCTTTTTGGCGGCGTGTTGCTGAAGCGTAAGTATTTACTAAACGAGTTGCAACGACAATTTCCAATGGCTTGGCCAATATGATATCCTTATATGCTTTTGCGAAAGTAGCGGTATAATGGTTTCAAGGAGTATTCTATAACATCCGATTCCGGTTGTAAACGGTCAGAATGAAATAAGTTCTACATCATAGATTGTATGCATTCCACCTGGATTGAAATCCACATCCTCAATGCTAGTTACTCGGAACTTCGTTCCGATTGGCATCATCCATTCCTGTTCATCCTGGACCATGTTGATTTTATTTTTACGGTCAATTTTTGCTAAAGGGTCGTAAGGTGCTGCGCTGAACTCACAATTTGGAGCTGCAGCTAAAATCTTTAGCATATCTTCCTGGTAGTTATAAGCTATTGTAGGGTTAGACCAGCGAATGACGGTCTTGGTCCCATAGCATCCAAAGCTAGCAAAACTTCTTGCTGTGTCGAAGTCAGTTGAAAAGCTTACGACTCTTTCAGATGTAAAAACCTCTCCAACTTCGACGTTTTGAAGAATATTAAGCATTCGTCTGTTGACACCGCGATAAAGCACTTCAGGGGTAGCGGTTGTCATACGACGGCGGATAACTTTATCTAACCCACGATTAACCCAGTCTTCCACTTTATCATTCAAACACTTCCACAAAACTGCTTGTTCTTCATCAGTGAACATCGAGTTAACTTCAGACTCGAGCATTTTACGCTCGACTTCCTCTGAACCTTCCCAATACTCATAGATTCCACCAGAAGGAACTGGTATTGATGGTGTGATTTCTACTTCAATGACAGGACTTTGAAATGATGCCATGATAACCTCCGTTTGTTTACGGAAGCTATCATAACACAGAAGAGAAGGGATGTAAACGGTTATTTTGCCCAGGGAGCCCAAGGCGGCGGGTCTGCCCACAGTGAGGACAGTTCTTCACATAAAGGTTTTGTGTAATCTACCCCATGCTTTTTGAAGATTAGTTCTAGCTCAGTAGCGATACTCTGGTCCACCTTTGGACCAGATTTCATATCAACCTCGACATATCCTTCAGGAATGTCTTCTTCAAACATATCGAAAATGTTACTCAACGCGGAAGTGCCTCCGTTTTAGGAACACCCAATAGATGCCAAATACCTCTACGAAAAAGAATCATATCAAATTGGTCTGTGATTAACCAATTGTTAAAATTCATAGTTCCGTATTCATCAGTGTGCATCATATTTGGAATTTTCACAGTATCGACACTTTTAACACCGAATTTAGGTTCTGGAATAATGTCAATCAGATTAGTTTGTGGAATTTTCCAGCCACCAAGCAAGAAACTGTCTTGAGTGTCAAATGGAGAGTTTTTGGTTTTAACATAGGTGTTGTATTCTTTGATGATAACACCAACACCTTCCAGGCCAACCATTTTTCAATTCACTTGGGTCGACATTGTCACGATAGTTAGTTCCATATTCTAAAAATGGATTATAGCAGATAGCTACCATGATTTCCTCTTCTGTAGAGAGGATGTTTTTTATCGGTGAACGATGGAAAATCGCGAGAAACAAATTCCAGACCGAATGTAGTAATTTTGTACTGTTTTTCGTCAGTCACAGGTGAAGCCTCCACTAGAGTCACAGGATGTATTTGAGGGACTGTCAATATATGATGTTGTATGTATCATTGGACTATCAGAATAAGATGCTCTGAATGAACTAGAGTGATTCTGGTGATTAACTGGAGTATGAGTTACGCGTCCAGTATAAATCTGTCCATTTCATTGAACTTTCTCTTTCTTCACTATCACTTCTTCCATCATTCCGTCGCCCATGTAAATCCATTCACGTTGTTCATTTGCGCCTTCCTTATATGCAACGGCCATATCATTAGCTCCATACATATGTTGATTGATGCTTTCATCAAGTCGAGCTTCTTCAGCTTTTATTTGGGTATCTGGCCGAGGATTACCGAATAACCCTCTTACAAAATTCATAATCATCAATAACTCCAGTTCAAAAATTGAATGTTGAATACATTTCTTTTGTAAACGCCATCAACTTTAACTAAATCATAATACAGAACTTCAATAGCACATTCAAGAGATGTTCCAACTTCTCTGTATGCATGTAGCTTAACATCGACAAAGAAATCAGTATTAGTTTCTTTTTCTATGTATTTTAAGCGAACCAAGTCACTGATTCCGCCACAATCACCTACCGGTTTACGCCATGGAGTTGTTTTAGCATTCATAGTATTTTCCTCATTTAGTGGAGTCATTATACACTACTCTATAAAAGCAAAAAAGGGACTCCCGAAGGAGTCCCTAAACTTATTATTCAGAAGGAGTAACATCAAACAGAGTTTCGTTAGCAGCAATCCACTCGGCACGCTGATTTCGTTCAAACACCGTAGAATACGCCGGTGTTTCAGATGGGAAAACCTGGTAGTGAGCATTAGCGATACGATGAACGTCAGAATACAGTTCAAATGCTACAGAAATTTCTTTACCTTTTACTTCACCAGCAGAAGTCTGATGATCGAAAGTTTTTACGTTTACATAACCGGCCATTGTAATCTCCTTTAATTAGTTACAAGTCTATTTATTCAATAATACTGGCAACTTGTAACTCAAAGTTTTTAGTTCTGATGGTTTCAATAGCTGAATTCATTTCTTCTGCGTTTCCGCTAATAGCAATATCAGAAAAACTTTTATGAAGATTAACGAGTTCTTCACTTCTTTCCATGAACTCTTGTTGAGTTATTTCAAGTTTAAAGAACTCTTTAGGAACTTCAAAGGTGTATTGACCCTTGGCTGCGATAACCCATTTTCCAAAACTGGATTTTATAGCTACATAGTCTTCAGGAGTGTTAAACTTCCAATGAGCTCTGTCAGCATAAGCCGTGCTATGTTCAGCCGGAGAAGCTGGTCTCCCAGCTTTCTGCCACGCGTAATAATCAAATTTCATTAATAACCTCGGTCTTGGCGAGCAAAGTTCTCTGCATTTTTCAGATAATACAGTTTGAACACTTCTTCAGCTGTCATACCAAGAGCCATAATTTTATTCAGGAAGAAGTGTAACTGGTCAATCAACTCAAATTTAATTTCAAGCTGGTCTTCTGGTGATAAGTCTTTAATTTTCTTAGACTGCATTTCTACATGTTGAGCTTTCCAAGGCTTCCACACAGCAGATGCTGCTTTTTCACCGTTGCTCATACCACCGAGTGCAGTGTACAATTCACGAGTTTCATCTGCGATGTAGTCGTCTTGAGCACGCAACCAAGCTAATACTTCACCTGCAGTTTCCAGAGAATCGGGATGACGGTTACTGAATGGTTTATCTTCAGCAAGACGAACTTGAAGAGATTTCTGCATATCGAGCATTACTTGCAGAGGGTCTTGATGATTATCAATTACTGCATTATACGCACCGTTTGCTTGGTCCGCGCCTTCAATTAGATGTGAGCATTCATTAAAGTGAGCCATTGTGTTTTCCTTTTGTCAAATCAGAAATAAATTATATCATTAACTTTATTTAGCAACGAATCCAAGGTTTTCAGACATTTTGCGGAATTTTTCCATCTTTTCAAATTTCTTCCAAACTTCTTCTCTGTCTTCTACGAAATCAAAATCAGTATGCACTCGCAAATTCAGAAGACACCCCATAATGTCGTTTAATTCAGCTATTAATCTTTCACGATTAGTTTTGCCTTCATATTCTGAGTCAATTCCAAGCTGAATAATCTTAGAGCAAAGCATTGCTACTTCAGTACATTCTTCACCTAACTTAAGAAAGGCATGTTGTTCTATGTTCATATTTTAGCATACCGAGTAAATCTCATCTTAGCCATTAAGCCTGATTCGATATTGTTGTTGATGTAATCCATGATTTGTTCAGGTGTAGCACCCTCTTTCATAATCATGTCATTCACGTCTTTTGAAGACCAAGGTGACTTATCCCAAAAGACAACTCTTTCTCCAGCATCAATAAGCTTCTTCATGCGCTTGACTGTATCTGGATGACGTGGTTCATGGTCCATAACCCAAGCACGATTTCCCTCATAAGGAACCATACTCAACTCAATAGAACCACCAGTAATTGCGATAGCATTGTCGATGAACAAACTATCTAATGGCCCTTCCATAACAAACACAAGTTTATTAGGGTCTACTGTGTCTTGGCCATAAATCTTTGTAGCAAGCTCATGAGCTTTAATTGTCATGTATTTTTGGGGAGCGTCTTTTGAGAGGGCTCTCCCTTGGAAGGATTCAATTTTGCCTTTTTCATTAAAGATTGGAATAACCAAGCGCGGTTCATTTTTCTCATGTGAGTATGTACCTTCGTTTACTGAGTTAACGAGAGCCGGCCATTGAGTAGTAAACCACAGTCGGTTCCATTTATCTTTAGGAATTTTACGTCCAGCGATGTATTTGCATATTGGATGAGCCGGTGAAAGCCTATCTAATCGCTCACAATAATCAAGCTTTTGAATGAACTTCTTTTCAACTGGAGGAAGTTTAACTTCTTTCTTAGGAGCTGAGCGAGCTTGACCTTGTTCTTTACGAACTTCAAGAATGTACTCTCGATATAAGTCAGGTTCATTTTCTCGCAGATATTTAGCTAATCCTAAGTGTGCATCACAGTTATAGCAATGGACTACAATTCCGCCAGTTGGTTGTTCATATGCCCATCCACGAGCTTTGAATTGGTCTTTTTGTGAGTCACCGCAAATTGGACAGCGGAAATTCAGTTTAAAACGATGACCGTTTGTTACTTGTTTGAATCTTGGAAGGTGTGAAAATGCACGGTATGCAAATTCATTGTCGACCCATGACATATTATTCTCCAAAAGAATTGGCCTTATTTCTAAGGCCATTATATCACAGTTTATTGAGATTTACTTTGATGCGCTTACGTTTCTTTGGTAGGGTCTCAGGACCTTTATTGGTGATTGCTCCGGTTGTGGTACCAGAGGCGATATTCTGGACACTTCCACCGGAATCTCCGGCTACCATGTCCTCGAACAAGGGAAGAGCCTCAAATATCTCTTTTTGTTCGGATTCAGTGATATTGTAACGTGAAGCTACTGCAGACCATGCACTCATCATGGATGCTACTCCATTGAGTCCTGGAACAGTTGTTAACATTCTTTTGATTGAACGAACCGATGCGTGGAAAGCTGTATAAGCCGCTTTCTCTTCTGGAGTAGTAGGTCGCTTCAGAACCGTACCCTTTTCATCGATTATCTTGGCTTCATATGCTTTCCATTCAGTAAATGGTTTTTGCATTAGCCGGATAAACTTATACGCATAGACGGCATCAATACTGCTTTTAATAGTTGACATAGTCTCCTCTTCTATTTATCGTTTAACACAAACGAATTTAGCAGAGGTTGAAAAATCACGAGCAGAAGTGCGCCACTCTTCACCAGCTTGGTTACACAGTTCTTCGGCAGTTGGGCCGGTTTGTGTTGGCTTGAATTCAATTTGATTCATAGCAACTCCGCCGTGTTCACTAATAAGAGTCATGATTAAAATGAATGTGTGCATCGTCTTTCCTGCTCTGTTTTAATTGCGACCAATATTAAACCTTTACGATAAGATTCACGAGGGTCTGCCGGAAATCCCCAACGAGTAAGTCCAGTTTCAATTTCACGTTCAAAACGTAAACGAAGCTGAGCCAATTCAGCGTCATGATAATCTACAAGGTCTCTGCCTTCAAAAATCATAAGCCAATCCACTCTAAAACTTCTGGAACGGAAGCATTTTCACAATACAGATTTGTGCCAGCTACTACCAGGTCACTTTCACCCAGATCTTCGATAAGCATCTTCTGGTTCTTATCTGCGCCAGCTTCAAGGTCATGAATCAGCTTAGGCTTAACTTTGTCCCAGTCACCTTCAACAAACTTGATGCATGGAATTGAAGTGTAATCTGCTTTAGCCATAGCTGGAACAGCAGAGCAGGATGATACAGCAAAGATTAATGCAAGTACAAGTTTTTTCATTTTATTTTCCTCAAATAGAGCCACATGCCTTATGCGCATACAAAATTGCTAGCGCGAACCAGACGAAAATCACCTGCTGCGTAGATACCCATCGTTACATGGTCGCTAGTATCTAAGTAAGGGGGTACAATAACTTTAACCAATCCACCGTTGTCTAGAATTTCACGAATTACACCATCACAACGTAAATTTGCGTCTTCAGCCTTGCGAACTATAGAACCAACTTTAAACGGTGTTGTCAGGATATTTGCTTTGTGAGTGCGAGCGGTTTCATCGATAAGTTTTTCAATTGTCCAGATTGCCATGATGTTTTCCTCTTGTTTGGTATGAGGTAATAGTAACACACTTCCATGTGCGTGTAAACGGTTAGAATTTGAGGTCTTCAGCCAATGCATCGAGTTTAGCTCTTGCACTAGCGTTTTGTTCAACACGAGTCATTCGGTTACCTTCTGCAACTCGTTGCTGAGCGCCAGAAGTCTCTTTGACCGAAGTTGGTTGTTCACCATGTTCTTGAGCTATTTCTACCCAACGCTGATTGCCTTTACTTACACCAATCAAGAACTTATTGTTGATGTTCTTGTCGCCATAACGAGACTTAATCTGCTTGATGAGCTGTTGACCTTGTTGAGCAAGTTCTTCAGTTTCAATTACCGCTAGCATAAAGTCTGCTGTTGCTGGTAGACCCGCGGATTCTGCAACATCACTCATTGAAACGTCAGAAGCATCCCAACCTGAACGAGTTGTCTGAGCTGCTGTCCACAAAACAGTTTCAGATTCAACAGCCAATGCACGAAGTTCTTCTGCGATAGCTTTAACTAATGTGTAGCTGTTTTCGGTATAAACTTTAATACGGCAAGAAGCACAGATACCCAGATAGTCAATAATGATGACATCAGGAACGAAGTTCTTCTTAAGTTTAAGTTCATTCAGTAATGCACGGAACGTATTTGCATGAGCTCCACCAGTTGGATATTGCTTGATAATCAGACGACCAAGAGTATTCTTTGAGCGCCATTTTTCCATCTTACCTTTGTATTCAGCATATGAAATATGGCCATCATCAATATCGTCCAGCGATACATCAAGTAAGTTAGCATCAATACGTTTTGCGCAAACTTCATCTGCCATTTCCATAGAAATATACAGAACATTCTTACCCATCTGAAGATAGTCAGCAGCAAGAGAACACAGACCTAATGACTTACCAACGTTTACACCGGCGAGTAATACGTTCAAAGTACCAGTCTCTGCACCGCCTTTTGTGATTCGGTTCAGAATATTGAGTTTGAATGCAACCTTACGAGCTTTATTCTGATAAGCTAACCAACGAGCTTCATGGTCTTCCATCCAATCATGACCAATGTAACTATCAAATGAAATTGGCAGAGCAGCTCGCATGATGTCTGGAATTGCACCTACATCAGGAAGTTTTTTGTTTCGTTTTTCTGGTGGAAGTTGGGCGTTAGTCTGAATTTCAATAATCTTTGATGTTGCATTGTACATCGCAGATTCTTGAACAAAACGTTCAGTTTCAGCTACGAGCCAGTTTAAATCTTCTGGAGTATCTTGAAGCTTATTAATTAACTCACTTGCGCCCTGTACTTCAGTTTCAACTAACTGACTATTATCCAAAGCTACCGCTAATGCAGTTTTACTTGGAACAGCTTGATATTTAAGAACGTGCTGATGAATCAGTTTGAAAACATTTTCGGCTGGGCCATGTTCAAAATACTCATCTCCCATATAAGGCCAAACCTTCGCGAAGAAGGCCTGATTATACAGCAAATGAGATAAGATTGTTTCTACCACGATAACCTCATTAAAATAGTTTGAAACGTTTTTTCTTTCTCATAATTTCGGCGTGAGCCTGTTGAATTTGTATTTTAATACATTTTTCAACATGTGGTGCAAGGTCGGCTTTTCCGTGATTCGTCCAACGTAGAGAACTCTAGTGACACCTGGCCGCTTTCGTCCAAGTGTAATGAGGTAACATATACGATATGTTCCTCGCCATCCTCTAGGGTTATCAGGATTTCCTGAACGACATTCTCCATAGCCTTTTGGACTATTTCTAGACTCTTTTTAAACATCCGCTCGGTTCTTTCAAATTCCCCCTCCTGAGAGGGGGTTTCGTCCTGAACTTCAACTTCAGTCAAATCGAGGTCTAAGTCCTCGAAATTATTCTTCATCGTAATTTTCCAGTTCATCTTCGATTGAAGCTGGAGTTGCTCTTACTTCGCCTTCCGGAGCATGGAACTCTTCGGTCTTTGAATTAATCAGAGCATCAACTTCTTCATCTACTATTGCATTGGTTTCAATAGCACCCAGCTGATAGCGATTTTTAATAGCATCGCGGAATGGCTGATGTTTAAACAGAGGGCCCCAGAATGCGGTGCTTGAAGTATCTTTTGCACGCCATGATTTCTCTTCGCGAACCATTTCACCGGTGTCTACGTCCAGATATTCACGAGCATACCAACCGTTTTTAGGTTTAACTACAAAACCAAGTTCCAGCGCCATATCCAACAGACCAGAGTATGGGTCAATACCGCCATCGAATTTAACATCAATGAAGAACTTACTCTTCTCTTTAACAGTACGAGATTTCTCAGCATTCAGAACAAACTGATAACCTTGAAGGTCTGTACCATCTTTAATCTGACGCTTACCGATGATGAACACAGTATCTGCTGAGTACATTGGACCTGTACCACCAGTCATCACAGTCTTACTGAACATCTCAATTGTTTCGATTGTGTGGTTAACCGCAACGCATGGAATGTTTTTAATAGAGAAGTAAGGTGTAACAATACGGAATAGAGACTTCAGTGATTTCGCACGAGTCATATCCGCAACTGATTTTTCGTTCAGAGCATCTTCTGTTTCTTTCTTAGACGCCAGGTTACCGATGGAGTCGATGAATACGATAACTTTCTCACCGCGTTCAATTTCTTCCAGCTGATTAACCATGTCAATCTTAAGCTGTTCAACAGATTGTACGGGAGTGTGTACTACACGGTCCGGGTCAACACCCATTGCACGAAGATATGCTGGAGTGATACCGAATTCTGAGTCGTAGAACAGACAAATAGCATCCGGATATTTTGTCATATAAGCGGAAACCATAGTCAGACTCATATTTGACTTGAAGTGCTTTGACGGGCCCGCAAAGATTGTTAAACCTGATTGCATGCCACCATCTAATGCACCTGAAATCGCGATATTAAGCATCGGAATCTTAGTACGAACTACATCCTTTTCATTGAAGAATTTGGATTTATCCAGAGATGCGGTCATTTTAGAAGTGGATGCTTTAATCAGACGAGATTTTAAATCAGACATTAATTATTTTCCATAAGTCTCCATAATATTTTTCTCACAGGTTTAAGATAGAGTAATTATATCAACTACGGTTTAAAGCGGATTGCAATGCGGTGAATCATTTTGACAAGGTGTGTAACAACAAGCATTACAATGACCACCGACTCTGTCGGTGGTGTATTCTTTAGATTTCAATTGCTTTCTTGAATTCAGCTTGCCAAATTGGTTTTTCATCAAGATATTTTTGAAGAATTTTATGCTGATATTCGAGAGTTTCAATTCTAAAGTCCTCGTCGTTTTTGATTTTATTAATTTTGTCAACAAGCTCTTGACGATTGCTCACATAGAAGAACTCATTGCCTTCCATGATATTCATGTCAGGGTCAAATGTGCTATCGAAGAATGCCACTGCAGTAGATGCCAGAGCTTCCCATACACGAGGAGTGATTTGGTTATTATCGTAAGTCTTATCACCGAGTACGATAGTAGCATACGCGGTTGAGTTACGTTGAACCATTTCACGAGAATCTACCTTCCCAGGAAATACTGGAGGAGTAGTCCAAGGGAATTCCGGATTCTTGAATTGGTCTGCCTTTACTGAACCAAAGAACTCAACATCCAGGCCAGTGTCAAACAGATATTCAACCATCTTAGCTTCACGATTACCTGAACGGAATGTTCCACCATAAATCAGGTCACGCATTTTGATTCCATCAGCAGCAATCTTGAAGACGCTGTGATACATCTTATGACGGTCCAGTGCAAAATGAACAAATTCCATTCGGTCCTTAGAGACACCAACTAAACGGTCAGAGTGAATTCGTTTAGCTTGTTCCAGGTCACGGCCCTGAGAAATTACACGAATTGGAGAGCGAACAATGAACTGCTCTTCAGTGTATTTACTGGACCATTTTTTCTTCGACATTCGGCGCCACGCTTGTTCCCACGGAAGACGAATATCAGTGAACAGATAATAAATCTTTGACTTATATTTGTTCAAGAACATATAAGCCGCTTTATTCATCTTGTTCTCTTCACCACCGTAGAAGTTCAGAGAAGCATTAACTACCAGAACTCGGTCATATACATTCGGGTCTGGGACATCATCAAATGCGATGCCATATTGAGTATTTTTCATTGAAATGAGGTCAACATCAAGCCCCATATCTTTTAAGCATTCTGACAGATAAATTGTCTCAGAAGCAGGGGTTGTTTTAAACCCCTGGATGTTGTTACCTAAGTTCAGGATAGCAATTTTCATAAAGTAGGCTCAATCTCACTGAATTTTTTGAAAGCATCTGACTTTTGTTTCTTGGCTACGCACATACGAAGTACTTTCAGAGGCTCGTCAGTGCCAAACATAGTTTTGGTTGGGTCACCTTCTGATTTCCAACGAGCTTGAGTTGGGAAGTCAGCATGAATTTTTTCTAATGCGCGATTTTGTTTAGCCGCATTACGCATAGATGATACGCCGCCAGGAGCTTGTCCTTTGCCAGATTTGACGAGATATTTGAAAATCGCCAGATGAGGATAACCCATATTAATGAGTTTAAGGAATGCGTATGTATCTTCGGACAGGTCTACTATACCATATCCAATGTCATCGGCAGAAAGTTTGCTTAAATCGTAGAAAGTGTTAGTGAATCCATAAGAGTTCTCACGGAAATGACCCCACTTAGAATCAATCTTGAAAATAGGCAAACGAGCATGGCCGTGATAGAATCCACAGTCCATAGCTGCTTCAACATACTGTGTGAGTTTATTGAATTCGTCCCATGTCATTCCAACATCATGAAGAATACGACGGTCGTCTTTAGCACGAATCTCAGTAGTATGAATTGTAGTGTCGTCGTCCAGCATCCAAATTCGTTGGCCTTGATACATTTCAGTAATCAAACGACGAGTACCAGCAATGCCATTTACATCATCTGGAATAGGAATAATTTGTGCTTTATCACAATAGTAGGCGATATAATCATCTTTCTGAGACTCACGAACTACTAAATGAGGTACATAACCAGTAGGGAACATATCCAGGGCAGTAACTGCCCCGACACGATTGTAACTCGGAATTACAAATTGAATCATTTCCATTTGCCTTTGTAGTCAGATTTCTTAACATCAATCCGGCCGGTTTGACGATAATGGTCAACCAGATAGAAATGACGCTCATACACGTGCAGAGACCCAGCGTTCCAAATAATGTCACCTGGAACATATTTTTCACCAGAACCTGCATTAACTGTTTCTACTAATGATTCTAACACATATTTCTGCCAAGCATAATCATTGCGGAAACCAAATACAACATCATTGCTTCGCATATTAACGACGGCGTTTACACGACCATCACGAATAAGATATTGAACTGTGTTAGTGCACATGAAATCACTCATACCATCACGTTCAAAATCAACTTGCATACTTGGACGAGTGTAAATCATAATTGCACGGCGAGAATCTGGTTTTTCAATCAGCTCAGTTGCGCAGAATGAGAATTGATTATAGTTTTCAGCAGACCAAATAGCCCAGCCATAGTTTGAGTTAATTTCACCCTTTGAAGATGAAACATGTTCCCAAATTGCTGGAGTACCACCAGGAATATCTTTCACAAACAGAGACTTGGATTTGTACCACGCAAGTTCACGTTCAACATATTCTTGGTTAACTGTTCCGAAAATTGAATCTTCGGTTACTACAAAAGATGGACCAATTAACTCAATGGTCTTTGCGCCAGTTTTGTCAATTACAAACATCTCGTTGAACAGAGCATGGCACAGTTCATCACGAATATCTTCGTTAGTCAGTGGAGTTACAATCATTTTGCCTCTTCGTAGTTTTTCTTCATACAACGTTTAAATGCTTCATATTGGCCAGAAGACCTGAAGTTTTCAAATGCGTTGATATTTTTGCGGGTAGGATTATTATACATTGTTTGATATAAAGCAGCACCATGTGCTTCAATGACAAACTGGCATTTACGAGCGGCTACTCGCTTTTCATAAGTAGCGTCAAGTTCTCGCTGATTTTTCATAACGCGCGCTTGGTCACGAGCGATAGGGTCACTAGCCTGCTGCTGAGCAAGATACTCTTCACCTGCACGAACAGAAGACTGATTGATTTGAGGGTTTGAACGAGCATACACCAGACCGGTGCCGCCTACATACTTAACTTGCCCTACAGTACTAGCATGAACAGTGTCTCCTTGATAAGCACAACCTGCCAGTAACATAGCAGCAGCTACTGCTAAAAATTTCATTTCAATATCCTCATCTGTGAGTTACAAGTTTATAAGTCCAATCACTTTCATCTTCACGATAGATGTTAACGATAGAAGTCTCTTTAAGTTTAGCTCGTAGATTCTTTTCGGTGATTTCAATGCCATCGTCAAAGAAAATCTTATCAGCACCACCAGCACTCAGGAAGTAAAAAGTGCTTTTGAGATTGAACTTCAGTACTGGAATGTAGCTATCGTCGGTGATTGAGTAAATCATTTTATTCTCCTTTGTGTATAGGAGAATTATACCACATCCATGTGGTAATGTACAATGCTTTAGAAATCAAACATATTGTCTAAAGATGCTTTTTCTTCATAGTCCAATCCAGAAGCTTCTGACATACCAGCAAGAGGCTTAACGAAAGACTTTTGGAACAGAGTCGTATAGTCCAACCAAGCCAGAACATCTTGACGAATTTCCTGTGGAAGTTCAGTAACTGATGGCCATGCAATACACTTGTCACCGAATGGGTTACCCTGACGAAGTGGAAGAACCATCACCTTGTTACCCTCGAGAATCGGAGTGACAGAGAATCCTGCTGTTGCACGATTATAAGTCAGTGCACCACGAACGTGATACGGGCATTTCAGACCAGGGAAACCATTATCGTCATATTTACCAATGTCATTACAAGTTTTAACTTCTGCAATAACTTTGTAGTCCAGCTGACGATATTCCTTCTCAAACTGTTTGTAGTATTCTTGCAGTGATTCTTCACCTTCTTGAACCATGCGGCGAATACTTTCTTCCAGTGCTTTCTGAACCGCTTTTGGAGTAGAAGATTGCTGAGTTTCCATGCCCATAATCTTCAAGTGTGGTTCAGCATAACGCTTATCTTCCATGTCGTAAACGTTCAGTGCATAACGTTTCTTAGCTTTCCAGAATCCACCACAACCTTTTGAACCAAGCGGCGGACAAGAAATAGCTTCTCGGTCCATGTGCATAAGATGTTCACGGTTATTGAAGTACTCGCACAGTTCACGATAAGCAGTATCAATCATCGGTTCCATTTTCTTCTTACCGAATTGGTTCATGAATTCAACCACTTCGTCAGTCGTTTTGAAACGTTCAAGACCTACTTTTTCAATAACCTTGTCAACTGAAACGTAGATTGAGTCAGTATCACCTGCTGCGATGAAATCAAATCCTTCAGTTCCACACACCTTATTCAGATACTCGTTAACTTTACGAGCAATCCAACGAATACCTACTTGACCAAACAGTGTAATCGCAGATGCGTTACGAAGGTCATAATAACGGAAGTAGATGTTACCCAAAGCGCCATAAAGACTGTTGATAAGAATCTTACGGTTCAACTGGTTTGTGTTTGCTAGAATAGCAGCAGCTTCACATCGAGCCAGCATAGTTTCCAACACCAACTTCGTGTACTTATTCAGAGACGCTTTCTGTTCGTCAGTGTACTGAGTGTAACGAGTTTCATCTGGAGTATCAATGTCACCGAATACGCCAGCTGCCAGAACTTTCTTAATTTCTTCTGCGTTACGTTCTTCTGCGAACATCTTTTTCTTCCAATCTTTACGCTGGAAGAATACCTTAGCGATTTCTACTGGGATGACACCTTCAATATCTTTACGATACATCCAACCGTTCGGTGAGCAAGAATACTCGTCACTTGGACGTGGTGCAGTCTTATTGATATAAGCTTCAATATCATAAAGTTTGAATTGACCAACAATAGTTTCCGGAGAAATATTCACCTGACGAATGATACTCGGATACAGAGATGTTAAGTCAAAACTCATGATGTACTTACGAGCACATGCTAATGGTTCAAATACATATGCACCTGGATAACTTTGCTTGATATGACGCTTACCTTGAGGAACAACTTTGTTCTGTTCTTTCAGGGAGTTAAAGATAATTGCGTCCCAAGTTTTAATCGGAGACATTACACCGCCAAACGGCATCTTGGCATAATAAGACATACTAAGTGCCAGGTCAATGAATCCACGAACTCGGTCAATACCACCTACGGACTCAACGTCCATAATGTTATAGCTAATGTATCGTTGGTGATTTGTTTCACGAAGTTTGTTAATTGGACCATCGTATGGCAACTTACCACGTTTAGTCTCGTACAGAGCGATGTAGTCCAAGTTATAAGTTGGTTGGTTCGTGAATGAATACTTCTTGTACAAATCCATGTAATCCAGAATTGTTACACCATCAATGCTGAATACTTCTTTTTCACCGTACATGCTCTGAATGAGTTTTGAATTCACTCGATTGATTGGAGAGAATCGTTTCATTGAACGTTCACCCAATACATGCTTAACACGGTTCATGATGTATGGAATATCGAAGCCTTCAATGTTCCAGCCTGTGAAAATTGCTGGACGCTTTTGTTCCCAGAGATTGATGTATTCCAGAAGAAGTTCTTTCTCTGAATAGAATGGCATGTACACTACACGGTCGAGAATATGTTGTGGAACTTCGTCTCCACCTTCTTTATCACTTCGTGCAGCTAACTTCGCGTCCCATTCTGAAACTGAGCCATACAGAGAATCTAACAAATCGAAAACGTAGAACTTATCATCGATTGAATCATAATGAGTGATTGCATCGATTTCGTACATAGCTTTCATTGGGTCTGGGAATTTATCACCTGTAACTTCGATGTCACAGTTAGCAACACGAATGAATTTCTTGTCATAGACAATTTCAGAGCCATAAGTGTCAGAGATATAAGCAAGTTTGAAGTCATCCATACCCATGGCTTCAAGACCGATATCTTCCATACGACGAATCCAATCACGAGCATCTTTCATGGTTGGGAAAGTATTCTTGACACATGGCTTCCCATAGATATCAAAGAACTTTGTCTTCACACCTTGTTGAGCGTGAGAAAACATAGTTGGAGAATATTCAATTCGTCGCTGACGTTCTACACCATTGGAGTCAATATAACGTTCAATGATGTCATTACCTGCGGTTTCAATAGAGATATAAAATTCTTGTGCCATGAGTTTCCTTAGTTTTTCCTATAGACCGAGTGATTGGTCTTTGGTATGTCTATTATACTCCGCTCTGCTGATAGCAGAAAGGGCCCGAAGGCCCTCTTTAGATTTGTGCAGCTTCGTATTGAACTACGCCTTCTTCGTCTTTCCAATAAGCCATAAAAGCGTAACCATCAGGATAAACTCGTTTTCCATCTGGAGTCATGGCCGTGCGAAGTTGTTCTTTTTGACGTTCAATTTGCTCTTCTTTAGTACCTTCAAACATTATGCACCTATCGTGTATTTTGATTTGAGAGTCCATTCAGATTTCTGCTGGAATGTGATAACACGGAAGTTATTCTGCATTTCAGCAAGATGAACATCCGGAGTCACGATATCAAGTAAGCCCCATCCTTGTAACAGTTGGTCAATTGAATCTCGACGGATGTAGTCTTCAGAATCGATAGTAACAGGGCGACCATCAAGCTTCAACATTTCTTTGAAGTGAACGATGTAGTACTTGCCCTGTTTCTGAAGAATGTGGTAACTTTGATATAGTACCTTATCTTTGTTATTAGCAATACCCATACGAGTTAGGGTTTCTTTCACTTTCAGAAAATCTTCAGGTTGTTTCAGAGTAATTTCAATCATTTTACCATTCCAATGCTAATTTTTTAAGTTGCTTTTGTTCTTTCACGTTTTTGGTAATGCTTTTGACCAGCTCATCAGTCACTGTACCTTTAAGACGTTTTAATGTCTCAGACAGTTTATTTTTGTTGGCTAGAGTCACTCTATAACGCTCAGCGTCATTGATATTGATTGTATAATGATTCATCAATACTTTCAGAATGAGTGTCTCCTGGGCGCTCTCGTTTAACTTAGCCCACTTACCAAAACGACGTCCACGAGGAACAGCCGCTTTCAGATAATTGAAGTGAGCTTCATCTGACAAGCCAGAACCAACTAAATTCATCACATAAACTGATGGCATACATTCTGGAAATTGAGATAGAGCATTTTCTACCATGAACTTCGAATAATCACGAGTTCCGATTGATATATCTTTCTTCTCGTTAATTGCACCGATTATTGCGAAGAATTCATTTTCTGCTGTTTCTTTGAAAGTATCAGAGAGACGTTTAATCTCCGCCTCATCTTTACTATACCAAGCAATCTGGTGTTCGTTCAGCTGAACATCATCTTCGAATAAACTCATTTGAATTGCATCTCTACAACAAGTTGCATGAACATATAAGTTATGTGCAGTTCTGTCGAAGTTGCTACACCATGATATTGATTGTTCTCACCGACAATCTCATACATCCTGATGATACTTGCTTTATCAAGTTTAGTGTAAAGCTCGTTGGCAAGTTTCTCGATAAACCAAGAATAATTGACCGCATACTTAGGAGCCAGTGCACGAAGTTGTTTAACGTCTTTAGATTTCAGTGCATCAATAACATCACTGATATCACCAGAAGTTTTTGTCACCAAATCCAAAATTCCCGAGTCAATAACACCCTTGGAAGAATAATGGTCCAAATCACCAATCGTCTTACGAAAATCTGGGAAGTTCTTGTTAACCAAAGCCGCAATGACTTTAAGGTCTTCGACTTTGATATTTTCATTTTTGCAGATTTCTACACAACGACGAATCATCTCTTTCATCATGTTGCGTTTATCGTCATCGGTTGCTTGACCAAATTTGATAACACGACAACGAGATTGAAGTGGTTCAATGATACCATCAATGTTGTTAGCTGTAATAATGATTGTACAGTTACTTGAGTAAGCTTCCATGAAAGAACGTAAGTGACGTTGAGATTCAGCTAAACCTGAACGGTCAAATTCGTCAATCACAATAACTTTCTGCTTACCAGATAATGAGGCAGCAGTTGCAAAGTTTGTCAGTGGTCCACGTACAAAATCAATCTTACAATCTGAACCGTTAACGAACATCATTTCAACACCGACGTCGTTACAAAGTGCTTTTGCTAAAGTAGTTTTGCCTGTACCTGGAGATGCAGATACCAGAATCATATGAGGGATGGTGCCTTTCTTGATGATAGCATCGAATACTTGGCGGTCAAATTCCGGAAGAATACATTCCGAAATTGATTGTGGGCGATATTTTTGTTCGAAGATGTGTTCTTTTTCGTTAATGCTTAACATAATTTCCTCATATTGAATTAATCAAATCAGTGGATGGTCCGAAGACCATCCTATCACAATTAGAAATCGTGAGTACTATCTGCTTCCATTGCTACTACATAACTTGCATGTTCACCTTCGAACTTAGCAGCAGTTTTCTTACCCTGTGCCCAGAGCAGCAGTTTATAATCAGCAGGCTGCATCTTCATGTTACCCATGTTGATAACGAAGTTGAAGTTATTCGTACCATCATAATCACCGAGAGTCAGAGAATATTTGGTACGAACAAGTGCAGAATCTTCTACCTTATTGAAGCCGTTCAGAACAATCTTACCATCTTTATTAGTGATGGTGATTGTGTCAATCTGCAGACCGCGAGATACTCGCATCAGCTGTTGCAGGTCTTCAGATTTGAAATCAACGATAACAGAAGCAACCGGGAATGGAATTGGTTTACTTGGGAATACGATAGTGCTTGGGTCAGCTGCCGGCCAGAAAATTGTTGAACGAGCATCAGCAATTTTGATGTTACCGTCATCAGCCAGAGAAATTTCTGCATCTTCATTGACCAGAGACAGAATACCAAGGAAGCCGTTCAGTTCATAAATCGCAACTTCAAAATCAATCTCGTCAGCGATAGTTGCTTCAGCGTAAGTTGTACCATTAACTGCACGAGTCATGATGAACTTACCAGGTTTCAGCATAATGCCAGATTTGATAGTAGAGAAGTTTTTCAGAATATTCAGAGTTTCTTTAGACAGTTTCATGTTTTTCCTTAGTTCAATTCAATTTCAGTTTCAGATGATTCAGATTTTACAACAAATGGAGCGAAGCTATCATAAACTTCTTGAGCAACTACCTCAGCAGCAACGAGCAGTTGCTCATTAGCGTTAGTACAGAATTCGTCTTCCAGACGTTCACCACCGACCTTATCAAGAATAACTTTAGCACCGGCTTTAATTGAACGGTCATAGTGCTTACGCATTACTTCAATCCACTTTTCAGAGACTGAATTATCAACAGAATAGTAATAAGCGAAGCGAACTTCTGCGTCCGGCAGTTTGCGTTTAATAGCTTCTTTAATTTCTTCAGGCAGCATCAGAACCCATGCACGACGGATTTTATTCTGATTGTTTGGGTTGGAGTCAGTACGTACGTTTTTAGGTTGGATTTCTTTAACATCAGTAACGATATTCAGCATATTATTTTCTCATTCAAAAAATTCAGAAACTGTCCAAGCAGGATGCCTGTTGGAAGATATTTTATCATAGTCTTTACCGAAAGCATCTTTTAAATGCTGTTCAGTAACGATATGTTCTTCACCAGAAAAATTATTAGTGAGAACATATCTTTTAAGTTCAGGGAACGTTAGTAACTCGTTCCCGGTCGCGTATTGTTTCATTCCAGTACCGTAAAGCGACCAACTTTCTTCATTTGAAGATGTTGACCGTATGCTTGAGGGTCATGGTCACGATGGCTGATGATGAAGATATTTGAATCTTGCATCTTGTTGAGTATTTGTGTGATAGATTTTACACCGTCAACGTCCGTAGCAGAATCGAATACTTCATCTAAGAACAAACAGTTAATCTTAACACCAGATACTAATTCAGCTATATCACGCCAAGTGAATAACAGCGCAATATCAATACGTGCCTTTTCACCCTGACTAAAAGAGTTGTAACTAAATTCTTCGCGACCGCGAGATTTGATAGTTTCATTGAACTCTTCGTTCAAAGTAAAGACATAATCAGCATCCATTACTTTCAAATAAGAATTAATTTGCTTATTGAACAACGGAATGTACTTCTTAATTATTAAGCCTTTAATACCAGAATCCTTGAACATCTCAGTAAGAATACCACGAAGATATTTTTCCATGACTGAGTTAGATTTGGTATCAACTATTTTATTCAATTCTTCATTAAGCGTTTTGATTTCATCTGAATAATCAATGAACTCTTCAGCTGCTTTGTCAATAGCTGCTTTAATCTTACGAATGCGCTCAACAGCTGCTTTCAACTCTTCAGTTTTGGCTGCTACCTGGCCTCTGATGTCTCTTACTCGACGTTTGACCGCTTCATATTCCATCTGGGATGCTTGAAGATTCTCTAGATGCGTTTTTAACTCAGCGTGTTTGATATTACATTCATCAACTTTCGAGTTAATCTGGCCGATTAGAGTGTCACTGGAGTGCAAATCCTGCAAACATGTTGGGCAATGACCGCCTTTATCATACAACGACAGAACTTTTGTGTATGACTCGATGCGGTTCAGAATAGTCATCCCAGCCATCTGAGTTTTCTGAATTCCTTCAGACACATCATCTTCTTCGCCAATTACGATGTTAGCCAAGTTCTTGTTCAGCTCGTCGATAGTTGAACGAATGTTACGAGCATCAGCCATAGACTCTTCGTACATACTCTGCCAGCGAGCAACGTTTTCACCAGAAAGTTTCTTTTGCTTCTCTATGTTTTCTTCATAGATTTTGATTTGTTGCTGAATTCCGTCTTTCTTTGCATCAAGAACTTGAACTTGAGAATTCAGTTCTCGAACCAAAGACTTATTCAGTTTATCCATTTCAGCAATAATTGAAACTTCAAGCAAGTCTTCTACTAACTTTCTCCGAGCGGGTGTACTAAGACCCATAAACGGAGTGTAGCCTGCTGTTCCGAGTACCACGACCTGCTTGAAACTCGTGTATGACATTCCAATGAGTTCTTCGAAATAACTTTGGAAGTCTTTAACTGAAGCTGCTTCATCGAGTTTAGCACCATCGCGTTCAATTTCAAAGACATTTGGTTTCTGCCCACGTTTGATGTAATACGAATGACCGTCATATTCCATCCACAATTCGCAGAGCAATCCTTTCTTATTTGTGGAATTAATTAATTGGCCTTTCTTGAAATCACGAAATGGCTTGCCAAACAATGCGAACGTAATCGCTTCAAGCATTGTACTTTTACCGGCACCATTCTTACCAGTGATTAATGTTTTGTGAACCTTATCAAGTTGAATATCAATGGGCTGTCCGCCCACAGACATAATATTTTGATACTTGACTCGGTTCAATTTGAAAATCTTCATTGATTCTGAGCCTCAACATAAAGAGCTTGTGCAAATTTTTTCAATGCAGCATTATCAGTTGGAGATAAGTCTTCCAATGCATCAATATATTCTGACATCAAATCTAATAAGCTTTTAACTTCGATATCTTCTTCGTCATCAGATTCAACTGAGTTGTCAATCTTAGAAACCATACGAAGCTCGTGAACTACTTTTTCGAGTTCAGTTTCAAACTTCGTGATGTCTTTATCAACATCAGTGACAATTACTCGGACTGAAAGATTTTTATAGTCGTTGTAATCAATCTTACCTGTGAATGGATATTGAAGTCTTACATGCCAAGTGGTTTCGTTTGGCACAAAATCCATGCTTTCCGTTGCGGTATCGAAAATCCAGAATCCGCGAGGGTCGTTCTCGTCACCTGCTGTAAGGGTCCAGGGAGTGCCGATATACTTAACATTGGCAGCAGAGGATATAGTATGGAAATGCCCTGACCACACTTGCTTATATGACTTAAGGAAATCTGGCTCGAGGCCATGAGATTTTAAACCCTTGTAGTAATAGAAGCCATTAAGCTCCCAGTGTCCAATACAATACTCTGCAGATGATTCTTTAACATGCTTCATAATAGAAGCCACGTTTTCATCACAAAGCCATGGAATAAGGTCGATTAAGCATCCATCAAAATCAACAGTAGTAGGCACATCATAAATTTTGATGTGGTCATCTTTGCCCAATACTTCTGTGATAGCGTTAGGATGAATTTTATTCTTATAATGCATATCGTGGTTTCCGATGATTGTATGCATCGTAATCCCAGCTTCTGCTAGCATATCAACTATTTCACGAGCGAATTCCATCGTCTTGTGAGTAATAGCTTTACGTACGTCAAAAATATCTCCATACTGAATCCACACGGTAATTCCATGCTTCTTCGAGTACTCAATTTTTTGACGAATACCATCACGTTGAATTTCTTGAAGCCAAGGGTCATCACCCTTTACGCCCAGATGCCAGTCACCTGTGTGTAATATTTTCATGTTTTCACCTCAAAGAGATTATACTCTATACTCCAGAAAGCAGAAAGGGCCCGAAGGCCCTTAATTAAAATCCGTCAAATTCATCAAAGAACTCGAAATCTTCTTCATCAAATTTTCTTAACGAGAACATAACCCAATTCCTCAGCCAATTTCTTGGCTTCGTTGAACTTTTTCAACATTTCCGTTTTTGAATTACGAATAGCTTCATAATCAATTTTTGATTCTGGCTTTTCAGATGAATTGCAGATATTACAAAATATAGAACGCTTTGGACCGATATAATTGATACCGCAATCTCTGCATGTGCACATATAATCGCCAGAAGGCCAATCTTGAGGCTTGCTGCGAGGCAACATTAAAGTTTCCACCATGGTTTAACTTGGAGAGTATCAACCCACACAACTTCTTTAGGAGAAGCTTTTACTGCCGGGCCTGTGCTTCCAAGAACACGATAATGAGTTTCGGATAGTTTTACTGCCATGACTCCATTGGAAACTGACAGAGTAAAACCTGCATTAACTTTTAAACGCTTAAACGGTTTTTGTACCAGCATTGATGATTTCCCATACTTTTTGGCGTGTAGTCTGCCAGTTAACACGGATGATTTCGTCATTATAAGGTTGTTTGTAAATGTCACTCAGTTTACAGAGAGCGTACTTATATGCTTCGAAATTATTTTCGAGGACTGCGCCAGCTGCATGGTCATTCAGTCGCTTAATTTCACGACGATTCTTTTTGAAGATTTTAGTCGCCATAGCATTTGCACGTCTCTGGCTTTCTTCTTCAATCAAACGTTTAATACGTTCTTCTTCGTTATCGTCGATTTGTTCTACGCTGTCAATATTACGTTCGTTCATTTGACCTACTTACTTTTGTAATCAATTGTTATGCTAAAATCATTTTCTCCTAGATTATAACTGTGAGTTATCTCAGCATTATCAGAAGTGAATTCAGCGTCATGTGGGTTCTTGGGGTCGATGTGAATGTCCAAATCCAATACCTCCCTCATATACATTTTAAGCAAATAAGGGATAGCATCGTAATCGGGCACTTCTTCCAGGAAACCTGCGAGGTTAATCGTCAGCCTCATATAAAAAATCCAAGTTCGGACCTTCATCTACAACATCGCTCTTTTTGTCAGACCCTGGCTGTTTGTAGGTGGAGATTTCGTAATGCGTCATTTTATCGTAGATGTCTTGAATAAAGGTTTCATCTACCAACGCAACCATATCATCGTCACGAGCGTCATAGACGTTGTGGACAAAATAGCTGTACTTTTTGGCAACTTCCTTACGTTCTTTCTTGATACGTTGGACGAATGCGTTAAAGCAAGCACGGGTTATATACGCATGCGGGTTGTCGTACTTTGTTTCATCGAAGTTGTGTAGACCTTTGATAGAAGCTTCTACACCGTCTGAAATCATTTCATCTTTCCAAGAGCGGGTGTACCCCGAAAAGTTAAAACGCTTACTCAGACCCTCAGATATCAACATAATTGCTCTGCCGATAGTATCATTCTGACGAACGGGTTTACCAGCTTCGCGGCATTGCTGTTTCCACTCAGTGATGGCTTTCAGCAACTCCTTATTATTTACATAGTTAGCCATATTACCTCTTCCGCTTCATTTAATAAGAATATTATAACACGTTTGGAGGAAGGGTATTTTAAGCATCTATTTAAGGAGTTCGTAAAGCGTAAAGCACTTAATCATGAGTTTGCGGAAAGTAACAAAATCGAGTTCAGGCTCAAAAGCATTTTCATTACAGAATCTGAGCCATGATTTCCCATAATTCGATGTAGCCATTTTCATTCAGCTTAGATACATGGCCTCGCCAGACATATTCAAGACTAGGACCAGGTTCATTGGAGTCTGAGAATGTACTTCCCATCCACTTATCAACGAAAAATTCACCCAGCCCAGTAACACGGAATGAGGCGATTTCAATATTATCTAAAGTAATTCGGCTCATAAGTCAAATACCTTAAAAGTATCTTCGATTAAAGTCTTAAACGTATTGTAGTGCATAGGTTCAAGGTCTTCGCAAGTTTCTTCACAGAATTCGCGATAAAGAATATCTGGAGTGTAATCACGGAAAATAGCAATATCAGATTCCCAATAAGCACCAGTTTCTTCATCAGAGAAATAAACGGTACCATCACGGCGAATAACCCAATCGCCATAATTCAATACAGTGAGCATGATTTGATTGTATTTCATAGAATAAGCTCCTTGGCGCATTCAATAGCTTCATCCATACTTCCGAATGCATCTACTGAGTGATAGTCTTTCCCGGTGTATTCATAAACCCACCAGGCGTCAAAATCTTCTTCAATAACGAAATCAACATCGTTCTTTGAAGTACCTTCAATCATTAAGCGGCCGTCTTCCGTACGCTTTGTTTGAAATCCGGCTAGCTGCAGATCATTTTCAATTTCATTCATCGAGGTACTCCTTCAGTTCTTCCTCTGTCATTCCTTCTTCCCACATATGGTAAAAAGGATAATCCACATTTCTGTTTTGGACCGGGAAATATCTAACTTGGAAATTTTTGTTTATCATTTCGCATGCTTTGAGATAATCAACAGCATTATTGATATCTTCCCAATTGGTTCCAAAGACGAATCGAGCATGCAGCTTAGAATGCCAAACGTCTATTTTATGAGATATCAATATGATAACACTTATACCTTCATTCATTTGGCAGCCTTAACAATTTTGAGGTCGACGAAGCCTTTCTTGCGCTGGTTCTTCATCTTACGGATAGTGCTGTCAGAGATTTCTTTACGCTTTGTAGTTGGAATACCGAAAGCATCAAGATTAAATTCGGACAGAATGTAAGCAACAACCAGTTCACGGATACGAGCTTTACCAATTTTCTGGTCATTTTCTTTCATCGTACCGTGCAGTTCAACTTCCCACTTATCCAGCAACTTAGGAGTCACGATAACGTCTTTGAACTCACCATCAACTTTCATTGCTTCCACCTTCGGGAATACGAAAGCGTTCAGTACGTTTTTGATAGCCTGTGACATATTGATTTCCTCATTTTAACTAAGTTTGACATAAGAGATTCTATTCCGAATCCCTTATAGCAAAATTAGCAGTTTTTGACGTATTCGTAGATAGCACGAGTCAGTTCAGCCGCTTCATCTTTTTCAATATCTGAAATCAAAGCATAGATAGCATTAGTGATTGAGCTCGGGCGATGACGGGCAGCACTAATTGAAACTTCTGTCATACACGAACGACCACGAAGAACAACTTCAACGTTGTTGATTTCAATGTTCATACGTTCTTGGCCACGGCTTTCAGAACGTATGAAAACTCCTAACTCGACAGTTACTTTCTTTTTCAGTGTAATCATGTTACTCTCCTTGGTTGGTGTAAGAGTATAGTAACATCTTCCGCAACGGATGTAAACGGTCCATAGAAATAAAAATGGGGACCACTAGGGTCCCCGAAGATGTGAGCCATATGTTTATATGGACTTCAAAAGAAAGTGTCTTAGAGTTAATCCAGTGAATCGATGTCGTAACCTAGTTCACCAAGTCTCTCTTTTATTGTTCTTAGATTTGGGTAATATACACCACCGAGGATGACGACCGGGTAATTGACTCGCTTGCTTGGGAAAACTCCTGAGGCTTTAGCTGCTTCTTCAATCGCCTTGTAGTTGTATTGGACGTCACCGGCCATGTAGATAACGTCGATGAACTCATACGGAATTTTGAATTCGTCAAAAATTTCTTTGACTGCTGCGCAACCAGCGCAGCGATAGACGTCTTCCGGAATTCCATAAATTTTAGCTCTTAGTTGTGAGTTTTCCATTGACTGTAACCTCAAGCTTATCATCTAAACCAATATCTTTAAGCGCATCAGTCATTCGACGAATACGAGCAGTAACTTCTTCGGGAGAAAGTTTAGGCTTATCATCAGTCTTCGGAGCGATAATCACTGCTAATCCGAATACCAAAAGTGCAGGTACAGCAACAATAATTCCGTAAGCAATAACAAGATAAGCCAGAAGCTTAGATAAAGCAGTACGAGTCCCGTTGAAGAAAGATTTGATGTATTTCATGTTTTTCCTTAGGAGAAAGTTACGATACCAGCGAAAACGTACAGAGCAGGGAATTCTTCGCCCCAGCTTTGAATGATGAAGTTTGCGTTTAATGCGAGTTTATTCAGGATGTTCATTGTATTCCTCATTCCAAGTTCCGCTGTTAATCCACAGCCTTTGATTATCACTGCCTCTCCAAAGCTTTTTAGTTGGTAGAGACTGTTCATATTTACCATCGATAATAACATCAACATAATTTAGCAGTTCCAAGTCCTTGATATCTTCGAACTTGTACCCAGTCCACATCCAAACATCTTTATGAGGATGACTAGTGTGTAAGCACTTAAGCAGTGCTTCTATAGTTTCTCTGTTGTCTGGATAAAGAGGGTCTCCACCGGTAAGAGTGATTCCTTGAATGTAATCTTTGCTTAAAAGCTCTCTGATTTCTTCAATGGTTTCACCGGTGAACTCTGTTCCATTACGCGGATTCCATGTGGATTTATTGTAACATCCTTCACATTTATGCAAACACCCGGTGACGAAAAGAACGACCCTGCAACCAGGGCCATTCACAAAATCACAAGGATAGATTCTGTCATACTTCACAGTGTTTTGTCCTGTGCATTATTTCTTTGTTTTTACCAAGATTAAATCCGCGTTCAGACGGATTACCAAGATATCCACAAGTGCGTCTGATTGTGTTCATCTTTTTAGGGTCTGATTCACCACATTCATGACAGACGAATCCATCTTCTGTTGGAGTCATTTCATGAGTTGAACCGCATGTAAAGCACTTATCAACTGGCATGTTTACACCGAAGTAATCAAGATGCTCAACAGCATAATCCCATACAGCTTCAAGACCTTTGAGATTGTTTTTCATATCAGGAAGTTCTACATAACTGATATGACCACCCTTGGCAATAAAGTGGAAAATAGCTTCACGGTCAATTTTACCGAACGGAGAAATCTTTTCTTCTACTGAAACATGGAAGCTGTTAGTGTACCACCCTTTATCGGTGACGCCTTTAATGTCACCATGGACTTCAGCATCAATCTTACAGAAGCGATAACACAAGTTCTCTGCTGGAGTTGAATAAAGACTAAAAGCAAATCCAGTTTCTTTAGTCCATTCAGCGAGATAATCATTCAAGCATTTCAGAAGAAGCTTACCGATATCAGCACCAAGAAGAGTTTGAACTTCATGGATTCCGATATACCCTAATGAAATTGAAGAACGACCATTTCGGAAGATGTCGAGAATCTCGTCATTTGGCTTAAGACGAACACCAAAAGCGCCTTCTTGATAAAGAATAGGAGCTACCGAAGCTGTTACACCACGGAGTGATTCAATACGAGCTAAAAGAGCTTCTTTACAAATCTTCAAACGGTCATCAAGAATATGGAAGAACTTGGTCAAATCTGGACGACCATCAACCATACAATCGAGTGCTACTCGTGGAAGGTTAATTGTCACTACGCCAAGATTATTACGTCCGTCAAGAATTTCTTCACCGTCTTTGTTCTTCCATACGCCAAGGAATGAACGACATCCCATTGGAGAAACTGGAACAGAAGAACCAGTGATTAGACGGTTATTCTTTGAACTAATGATGTCAGGATACATTCGTTTACTTGCACATTCCAATGCAAGTTGTTTGATGTCATAATTCACATCAGTTGGATGAAGGTTAATTCCTTCTTCAACAAACATAACGAGCTTAGGAAAAATTGGAGTGATTCCGTCTCGTCCAAGGCCTTTGATTCTATTTTTGAGAATAGCTTTTTGAATCATACGTTCATAATCGCTTGTGCCAGTACCAAACGTAATTGTCACGAATGGAGTTTGACCATTTGAGCTGAACAGAGTATTGACTTCATATTCATAAGCTTGGAATGCGTCGTATACGTCTTTTTCTGTTTTCTCAATCGCGTATACATAGTCATTGACATGCTCAATGCCGTATCTTTCTGCATCGTGTAAATGTTTAAAGAAAGTCTTCTCTACAAAAGGAGCAAGTACAACATCAACATTAGCAAATGTCGTTCCACCATATTGATGTGAAGCTACTTGAGCAGTGATTTGAGCCATAATAGCAGTTGCTACACCAATTGACTTTGGAGTCTCAATTTGAGCATTACCAAGTTTAAATCCATTGCTGAGCATACCCTTCAAATCGACTAAGCAACAGTTAGTGAATGGAAGAGCTGGAGAATAGTCTAAGTCATGAAAATGAATAAGACCTTTATCATGAGCATTTAGAACAGTAGGAGAGATAACCTGACGAGCAATGTGTTTTGAAACAATTCCTGCCATCAGGTCTCGTTGAGTTGGAAAAACACGAGAATCTTTATTGGCATTCTCGTTGAGTAAGTCTTTGTTGGTGCGGTTGATTAAACCCTGGATTTCTGATTCAATTGTCATTTTAAACTCTTACGAAGTTGCTTTTTGAATGAAGCAACAAGCTTTGGTTTGGAATCATCTTCAGAATAGGTAAACCCGTAAGCATTCATTTCAGCTATCATCTCGGGTTTACCAAGTCGACTGAATTCTTTTGACTTATCGCCAATGAAATTAGGATGAATGTTGTTTTTAGTATAGTCATTCTTCAGATAGGTCAGCAAACTCTCAAGCCACTCGAGGTAGTCGACTTCACGACCTTTCAAACCAGAGCGGTTGAACTTATGCTTCATTTGACCTTCTGCTGCGTTACACAGATTACATAGTAAACCACGAACTTTACCAGCTTTTGGCCCGTTCAATTCATGGTCGTGGTCAAGGTGGTTACTTTGAACATCGCTGTCTAATTCACGTTTACAAATCGGACAGATACCATGCTGTGCATCAAATAGTCTTTGTTTTTCTTCTTTGTAGAGTTTGCTGGTCAATAACATAGTTCACCTCAATATTAGATGAACTATTTATAGTTTAGAACTTCCTGGAGTTAAACTCCAATTGAGATTCAAGCCAACGAATATAATCTGCAGCAGCTTGCATCAAATCGTATTCTTCAGAATCACAATTTTCTTGACCAGCCATTTTATAGAGCTGCGCAGTGATATCTTTTCCGTTAAAAAGGTTACGAGGGATATCTTCAGAAGAGCCGTATTGGTCAGAAGAAAATTCTTCAAGTTCTTCTAAATGGTCAATCTCATCAGAGTAGAAGCACCAGAACCATGAATCTTGTCCACTAATTTCTGGATGAGTAGCAGTTTTAACATGAACATAAGGGCCGTTCTTAAATTGAACAGAAGTCATGCCAGTTGATTCGCCTACTTTACTGATGCCCAGAACTTTAAATTCCGCACCCTTTACAAATTCAGGGAATTGAGAAAGAAGCTCTTCATCTTCTTCGATAACACGAAAAACTTTATTCAGGAAACTCATATCCAAACTCCATATCGATTAATTCATTGTTGGTAGGTTCATTATAATCATCTTCAGGAAAGTGTTCTTCTTCCTCTGGCTCGAGAGTTTCCCATCGAGCCACGTACCAAGGTTTTAGAGCGTAACCCATTCTGTGATAGTCTTAGTTACTTTACGCTCGCGTTTCTCGACTAACGAGACATCAGGCTCCATATAGTACCAATCAGTATGATACGAGCCAGAACGAGTTTCATTTACAGCGACGTGAACGTCATGTTTCTTGCTGTAGTAAACTACTTGACGATATTGATACTTGTGGTTCTGAGTCCATTCATCATGGTCTACTTCTTCAAGATAATCAGAGTCTTCAAAGTCGTAATACTCTGAATGTCCATCATGGTCTTCCATGATTTCTTTCAGAATTTTTTCTTTCATTTCAGAAATCATTATTCACCTCGTAAAGTTTCAAGAACTTCATCATCAACCCAAGATTCTAAACCACTTGGAAGAGAACGTTCGACTTCCCAAAGTAAAGCTTCGCATTCGCGAAGACGAGCAAGCTCAGCAGAGCAAATTACTTCTTCGGTCTTTGGGTCAATTAATACTGAGTTCAGACTCATTTCAAATATTCCTTCAATTCAGTGAATCCACCGATAGGTGTACCCTTTTCATCGAAAATCTGAGGCATCGTCAGACCAACGCGAGATGGTCGATTCAGACGCGTCAGAAGCTCAGAGATAACTTCTTCATTAAAGATTGGGGTACCATCAGCTTCATTACCTGATGTCACAGAGATGAACTCATAATCTTTACGTTTAGCATCTAACAGACGCTTAGAATTAATGCATGGTACGCATTTAAAATGCTTGCTGTCGTAACCGAAAACCTTGAATGTCACTAGAGATGTCCTCAATAACTGATGAGACTACTTTATCGTAGTCGGGATGATTTTGTGTGCGATGGTCCCATTTAACACCAAGACGTTTTGCAACTTCACGGTTAATTGAGCCAAACGCAAATGAATGAGCACGGGTTAAAGCACTCTTCAAAACTGAATAAGAATACGGCATTTTACCATGGTCTTTATGATAAGCTACCATCATTCGGAGGAGGCTGTCTTCAGCCTCAATCATATATTCTTTACGGCTCATAGTTCTTTTAATCTCTTATAAGACTCGTGAGCTGCAACAGCAATCTTTTCACTCATTGGAAGAGAAGTGTTAGGTTGACTATTCAATTGATGGTATGCATATGTTTTGAACATTATAACATCAAAATCAATTGAAGCGTGAAGAGAACGATGGACACGGTCCATGTTAAGATTTTCACCTTTTTCTTCAGCGTATTGAAGACAAATACGCCCGGCAACTTCACGAAGCTCTTTAAACAGAGATTTCATCTCTTCAGTTTCAGAAATAGCACTACTTTGAAATGGATTCATTTGACCGCCTTAACATCAGGAATGTTGCGGATGACTTCTAACACTTCGTCAAAATCGTCTTTGTTGACTGTGACCACAATAGTGCGAGTTGTTTGCTTCTTTTTCCAACGCTTAAAGAAAGTTTCTAAACGAAGGTCATGAGCTGTAAAACTGTCTTCATCATTTTTATAGACGTAACCAGACTCAATTGTAACTACTGCATCTGGAGCTGGGTCTTCATAATCTTCAACTTCTACACCATCAAACAGAATCAGTGTATCGTCATGATAATAGCCCTCCCAGAAGGCTTCATCATTGTAAAATTCTTTCCAAAGTGCACCGGTAGTTTTCATTTCTTAACCTCAGGGAAAGCAGCAGCAATACGTTCAGCAATTGCTTTATCGAGCATATTACCAAAGTGATTATTGATACGAGAAACAATCATTTGTTCCCAGCGATGTTCTGTCATTCGAAGAGTATCTTCAATGCGGTTTTCTAATTTTTTAGCGGCTTCTTCAATACACTTAGTAATTTTATTCTGAATAATATTCTGAGCAACTTCAGTAGCTTCTTTCCGCATTGCAGTATCTAACTCAAACGTCGAGTCATAACTGTTCCAACCGCGCTTAGTGAAGAACGTTTTGAGTTCAGTTTCAACAGCAGCTTTCACTGAAGGAGCACGGGCACCAAGTAATTCAATTTCCTGTGAAACTGCTTTACGAATTTTGTTATCAGAGTCTTTAAGCACCATCTCTTTGACGATGTTCTGGATAACGGACTGTTGTAAAGCAGAACGAATTTCTGTTCCTTCTGGGAACAGTTGACGGATTGTGTTGGTGTCTAATTTTAAATCAATGAGTGACATAATAATTTCCTCTTAAATATCTGAATTCATCCAATCAATAGCCGATTTAGGTAAACATACTATCACAGAAAAGAAGAAAGCAAGTATATAAGTGATAATATAAAGGAACGCTGAACCAAATGACCAAGCAGCATTCCAGCCTTGACGATACTCTGAATAGATTAACTCAGGTCGTATTTCTAAATCGTATGTTGAACCAACTTGCGCCATGCTATAAAAGGCTGGTGAAATTTCTCGGTCAAATCTTCGTCCGTTTTGGTCTTCATATACCGCGATGAATTCCAGATGAGAGTACTTACCGCTTGAGGTTCCGGAATAAAGTTGAACTAATTCTGCTTTAATGAGCTGGTCTTTCGAAAAGTCAGGACGCACATCAGTGAAAATAGAGAAACACCAAAAGCAAATCGCTGCTACGAGAAATTTCATACGGGTTGTCATTTTAATTCCTTCACAAATTTATGGAAACAGATTCGGCATTTCATCTGAAGTTGAGGAGTTTGCCAGTTAACTAATTGTACTTGAATACTATCACACTTTGGGCAAGGCGTAACTTGTTTAGCTGCTGCTTCACGGCGTTCAACCATTTCCATCATCGCTTCCCAGCGAGTAGCGGCCAGAAGCCGCTCCATTCCTTCAGGGTCATCTAAAATTTCTTGACTTAAGTCAATATCTTCATGTAATTGCTTTTTCATACGCCAGCCTTAGGTTCAGAAATAACTTCTAATGAGATTCGCAATGTTTCCATTTGGCGTTTCAGCTGAATAGTACGTGAACTGATTCGTGAAACTTCGTCATTAAGATTACGCTTTTTCGTTTCAAGTTCATTGAACTCTTTTTCAAGCTCGTTAATTTTCGCTTTAATAACTTTGCCTGCATCTACAGGAGTTTCAACAATTTCTTTAACCGTGTTAGGAGTCATAATTGGCTCTTCTGGAGCAACAAAATCTTCGTTTTTCTTGATATTCAAGTTAACCATAATTTGATGTTGGCGGGGTGTTTCAACAACAAGATTATGGAAACGCACAATATTCATTCGTTTAAGAGCTGAAATAATCTGCTTAGAGATTCGTTCCATATCACCGTTTTCACGGCCAGCACGAATGGTGATAGTCATTACATCATCACTTTCTTCAATAAATGAAATTGTTGGAATAGTCCATTTACTAGTTGAAAGCATGAAGTTAGTTTTAGCTTTGTCGTTTTCAGTCAGAAAAGCTGCACCCAAACGTAACAGACGAGGAAACTCAAAAGAAAACTGATTAATGATGAAATTAACAGCACTTTGATTATGCATTTTATTCGTGTGCACATTAGTTTTATCACCATCAGCGTTATAATAAAGAGCATTGTATTCGTCAGGAGCTTGCATTAAGTAATGACGAAGACGGTTATTTGCTTTAACACGACGGAGAATTCCACTGGTGCGTAGTACATCAATCCAGGCGTCGGGTTTGTTAGCATCTCCAGCAGCTATTCGCGCAGCGTTGATGCGAGCATCAATTCCCATTTTACCAAATTCAGTGTTTAAAATGGTTGAAATCCACTGACGAATACATCCAAGTTTTTCAATTCGGTCAGCTCGTAATCCTTCGCCTGGGACGAAGTTGAAAGACGTTTCAGCATTAGCAATAAGTTCTTTGATGTAAGTATTGAAATTGTTGTTGGTCAATACATTTACTAATTTCATATCTATTCCTTCATTGTCAGGCGTAAATTTGATTGAGAATCCGTGAAACCATTATACATCACGGATTTTAAAGGCATTAATCGAAGATGACTGCGCAAATCCAAAACAGCGGCCAAGTTGCTACTTTAAGGATAAAAATAACCCAAACCACTGGCCAAAGCATCATAATAAATGCAGCAGTATCACCATCAATGTCGATGAACCAGTCTTCTACAAGCTTAAAGAATCCAGTTGATACTGCGCCGATGGCCAAGTAAACCAGAATAGCTCCTACGATTTCCATAGTATTTCTCTCGCTTCAATGATACGAAGTTGTGCTTGCTTGTAAGTATAAACTGCTTCTTTTAGTTGACCATTTGAAACTTGAAGATGGTCTTTATACCACTTGTTCAAGTCCTGATGCTTTTTAAAAGTTTCAACAAGTTTGTTATTTGCTTCAATTAAAGCTTCTTGAAGTTTATCAAAAGTCTTTTCAATAACTTCGCGCTTTACTGAACCGTCATAGTTCAATTTACAAAGAATGTTAGCATGACGCCAAATTTCTCTGAGTTCTCCAAGGACGGTTTTCTTATCACCCCAAGTGAACTTATAAAGCTCTTCACAAATAGCTTCCGCCTGCTTTTCTGCTTTACTTTTAGCCATTCCAGCGTAGATATAAGCAGGAGGATAAAGGGCCGTGTTATCGACCCAGTTAGAAAGAATCAGCATATAACCACCTTAGTTGGACGCTTAAAGAATGAATGAGTGCTATCGTCTTTAGCATGTTCAAAAGTTGCAGAGAATTCAATGACTCCACGATAATCCATCGGAACTGCTTTTGGCAGAGAGCCGTAGACCGTTGCACCGTTTTCAAGACGGACAGTCATTTTGACTTGCATCCCGTAATAATCTTCCCAGCACTTAACTGAGACGACTTTGCCTTTAACTACTTGCTTACCAACAGGTGCTTCGCCTTTGTTCTTTTTGAACGATTCATACAGTTCATCAAAGAACTTCTTAGAAGCTTCTTGAATAGCCACAAGAATGTTCTTATGAGCTCTGACTTCAACCATCATAACAGTGGTGAAATCTTCAAGTTCCCAACGTTTGTAAGGTTCACGGACCTCGATAGGGCATCCGTAAAGTTTAAGTTCAACATACATTGCTGCAGTTAAACGAAGTTTCCACCATCCGTGGTCTCCTGTGTACTCTGGTTTATCAAAGTAATCAAGTTCCGTGACGTATGGAAGATAACTACCAGCGTGATATGCTTCCACTTCGCCAAGTTCATTTTCCCAGAGATAACCATCGAACGGAGCATGTGGACGATCATCAATTCCCCAGGTTGGAGCAACCACCTTATCAAATCCTTCGCGACCGTAGCGGGTCTTCGCCCATCCAGCATTCAATTCCAAAGCGCGTTCTTCAACTTTCGCTCGGCGTGCTGCGTGTGCTTTACGATTTTCATCTAAGATTGAGTCGATGATTTCAGTTAGCATTTTGTTTCTCCATTGGTTGATTACGAGACTATCATATACTAAACTTTTTAGTGTTGTAAACGGTTGAATGCGGATTCACCAGAACGGTTGAGAGGAACTTTCTTGCGAAGGATGATAAATCATATTACGAGGATACAAAAATGCCCCAAGCGAAGCCGGGGCGAACTTTAGTGATAAGCTGGAGTATTAGGGTCGCCTGAGAACCACACGGAAGTACTAACCTCAGTGGCTTTCATTTGAGTTTCAAAAGCCTCTTCATTTATTGCTTTTTCTTTTTCAAACAGACGCTGCGCATGGATTTGCATTCGGTCCATTTCAATAAGCCCAATAGTTTTTAGGCGAATGAATTCAGACTTTGCAGCCATTCGCCCTTTTATATCTATGACAGTTGGGTATTTAACTAATAGCTCAAATCCTCTGTCATATTGTTTTTCATAAAGCTCAACTGCACCAACCATTCTGCGAATGAAGTTGCAATGAATATCTGATAGCCGCTGTTTGTAATTCTTAATGATTAAATCTTTTAAATTCACTGCTTCCACTCCTCTGTTCGACCTATTCGGTCCGGGTGACAATTCCAGAAATAGTCCTTGCACTTATTTCCATTAGTGCGACAAAACTTTTGCTGGTATGATTTCTTTTTAAATGGCTCACCGCAACTTGGACATACTAATGTAGTGCCAACTTTCATTAATGCATTATTTCGGTAGATGGGTTCCATGATATCATATCTGGTTGTTGTGGCCTTCTTTTGAGGACTTTGACTACTATGCTCTTTGACTTCTGTAAGCTTTCTTTCTCGAGTTGTGCTAGTCCTTTGACTACTGTTGAGAAGTCTGAGGACTTCAATTCGGTCACCATGCAAGTTGATGGGTCGAGGCTCGTGACCATATTCTTCATTTTCATAGTCTTCGTCTTCATAATCATCATACCAATCGTTTAGTTCATCTAATCCGTAGCCCATTTATTTACCTACAATTAAAACACCAACCATGAAAATAATCCAGAACGGATAGAATAAAATCATAGACCATTCTGCTAACCATTTAACTACTTTTTGTTTAGTAGTGCGACAGCTTGAAGCTGGCATTCCAAGACACCAAGCGAAAGTTCTGAGAAAGGCAACTCCACCCAGTAAATAAACCACTATTGCCAAAGCAATAAGAACTGGAATTACCATAAGTCTTTCCTTAATAGATTTTCAACATCACTTCTATAAACTGAAGCAGAAGTGATAAGTTCATCGTCGAACTTCAATTCGATTTCTAATGTTCCAAACAATGAATCATTGCGGACTTCAATTGTTAAGTTCTCTTTAATCATTTCTTTTAGCAAAACTCTCATTTCTTCGGGATTCATAGTTTCATCTCAATTCGTTCTTTGCTTTTAACACCCTTTCCGTTATCAGAGTGTTTGCGTTCAAAGATATAATCATATGGGTCATCAATATCCATACGCTGCCAGAATACACCAAGTTGAATATTGCCTGGGTCATTAGGTTTAGAACCTGTGCAACGACCTAAGTCGCGGCGGGAATAGCGATGATGACCATTTTCGTCCATGATAGTTTCATAGCCTGTGCGTCCACGACCTTCAAGGTCTTTGAATTTCGTCATCAAGACTTTATCACCAGATAGAGTTTCGTAAGTCCAACCTTCTTCGAAATAAGATGGATTTCCGTCTTTTGATTGAACCATCACAATAACATCTTCAATGTTCTGGTCATCATTATAAGTGCCAAGATGCCATACTGCTTGATATTGGTTCTCAGCTTTTACTGTCGCTACTCGGAACTTTTCGTCCCAAATTCCATTAACAAAACGTTTAAACTTGATTTCATAAGTGATTAATTTGCTCATTATAATTTCCTCAGATTAAGCCTAATGCACGTTTTTCTTCAGGGTTAAGTTTAGACAAAGCATTTTGTTTTACTTTTTCTAAACGAGCAACTCGTTCTGCTTCAGTTTCGGTACGAATTTCAAAAGCACTTGTTCTTAAGAAAGAAAGTTTGCTTCCATCTTCAAAAGTTAAAGTGATTGCCTTTTGAGGCTGATGGTCAACAGTACCATTTGAGCCATAAAAGGATTTACCAGCGACACTCTCTTCAGCTTTAAAGTAAGAGTCATAGTAACCATAAACTTCTGAGCGGCGGTCGTCTGGTGAAATTCTGGCGACATATACATCCGATTCTTTTACACTGATTACTTTCATTGTACCCATTCTCCATTTTCGTCGATATAATTAATCCAGTTTGAAATAGTCCAAGAAGAAGTATTTCCTTTAGGAACATCAACAATATACATTCCGCTTTTAAATAAAATTCGCTTTACATCATTGGAAATTAAAGAAGCCATAATATTTTCCTCAATTGGGGCTTTCGCCCCGTGGTTGATTATTTCAGCATAGTTACTTCAGCAATTTCAGTCCAGTTTTTCTCGTCAGTAGCGACGAAATCTGCCAGGTAAAGAGCTGTGCGGAGAGATACATTACGAAGACGATTAACGTTGTTTTGCATAAATGCCAGAACGTCAAGTACTTGGTAATGCTTTAATCCGCGGTTCTGCAACATGTCGGTTGTCATAATAACATCTTCAACACGAGACATGATTTCTTCATTTGTGTGAACACCGAGGTCCAGATAAACAGAACGAGATACCAAAGCAGAAAGATGCGGAGCTAATTTGCTACCACGTTCTAATTCTTTGTCAATATCAACGTTAGTGATGAATAAGATAGTACCTTCAAATTCAAATTCGTTTGGAATATCTTTTTCTTCCAGGAAAGCAGAAGCGGTTGACCAGCAAACTTTACGTTTTTCGCCAGAATCAAGAGCAGCTTTCAGAAGATTCAAGATGTCCATATCAGAAAATACGTCCACATCATCAATAAGCAGAACAGAATTTGAATGGCGAGATTCCCAAAGACGGCAGTAAAGACCGATACCAGAAATCTTACCATTAACCATTTTGTATTCAATATCACCACGAGCATCTGCTTTAGTTAATGCTTTGTCCAAGGAGAAAGTCTTACCGATACCAGCAGCACCTGAGATAATCAGTGAACGAATGTTCCCGTTAACCAGACCAGCAGTCATTAACCCCATAACGTTGAAGCGTTTAGCGATACGTGCTTTCATTTCTTCAACAGATTCGGTCAGAACTTCTTTAGCTTCTTGACCTTCAATTTTGTAATCACCGTGGAAAACCCATACTCCGCGTTTCTTACCATCGATGTTTACGAATACTTTACCATCACCCTGAGCAGCGTCAGATTCTGATAAATCTTTTGGGAACCACTCGCCCAGAAGTTCGAAGGTACCAGAGATTTCTTTACCGAAGTTAGTACCTTTAGCGATAGTGATGGTTTTCATTTTGTTCTCCGAGTTTCTATTTGTTTGGTATGAGGTAATAGTATCATCATCTCATACCGTTGTAAACAATTTATTTTAATGTTCGCCAAATTTTTACTGCTTCTCGACGAGAAACTTCTACAGCTCCAAGCTCTACAGCTTTTTGACGACGGTCTGCACGCAAGTCATAGTGCTTAATGCGTTTGTCCTGGAACCAAGAACGTTTCATTCCGATTGCTTCTGCTACTTTATGTAGCTCTTCGATATCTCCATCAGTGAACATATGACAATTTTTAGTTGGATGACCACGAAGCTTCCATCCATGATTCATTAGAACATCTACGTAAACTGTCATTGGTTTTTCTCCAAATAAGTTTCGATAATTTTCTGGGCGAGATAAACTGCGTTATCTTCGGTTGCATCTTCTAAGAAGCTTTCAAAACATGCTGAAATTTCTTCTGTGTCAATCAACTTCTTTACTTCAATAGGTGTAGTTTTCATTAGCTTTCCAAAATTTCGTTGATGTAGTAAGGACGAACTGAAGAATTCAGGAAGAACTCATCTACGAAGTCAATCAGAGCATCTGAAGTACCTTCCAAAACGATGTAATACTTTTCTGAAATTTGCTTTTCAGAAGTGATTTCAACCCTATACTCCTGTGCTACTGCTTTAGCTTGAGCGATATTTTTAACTACGATTTGTAAAGTTTTCATTTTGTTCTCCTTTGGTTTTGGTAGTGCTATAATACCATATGCTATAGCACTTGTAAACAATATTTTTAAGCAATGTATGGAGTTGCTGAACCGTCTGAATAACGCGCCCATACTTCGTTGCCGACGTTGAAAAGTTTTGCTTTACGGCCGTTAGGCATCTGAACCATTTTGCTTTTAACCGGAGTTACAGCTTCAATCAAAGTTCCAGCAGCTTTTGCATTTTCTTTAGTTTTAAGAATTTTTTCCATGTATTCAACGTATTCGATGATAGCAGGTGCCATATGCTGTTTGTGGCCCATACCGCCAAAATCGAATTCAGTTACTGCGTAGAAAGTTTTTGAAGTAGCCATTTTATTATCCTTGATTTTTGTTACCGTTTAGTTGATAGAGATATAGTATCAAAACTTAAAGCATCTGTAAACACTTTTTGAAAACTTTCTTCAAAAACAACAAAACCTCCCGAAGGAGGTTATTTTGAGTGTTTTTCTAGCTGACGTTCAGCAAACAGCTTTGGCTGCATTAACAACCAACTTAAGATACGCCAGATGACTTGTATGACACCGACAGGTAGCCATAATATAATACTAAACAAGTAATTAAAAGGTGTCTCTATGTACCCTCGTTTAACGAGAGCGTTTGTGATGAGCCACCCGACGGCTAGATAAACCAATGCAATAAAGACAGGCATAATCCACCATAGTTGAGCCAAAAGTAAAGTAACCATAATCACCTGTAGTAAGAGTTGTGGTTAGCCAAGATAAACTTCTTCCAAGAACTTGTCCCAGAACGTCATGTCAACTTTATCAGGCATACCGTTTTTAGAAGCGATGATGCTTTGACGTTCAACTTCATCTACGCAGTTTTCTAACCATTCTTGGACTTCTTTGAATGGAATAGTACCGGCTTTAACTTTCTTGATGAACTCAGCATCTTTAAGCGGATAAACCAAATCACCAGTTGTGTAGATTTCCTGCAGTTGAAGGCCACCACGAAGAGCATGAGACAGAGCTTTCCAATCTACGCCTTCATTAGCTTCTGCTTTACGAGCACGTTCGCCGTATTCGTTCCACAGTTTAGTGAGACTGTATTTCATTTCGGCAACAGTGATTGTTGTCTGGAACTTACGGCCAAGCACGTTGTAGAACTTCTGCACACCAGATTTGTGGTCAACAAAATCAGTCCATTCAAGAAACTCTGAAATCGGAAGCAGATGAGCAATATCAGCAACTTTCCAACGAACATTGTGAGCTTTATCCTTTGGACGATCTTCATATTTCCATACTGGATAAGGCTCTAACACCTCAAGCACTTTACGAAGTTCAGCTAAACGAGAACCTTTAACACCATACTTAGCCGCTTGCTTACGCACATAACCAAGATAAGCTTTCATATCGGTGGTGTAGAAACGCCAGCGGTTGTCTTGGATAAATTTCCAGACATCAGGCAGGTCAGATTTAACAATCAGATTAGCAGGAGTATGAAGCATATCAAGAGCAACAGTTTCTCCTGACTGAGCGAGTTCCAACCAATACTTGAGAGAATAGAGTTCATGGTCAACATCATCGTGAGAATTCTTCGTTGAAGTGTTGTTAGTATTCATATTAGTATGGTTCATTGCACGACCCATAAGAATATCTTTTGGGTGTGGAACGAAGATTTCTTTGAAGTCCGTGTCACTTTCTGGTGTTGAAGTGCCGTAAAGATGGCTACCGAAGTAGCCTTTCATAACTGTTTTCATTTAGTCGGTTGACCCCATGTGAATTGACCACCGAAAGCCGCAATCAATGAAGTGTCATTCAGATTAACTGGCAGACCGTCGCCGCTTTCGGATTCGAGGAACATTGTACCACCATTTTTAGTGATAGCAATTACAGTGAATTCTTTAGAACCCTTTTGGAAGACATCACCAACAACTACCGGAATATTTTTAAAACCATAAGCTTCCGCTTCATATGTTTCTGTATATCGGCCGTCTTTTGGTCTGAAATTAGTGAAATCAACCAGGTACTTATTACGAATTGAAGTTACATACACATTAGTAACGCCGTATGATGTAATTTTATCTTCATCATAAATGAAGAGTTCAATCATTACACGAGTTGAATATACTTTTAAAACAGCTCGTTGATTTTTATTGATTTTAAGGAAAATATGAGTTGCTCCTTGGCAACGGCTAATAAAATCAATTTCACCGTCAAATTCTGTTGTTCCTGATTGAACAGTAATTGAGCGTCCAACTTCAAGTTCTTTCTTTACAATGCCTTTAGCTTTCACTTGACGAATAAACATAATATTTTCCTATAAGAAGCGCCATGAGCCATTACGATATGCAACTGAACGGTCCATCATTTCGGAAGATGTAGAACTTCCGCTGAGTTTGTCATGAACTACTGTAATTTTGCGTCCGTCAGCAAAAATAAATTCTGCTACTGGACGCAGGCCAGTAAAGCCTTTGTCCACAGTTGCATTAAATTTAGCAGATTCACCGTTGATAATATAGTTCTGGTCTTGTTTAAGCATTATTTAAATTCCAAAGTTGGGCAGAACTTCTCTTTGCGAGCTTTAATGAAAGCAATAATGATATTAGGTTGTGGTTCAACGTAAGTACCATTTCTGATAGCTTCCCATTTTTTATCTTCTTTCTTTTCTTTTCGTCTTTGAACGACTCGATAAATTCCGTAACCAATACAGAAAATTGTACCAAAAATAGCGGCCAGAATAAGCCAACCAACAATCAACCCAGGAATAATTGCTACAGCAGAAGACAGAACTACACCACACTTAGCAAACAACCATGTAGCTACATCGACACCAGAACCCCAACCAGCGAAGCACACAGCGAATACAGCAAATGCCAGAAGGAATGTGTGCCATACACCTTTCCAAAAATATGGACACAGAGAACGTGGGGCGCTTTCAGCGCCATTCATAGTAACGAGTTTGTAGTGCCAAGAGTTAGTATTGATTTGCATTATAATTTCCTTTCAATTCAGTTATTTAAAGTTTTTAGAAGTGGTCATATGAGGTATTGTAACCTGCAACCATAAAAGGCAATTTCTCAGCTTCTTCTTTAAGAAGCTCAACTTCTTCGCCTTGGGAAATAATTGTGAGAATATCTTTATCGGCATTAACGAAGGAGCATTGTTTTAATATCAGCATGCCCACCATAAACTGATTCAGCTTTATAGTTGATAGTAGCATCTAACCCTGGGACGTTCCAATCTAAAGTGCACTTAGTCATTTACTTGTTCCTTACGAGCTCGTTCTTTAAGTTGCTCTTGAATTTTGAGCATTGTTTCTGTATATTCTTCTGAATTAGCTCTTACTATACTAGAAGAATATGGAAGCGATTCATGATATTTCAAAAATCTCTCAAGATGCGGTTTGTATTGAGTAGAGAAATTGTACATCAAAAATCCCGTAGCACTTACGTGAGTACAAATTTCATACTGAAATGTTCCGTCATATTGACGAGTAACAATAATATCTTTTAACTCAAGACTTAGGCTCATTGACTTCTCCTGCATAAAGTTTAAGAATGAAAAACGCTACCTTTAAAGCCTCTTCTTTACTTAAATGAAGAGGAGAGCCAGCATAACATGCTCCTTCAGGGACTGCATGTTCTAGAACAATTTCATCTTCTTTAGTACGAATGTCTAAACTTCCTAGATGAAATTGTTCATATCCCCAAGGGTCTTTCATTGCATCTCCTTAATAGCTTTTAAGAAGTTATCAAGATTCTCTTTACTGCAAAAAGATACGCAGCCATAGCTTCCATCTTTTGCTTCAAATGTAAATGAATCATCACCATAGTCAGTGTAATCAATATTAGGGCATTGATTACATTCAATCAAATGTGCTTTGTCCAGACGAAAATGGATTTTGAACAAATCTTCATCACCTTCATGACCAAGTTTGCAAAAGTTTCCACGTACTTCAAGAACTAGAGGACCATGTACTGAGCCGCTTTCAAATGTATGTTTCATAATCACCTCAATTGCGAATCTTTTGAACCGCGTCTGTTGTAAGACGCTTTAACGATAGTGTCGTGTGAGCTTTGACAAGCCACACACCTGGTACATCCTTTTTGAGCTTTGCGTCTAGCTTCCGGAATTTCTCCGTCGCAATCTTCGCAATATTCTTCACTCTCGCGATTTTGAGATTTGATGAGCTCCAAACGAGCCCATTCAATTCCATCACTTACTGTAGCTTCAATAGCTGCAAATCCGTCGTCACTTGGACCCCATCCACTTGCCATTACAAACTCCTTTGAACGAGGTCCATTATACCATTAACCAAGTTATATGTAAACAGCGGATTGTGATATTGAACAAACAGATAAAGCAGCACAAATACCGTTCTCATTACCAGCCTGCCGTATCAAATTCACCGTCATCATAGATATCACCCCAACCCCAACCCATTCGTTCTTCCAGAACTCGGATTGGAGTCCAATGGTCAGCATATTCCTGGTCTTCCGGAGAAGAGAATTTATTTGCTTTGAGTTCTTTCATAAATTCTAAAGCAGATTCAACATCACCAAACAGACGATCCAAGTTATGAGGCTTACGTTCAGCATTTTCAAATACAGCGTTATCACCAGGGCAGATTTGAGTGCGGTAAGACCGCTTCAATTCACCGTTGATGCCAGTGTATTCACAGATGATATCAACCATTAAAATATCTGAAGTTGGACTACGATATGGCTTACTCAGAATGATGTATTTCTCAACACTATCCAAAGATACTTCAGTTTCAGTACGAGATACACCATACACGTGATACATGATGCGGCCTGGAACGAAATCAGATAATTTAGTAATACGATTCATGATGTTCTCCTCTTGTTTGTGTAAGGTCATAGTATCACCTTTTGAGGAGGATGTAAACGGTTCCTTTAAAACAACAAAAGCCCTGACCAAAAAAGTCAGGGCTCAAATTATTCCAAAGACAGCAAGTATTTGGTTTGAAACACTATACCATTGATTTCGTCAATTGTGTTTCTGATTGCTCCAGGCATCTTGTCGTAGATGCTTTCAGCTTTTGCTGTGATGCTATCGAGCATCTCAATTGTGTCAGTAGGCAAATCCTGTTGCGATGATATAGATGGGGTGTACTTTTTACCGGACCATCCAAGCCATTGCTCTCCGAACTTGTCGGTTAACTCAGGGATTGCATCAAAGAAGAAATTGTATGCTTTGTGACGAGCATAGCTTTTAGTTTCAAAATGAGCTGAGTGGAAGTATGATGCAGAAGCCATCAAAAGACCAATGAACTCATCCTCTGGAAGTTTCTTTCCGGTTGTTATGAAATCTTCAAATTTCGTTTTCAAGTTTAACCTTCGTTAGAGAAACATATTGCTTACCAGCATGAACTCCTTCTTCAGTGCACTGGGTAGTACAACTTGAAGCTGCCCATTTCTGCTTAATGAAAGAAAAGAAACGTTCAGATTCTTCTTTAGAAGGTTCTTTGAACTTGCTATATACTGCCATAGCACCATCAGCATATTGTTCAAAGTTTGCTTCTTCTGCCGATACGGGCGAGATTAAAGTGGCTGCAAATAAAATCGCAGCCAATGCACGTAGAGTCATAAAAGCCTCAGCGTTGTCCTGTATTGAGTTTGTGCTGAAGAACAGCCTTAACTTTATCGAGGTATTTTTGCAGCTGGCGTTTACGCAAATAGTCTGGACGTGCACCATGCTGGCGAAACTCTTCGTTTAGACTTGAGATAGCGTGGCCAATCTCGCACTTAATTTCTTCCAGTTGAGATACACCAAGATTACGAAGTTGCTTATCGTTCAAATGCTTCATACATACCTCATTAGTTAGTAATAGTATTTATAAAGGGGAGCATGCTCCCCAATTTAACTTTAGTCCCACAGCCAATAGCAAAGACCTTTCTCATACTTACGAGCAGCCTTTTCGTCCCAGTTGTAGTCCGTGTCGTTTCTCAACGAGCGTTTGATTTCCATCTTGTGCATGACGCGCGGGATGGATGTCACATAACGATGCCAACGTTCTTCAACGTAAGAAGCTTCGCGATGTACTTCAGAAGCGACTTCATCTAACCAGTCCTGATTGTTTTTCAGACGGATTTCAGTTGTGTCTCCAACGAATAATCATGCAACGATAAGTGTCTTTGCACAGATGGTAAAATTCGTTGTTATATTGCTGGAAACGACATGCTGAAGTGCGCTTATTAAAACCTTTACGACGAATAGTTCTTGACATATCTACCTCTTGAGTTAAAGTACCTCAATGGTAGTAAAATCCTGCTTTAAAATATTTCATGGTGATATCTTACCTTCAATTAAAATCTTTAAGAATCCAAGTAAAGCTGCTATGATAAACCCAAGCAGCTGGAAAAGCGAATAACCAAAATAATACATCAATAGTCATCCTAATGTTACCTTGCATTTGCATTTTGGACATTCAACTTCTTTTACGCGAAGACGCTTTGTCTTTGTGCGAGGAGCGGTATCATGGTCATAAACATGAAGACATCGATAGCAAATGACTAATTTCATCAGTAGATAGCCTCGAAGATTTTTACACTATTCATAAATACCAGTCATTTCGCACCAATGTTTTCGACAGAGTGTGACGTATTTGTCTTCACCACCTAATTCAATAGTATCACCTTCTACGATAGCATTTCCTTCTTGGTCAACACGAGCAACCATTGTTGCTTTACGACCACAGTGGCAAACACCCTTCAGTTCGCAGAGTTTATCTGCAGTCGCCAGAAGAGCGGCAGAGCCCTTAAATAAGTTACCACGGAAATCTGTACGAAGTCCATAGGCCATCACTGGAGTGTTATAGAGGTCAACAATTTGACACAATTGAAGAACGTGAGACTGGGTCAAGAATTGAGCTTCGTCAACAAACACACAGTGAATATCTTTTTGAGTCTGCGCCCATTTGAAAAACTCAAGAATGTCCATGTCTTCAGTGATGGTATTTGCTTCAGCATGTAGACCAACACGAGATACAACTTCATTTGCTGAATCTCGCGTGTCAATAGCTGGCTTAAGAATGAGTGTTCCCATTCCACGCTCTTTATAGTTATGAGCTGCTGTAAGCAGAGATGCTGATTTACCAGCATTCATTGAAGCATAGTTAAAATAAAGCTGAGCCATTATTCGCCGTCCCAATCAATTACAATAATATCAACATTTGGAGTAAACATATTAATTAGTGCCTCAATTTTTTCCCAATCGCCGCCAGCGATGCCAGCACCAATACGAGGAATATAAACATCCATTCTGAACAAAGAACCAGATAAGAATTTGTCCATTTTCTGAAAAGCATTAACTAATGCGCCATAATAAAGATTAGGACCTGGTTCATACTGAGTGTAAAGATTAAAGCAAGCACCACCATTTAGTGCTAACGCTAAGCTAAAAGTTCCAAGCTTTTTATGGTCAGCATAATCTGTAGCTGCTTTGTCAGTTGACAAAATAACCGGAAATTTTGAAGCAAGTTGTCCTGCTACGCCAGCACCCATAGTATGGAAACAGTTACAACCATGAGCAATAACTTTGCCTTCAGAATATAGCTTAACAATATCGCCTTTAATATAATTTACAATCATCTTTTCCTCAACTCAGGTATGCTTTTAAATTGATAAGTAGCGTAGTTTTCAAATTCATCGTAAACTCGCGCATAAATTTCTTCGCCACATGTTAACTTTTTGAAAGACTTCAAATCTCTTTCAGAAAAATCTATCGATACTCCATTGATGATTCCGGAGGATTTGGCTCCGCAACCTCGAAAATGAATTGAACCACCCGGAATAATAGCTTGGTCTTCTTTGTTAGAATAATTGTAAAATGATACACCAAAAGCTTTCTTTTTCGGATAGTAAGAAACTTCAATATTCTTTTTAAACGAACCGGTTGTTTCAACTAGCTTACCATCAATAGCGTAGATATTATCAGGATAGCCTGGGAGTTTTTCCCAGGCATTTACCGATAATGGTAGAGCTAGCAGAAATGCTGCTATTTTCACTTAGATAATCCCGCTATATACACCCTCAATAACGTATCACGATATTCTTCGCATACGTTTACATCAGGTGCATTATCACACAACGACTCAAGGTCTTTAGCCTTACGAGCCACCAAGGTAGACCATTTAAAGGCGGCTACCAGAATCAGTTTGTCCTTCAGCATAAGTTTTGTCAAAGTCAAATGACAAAATGTTCAAACACTCTGTATTAGTCTTAGTGCAGAATTGCTTTGCTAATACTAAAGAATCATCTTGTTCAGTAGCAAAATCAACTTTACACCCAGATAGAGCAAAAACTATTAGAAGTACAAACAACTTTTTCATTATTCCACCGTATAATGAAGTATTTTACGAGATTTCAAGTAATTCGCCTTTGCTAATACTTCAGAGGCGTACTTGTTGCCGGCTTTCCACTTGTTTCCTGCGTTGTATGACGCTATGGCTTTTCTCATATCACCGTTATGACGGTCTAACCAATAACTTAACTCAATATACGCCCAAGCGGCGGAGTGCTTCCGGCTCTTTGCCATGCGGATGATTTCAGCGTCTGTCATTGACCATCCGGCTTGTTTAACTCTTTCCCTAAGTGTAGGAAGATAATTTTGAAATATCCCGTAAGCTTGATGCCCATGTTTACCAGTTGTACGTAAGCCTGCAGAACTTTCCTGCCAGACTAGTGCAGCCATAATGTAACCAAGTCCATCATTGTCATAGCGCTTACTATGGTCTTTATACTTCCCATTCTTCTGAAATTGTTCACCAAACGAATATGCGTATTGCAAATTGTCGAGTTGGACATTACTGAAGGTGTGTTCGGACGCGAATCCTAGAGACGAAACTAGGAGTAACGCCGCGCATAGAGCTTTTTTCATGTTTACCTCAAATTAAAGATATAACTTGATAATCTTTGTGCTGATTTTACCTTTCAAGCGTTTATCATTTACGAATGCCATGCGACATTGCATGGAGTGACCGCGGAACGGATGTTCTGGGTTTGGTAGAGAGACAGTCATTCCAAGCCATAGAGTACCATCTGTGATTTCCAGACGTTGAGGTCTGTACTCTACTTCTGGGTCAATTTCCGATGGGTCAATTGGAAGCATCGGCATTTCTAAGAACTCGTGAATTTCTGTTACATGATTGTGTACTTTGTGGAACAGAGCGAACACATACTCTTCATCAATTTCTCTCTGGATAGCACGGTCCAGGAGGTGATTAGAATATTTAATAAAGAAAGCTGGAATACCAGCAGATGCGCAAGCACTACGTATAGAATCGTTTACACTCTTGAATTCAGTCTCAAAGCGACGACGTAGCTTGTTTCGGCGGATGAATACTTCTGGGTTAGTTGTCATTTTCAATCTCCTTTGTTGATAGGGCTATAGTATCATAGCCCTTGGAGAAAGTAAATAGTCAGTAGTTATGGTCATCATAGAACACTTGAAGCAGAACATTGCTACGCAGCTTCTTGGTGTCCGCGATGCGTTGACGGAGCTTGGAGATTTTGTCCTGAACAGCATTGAAAGCATCAGAAGTCTTAGGGTCATGAAGACCCATAGACTCATCCACAAGCTGCTCCATCTTTTCTTCCATAGCATTGATAGCTTCAGAGAAAGATTCGGAGACTTTGTTGCGGATAGACATTAATACTTTTCTTCTGGCTGAAATACTGAACGGCATGCCCACATAGAAGCTTCTTTCAAACGATCAATTGCATTACGAATCTGAGTGATTCTAGAATGAGCTAGATCGAATTCTTCGTCGCTTATAGTGTCAACATCCAAGTCCATGTAAACTTTGACATGCTCTTCTTCTAAGGCTTTGAAAATCAAGCCAAGACGTAATTCAGCATCTTTGATAGCATTCACTTTACCAATTTTGTCATCAGTGTGCGGCTTGTAACCTTTGATATCTTCAATTGACATTACATTTCCTTAAGTGAAAGTGCGTGAAATAACGTCGCGCTGTTGCTCTGGAGTTAGAGCATTAAAACGAACGGCATAGCCAGAAACACGAATAGTCAGCTGAGGATATTTTTCTGGATGTTGAACTGCATCTTCTAAAGTTTCTTTAGACAGCACGTTCACGTTCAAATGCTGTCCACCTTCAACTTTAACTGTAGGCTTGGTTTCAATTCCAATTTCACGAGATTCAAAACCAAAGAAAGTTTCTACATCAACTATAGAATCTTCTGGCAAAGTTTTAGATACAATCACACGGGCTTTATCACCATCTTCAAGATAAATTGTGCCTTTATGAGTGCCGTTCAAAATTTGATACGCGTTCATAGTAGTTCCTTATGGGTATTGAATTTCTTCGTCAGTCTCTTTATCATACTCACGAATTTTGATTGGTTCATTAATTCCGTAGCCACTTACAGTAAGGACCAGTTTTAGCGTCTTCCCACTGCATTGTTTTTCGTTCCACACGCCATTGGCATGTGCTTCCATTAAATCTTGTTCGCCTTGGTTTGAAAACCAGCCGCAGAAAGATTCAACCAAGTGGTCGGGGATGTCGATAATAATTTGCGCCATGTTGGCTCCAAAGGAAATGACCTTGCGGTCGTAAGTAATTAAGCTTGAAGTTTTGATGCCTTTGCATGGGCCAGAGATAAACTCTACTTCAAACCACGGATGCTCATTCATCAGACCCACATCTGGCGAAGTGCAGAGGAACAATGAGCCTTTAAAAGGTCCATCTAAAAATCGATACAGCTTTGGCTCAAGAACTGCCCCATCTGAAAATTTGATATGCAGAATATTAATCAAAGACTCTACATTGCATTTTCCAGTAGAACGCAAAAAGCGAATATATTCACCAATGGTTCATATCAAGGGCCAAAAGGCCCTTATTAAAATTTTCTTTCATCATTGCATTCCTATCACAAAGAATAATGGAATCATCTCTTCACCAGTAACGTGTGATTGATGAACACATGCATAAAATGGACCTTTGAAATGGGCTTCATAGAACTTTTCCATTTCAGGGAGTTTCATTGGTTCTTCTATAATATACAAGATTCTGTTAAGCTTTCGACCACGGGCCTTTGAACCACCATCGCTCAGAAAACTTCGCACAGTGTCCATGATAACCATGCGTTTGGCTTCATCTGGATTTGCTTGATGAATGAGTTCTTTCTCATAACAAGCTCTTATTCGTTTTGCGGTTTCTTCTGAATTTCGTTGATGAGTGCTAATAATCCATACAGTTCCGCCATCATGTAACCAATCTGCTGCAAATTCGGCAACAGCTTTAGTCTTGCCTGATTGACGTCCGCCATCGATTTTTAGCGTAGCATATTCGCGTAGAATATCTATAGGAGTGTAATGACTTTCTTTGAGGATTTCTATACAATCATCAGCACGGATTTTGAATGCGTGCATCAGGGATAGATATGGGGCAAATAGAGATTTTATTTTCATTTTGTTTACCGTTAGTGAGGGCCTTCCATGGCTCAAGAATTTCCATCAGCTAGCGGGATTGCTAGGACCCTGATTGTGACTGACTTTACCGCACTTGGGCTCGACCTTTTCACAGGTACCAGAAGCTACTTCACTCAGAGGACACGACGTTCATGAGGAGAGGTCCAGGTTGGCTTTTTAAGAGTAGATAGCTACTCCATAATGCTTGTACCACTCAGGGCGTTGAGCAATTTTCTCGTTTAAACGTTCTTGAGACAAACGAATAGCACGGTCAGTTGGAATATAGTCATTGCACCACTCGGGCGGAATGTCACTAATATCAACTGTTGTGTCTTTTATATTGAAACCTCGTTTCAAACATTCAGCAATGATAGCTTCTTGTCGCTTACGAAGAAATTCAAGTTTGTTATAAAAGAACGTTACATGGCCTGAACCAAGAATAAAGTGTTCAGAAATCTTAAACTGCCAGACCTTTTTACCATTAGCAACATGCTTACGAACAGCTCCAAAAACTCGTGGAAGCTCGCGGTATTCAGCAATGAGATGCTGGTCGGCTAGTTCAGAAACGAGTGTAAGATTAATGCGAGTCATAGTGTCCTCCGTTGGTTTAGGAGGACATCATATCACAAAATCTTTAAGATGTAAACTGTTAACTAAACGGGTCGTGAAGCTTATTACCAATACGACGGAACACTTTAGCTGCAAATTTATTGGAAGGGTTATCAACCATAATTTTGCGCATGTGACCGGTCGCGACTGTTCGAGCAGCCTTATAACCAGCAATGTTATCTTTCAAAGTAATTCGACCTTTTCCTTTAGGGTCGTCAATGGTCACTTTGTAAGTTCCCATATCTTCGCCAGGCTTAATTTCTTCAATCCAGATATAACCACCTGGAACTCGCTTTTGTTCAGCTGCTTCATTTAAAAATTCATTATAGGTTTTCATATGCTTTCCATGTTCCAACTCGGAATGTTTCAATTACTCGTTTAGCACGATTTGGTGTCTGACGATACCACTTGGAATTAGCAAGCTCTTTTGCAGCTGCTTCCCATTGTTTTGATTTAAGCAGACGCATTGATGCTGGGAAACCAGCTACACCTGTTACGCCCATCTGAAACACCATATTAATAAGTGCAGCGCGACGAACTCCATCAAGTACATCATATACTGGTTTTAATACAGCATTTCCGAGAATCCCTCGAGTTGCTTTATCGACGTCTTTCGCAAAAATAGCTTCTGCTTCAGCTTTTGTGATTTGACCATTACATGGACGCCCCACAAGCTTATCAAGTTCTCGTTTAGCAACATCAAGAGAAGGGTCACGTGTCAAAAGGTGACCAATACCGATTGTCCAAAAACCTTCGGTATCTTTATAGATTTTAGAATCGTATCCTTCATCGATACGAAGCATGCCAAAAATGTCCATGAGGACCTCCTATCAGTTGATAGGAGTATTTATTTAGCATTCCCAAAGAGCATCTTGAACGACCTTTGGATAAAGTTTCTGCATAACTGAGAAAAGACTTGGACCCATTACTACATTCCACATGCGTGGATGAATCAAAGCAAAAGCATCAATCTCCGGGAATTCATTTCTGTCTTCATCTGTATGATATGCCGTGCAAATACAATCTCTGAATTGAGAGTGTTCCACTGGGAACGGATATTCAAAGATATGTATATCTTTATTGCTAGCATAATCATGGCGGCCTAGGTCCACTAGATGTCCTGGATTATAATCGACGAATCCACTTTCTTCTCGACACTCGCGAACAGCAGCTTCGAGGGGAGATTCACCAGGTTCAATATGACCCTTTGGAATATCCCAACGAGATGGTCCACCGCCTAGTCCGGAATTAGTTACTCGACCCATGAACAGTTCTTTGTCTTTTGTAAAGAACAGAATGCCAGCAGAGACTTCTTTAATTTTCTTACTCAAATTTCACCCCAACTAATTTCACGAAGTCTTTGCATGATTGACTCAGCTTCTTCAATCGTATCTTCATCGCAGTCAAATGAACCTTCTACCATCCAATCACTAATTGGAGTGAACATTTCCAGGTCCGTTGACAGACGATTACGTATATCATCAACTGACTCTTTATCATTAAAAGAGTACAAGTAAGAATCAGCTGATTCAGATTTTACAAATACTGCAATACTCATACCTTTTCCTCTAAGAAGTCAGACAGTTTAAAATCTTTACGGTCCATCAGACCATAGTGAATGTTCTTCAGTGTATCGTACATATCCCAGTACTTTTCTTTAAGCATATTACCAAACGGTGGAATGTAAAGCTTATCCCATTTAGCAGCTAACTGGCCGTTGCGCATTTCTCCTGGAACATTTTCAACGATACGTAAAACTTTAACCGCAACTTCATAATCGGATGGAGGAATCCATCCCCAATTGTGATGGACTGAACCATTGATTTCGCCATTAAGCGAAGTAAAAATTGTAGCTGGACAACTCATCGTTCACCTCTAATACCTTGAATGAAATTTAAAGCATCTTCACCTGGTGGAATTTCTTTAGGCTTAGATTTCCGTTTAAAAAGTTTCCATTCTCGTTTTTGGTCAAAAGTTCCACGTTGAACCTGCCCAAGATAAAATAACCACTTTCCAATCCAGTAGAATGGAGTTAAAATGCCAGACATCCAACCAACAAAAAGTAATTGTTCACCATACAAAGGACTAAAGAAGTACAATCCCCAATATGTTCCAAATCCATAAAGCATTGTGAACATAAAGCAAATAATTATTGTACAAGCGGCCCATCCGAAATTATCATATGAACCAGCGTCTTGGAATCCGCGAAATAATGTTTTAATCATCGTTTAGTCCTACATTTTGAAATAAAATTCTCTAAATTTTGTTTGTTATCATAAGCAGCTTTGGCTTTAGTAAACAATTTAACATGAATTTTGCAATAACACCACTTAATAAAAGAACCAACAACAATGACAACGAATAGTGAACATAATGCGCTTAGTGGTACAGAGATAATCATTTCAGCTACAAATCCATTGAACCACCAAACTACGAAATTTGATATGAAAATAGTAAGTATAATAATTGCCCAACAAACGTCGTCTTCGTATTTCGACTTGAATCTATCTTCAATTTCTCGTTCAAAATGTCTGATATTCATTTTAGGATTGTATTTCATTTTTACCTCGGCATTCCGTAATGAATTCTTCTGATTCTCGAATTATTCTATTACGAAGAACTTTAGCATTCTGTTCAGCTAAACGTTTATTTTCTGGTCGCATCACCCACCAAATTGCGATGTCGTTAGATTTTCCATGTGACCAAATTAAAACTGGAATAGAAATAAGCATTGATGTTACAACCCAAATTGGAGCATAAACTCCATCATTTAGTATCAAAGCTGGAATAAAAATTATAAGCACTATTACTGAACTAAAAGCTAAAATTACCATCATGTGCCAAAAGTCTACTTTATATTCAAATTCTCTTAATTCACTTCTTGGTTGATATTCCATGATTATTTCCTCGCTCTACGGCAATCGTCAATAAAGCTTTCAAACCGTTCAGCTTTACCAAGCTTTGACACTATTCTATTTCTTCGCATGCCAATTAAGGTTTGTGCAATAAAATTAACAAATTCGCCAATCAGCATAACTATGATTGCAAACATTCCCCAACCAAAGCATGTGAACGCAGCCATTGCTCCAGCAGAGTCAGCTCTTTCTTCTTTTGGAAGATTTGTGATATCAGACCAGCCCAAAAACAAAATAATTGCGTATATTGACAATCCTATGACCCAGCAGAGCTTTTCATTTCTAGTCAAAATATATCTGACTTTTGTTGAAAGAGAATCTGTCTTAGCAATTTTAGCTTTAAGTTCATTTGAATTCATTTTATTTTCCTCATAGGGCCCGAAGGCCCTTTATCATTTGAACGGACGAATCATATCAAAGTTTTGTTTAAAGCGTTTGACATAATCTGTCTTTCCAAGTTTCTTATGCATTGCAACTATCTTATGGTAGTTTTCCCATGCATATTCACGGAACCATCCAGATGTAATGCTAGTACAAACTTTTTCCAAAGCGTACATAAATGAACCGGTAGGGTCCGGGTTGAAATTATTTGGAATTTGATGACGTTCTAAAGCAAGTACACAAGTTTCTTCATATACACCTGCAAGCTTGAGTTCTTCAGGAAGAGAATCAAATTTCTCTTTTGAAGTCATTACTTCAGAGCCATCTTTCATGTAAAAAGTATAAGCAGGACGACCAGCTAAAGCCACTGCTTCATGAATTGAATCGTGGTCATAGATGTAAAAATCATCTTTAAAGAAAGAATCTTTATCTACATCCAGATTAGGATGAGAATATGCTAATGTTTCTTTCTGACGCAGTTCAGAAATCTTTTTCAGTTTACTGTCTAAAACAATTCCTTTATTACGCAAGAAACGAATATGATGCATAGTCTTTTGGAAGAAACGAGTGTTCTTCTTGAATCGGTGAGACATTTTAATTGCTAAGCACATCTCAGGAGTTGCCCAGTACATCTGGGAAAGCGCATCATAGCATCCATTAAATACTGCGTAATGAGCAAGCAGTTCAGATGAACTCTCGTCGTTATATTCAAAAATGTATGCTTCAAAATAAGTCTCACGACCGTTGTGCATGCATTTGAAAGCTTGTACATTAGGAGATTGAACTTCAACCTCTGTGCCGTTCATACGGTTTTTGAAATGAAGCCATTCGCCTGGGGACGCAATGAAGTCCCAATCAGAGTTCTTAACATCACTATACTCAATTAGACCATGGTGATGTAGTGCTCGAGAACCAATAACCAGCAACATAATATTTTCCTCTTTAGACTGTAGAACTACTATAACACACTTGACTTCTGTTGTAAACGGTTCTTTCTCTGGTTCTTTCTACAAATTCTTATGAAATTTTCAATAGGTTCTTCTGGGGTCTTAATTGGATAACATTCTTTCCAATTCCAACCACCTAGCAAGTCAAAGATTTGGTCAGGAAGAGAATCCCATGGATGTTCTCTTTCACTGAGTTGAATTATGATGTCGCCAGCAGCTTCTCTGATTCCGGTATTAAGTTTTCCATTGCAAATTACAACATTCATGAGTGCAGAAAGACAACAACTATCATGGCTTCCATATTTGTTCGGATAGTAAAAATAATGGTCAATAATATAGCAGTAATTAGGATTTAAGCCTTTCATAGTGTTCCTCCAGTGATTCTGGGGAAACTTTTCAGTCTCCCCATATATTACCATTAACAGCTGCTAGTATACCACACAGAGCCGTCCTCGTTAACCCCAAAGGTCTCAGAGTTACCTTCGCCATAGCAATCAGAAGACTGCCAATCGTTAAAGGTCAGATATCCGCCAGAAACTTCCATGCCGAAAGAAGCTTCATTCGCCATAGTTTCAAGTTTACCAAGAAGTTTAGCTACTTCAACTGCAACTTCTTCGATTTCTTTACGTTTTTCTTCACGAGTTTTAGACATAATTTACCTTAGCACATATCAGAGGAAGAAAGCCAAACGCCTTCTACAAGTTTTTCATTTTCATCAACTTCTACACCATGATGACCTACAAGCCAATGAGCGTCATAGCCTACTGGATAATAAGTACGGCCGTTTCCATAATCACCTACATCAAAAGTCAAACAATGCTCATCAGCGATAACTTCAGCAGCTTGTTCAATTTCTTCTGACTGCTCCAGAAGTTTTGCAATAGCTGCTGCAGCAGATTTACGGTCGTTATATTCAGGAATTTCAATCTGAATTACTTTGTTCATTTCTTGTTCTCTTTGCAATCTGCCCACGGCAGTAGTTAATGAAATCGGAAACGTCCGCTCCGATATGGCTTCCAGGAACCTGTAGTTTTTCTACAAGATTATTCATTTCAGCTGAAAAATGCTTAACAAGATATTCTCGTGATGGGCCAACGGAATGATTGAGCTTCTTCAAGATTATTATCAGCAATAAATGAGAAAATAAACTTTCCACCACGAGTATTGTAGTGAACTTCAATAGCTCCACAGAACCAATGACCCATTGAATAACGGTGTCCTTCGCCTTCTTTTCTAACTTCAGAAGTCAAATTATTCAATGAAATTGATGAATAATGATATGAATGCGCACCCTTATAAGCAATACTGCATCCGTCAGCAATTAAAGCAGAAAGCATACGACGAGCATCTTTCAAGCTGTTGATGTAAACGTGGCCTGGAACTTTTCGTTCTTTAAGGCTGATGATCGTCCAATACGCAAAGAACAATCATCGTATGCCGGAGCCAAAGGTTCAATGATATTGATTAAACGTTTTGGCATACCAGAATATTCTAATTGGCTACGAACATATTTCCCAAACTTATTTCCAGTACCCTTTGTGATAACTTTAGACTCTTTCTTAGGTTCATTAAAATCATCATAAAAAGCCATAATCTTCTCCTCTATTATCCCGGAAACCGGGGATTTCTCCCCGGTGTATTTCTTAGCCTTTCAGACTTTCCAGATATTCCTGGAGGTCAGCGGTGGTGGTTTCAATACCAGCCGGAGTGGTGTTGAAGGTATCAATACGAGACAGAGTAGTCTGTACATCAACTTTCATCAGAGATGCAGATTCGATGATATCTGCTACATTGTCCAGACCCATGGAGTTAGCGGCGCGAGTTTCACGGATGTACTCGAGTTTCACTTTAAGGTCTTCGCGCTGATCGTCCAGAGCTACAACAGTATTTTCAATTTCAGTGAGCATCTGTGTCAGTTCAGTTGCTTTGTTACGCAGAGCTTCTGCGGTACGACGATACAGAAGACCGAGTTTAGCATGGGTCTGTACGTCAGCGTTAGGATTTTCAGCCAGAATTCGGCGAATTTCTTTTTCTTTACTTTCAGCTTGTGCATCTTTTTCTGCAGCAGCTTTAAGTTTATCGTTAATTTCACGTGTTGCTGTCACATGACGAGGTTTCAGTTTATGAACTTCAGAGATAATATGCTCAGCAGCATGTGTCATCTGGTCTTCTACCGAAGTGTTCTTGGTCATGAAGGTGCCCAGTTTAATGCGGATGAATTCAACAATTTTCTTCAGAATAGCCATGTTTATTTCCTTTCAGTTTAAAGTAGAGTTATTTTAAATCAAATTTTTAAAGCATTACTCATATGAATTGATGAGTTCTTCCATAAAATCTAAAACTTCGTTATCAATAGCAGCATAATCATCTGCATCGTACTTTTTCCATTGCATCTGTAACAATGCGAGTCATTGAATCAAGAGCAGCCTTGCGTTCTTCACCCGATGGAAAGTTTGGAGTTTTACCAAACAGACGAGAAAATGAACTAAAATATGCTTGTGCTGCAACTCGGGCTTTATCAGGATAATGCATGTTGTGTTCCTCACATACGATGACCGATTACCAATTGAGCTGTAGGCCAGTTAGTAACAGAATACTCGATTACGTCTTTGACATCTTTAGCTTCAACAATGTCAGTCACATGATATTCATGGTCACCTGTATTCAGGATTGCACGATAATGAGTAACTTCACCGAAATTGTTAGTAATTTCGTGGATTGTAGAAGTGTTAAATTTCATTTTATTCTCCGATTCAATTTTGTTTTGATGAGGTAATAATACCACACTACCTCATCATTGTAAACAATTTTATTTCATTCTGTTGAAATATTTTTCAGCTGCTTCGTCATCTTTATGGTAGGTCTTAGTCAAAGCTACCGGGCGAACGTTGAAAGTGTTAAGAGAATCACGAGCAATCACGATAGTAAACCAACGGCCATCATCATTACCTAAAGCAGCATAACGATAAGTGTCCCATACGAATTGCTTAATGCTTTTGATATCGTTCAAAGAATTTGCTAAATCTGAATGACCGTTCTTAGCGAGTTTTTCTGGTGATGATGTTGAACATTTTCTTTACTCCGTTTGTTTTTGATGGAGCTATAATAACACATCTAGAACCAATGTAAACGGCAAGTGAAAAAATTTTTTAAAGATGGATTTGGATTCACCAGAACGGCTGAGAGGAACTTTCTAGAAGAGAATGATTAAACCATTGGCTATACATATAAAAATGCCCTGAGTGTCATAGAGATACCCAGGGCATTAAAATTACTTAGTTTCTACCTTTTTGAGTGCTTTGGCACGAACGTCCACACGGTGCGCCGACTCTATATATTTGCGAACTTCTTTAGCTATTCCAGCAGTGTAAGCCACAGTTTCTACGGTTGTATACAAGTCCATCAGCTCAGGAGTGTCGATGTTGCTGATGTTACGACCTCTGCGGATTTTAGCAAACTGAGTTTTAAGTGCAGCACCATCTTTAGAAATTTCATTGAGAAGAGCGAGAATCTTCTCATACTTGTTTACGATGCCTTTAACGTCAAACTTGTAAAGGTCTGCGCTAACTTTAGTAGCCGGCGTCGCTTTAGGTGTCTGAACTGGAGCTGCAGGTTTAACTGCTGGTGCCGCTTTAGGAGCAGGAGCTTTCACTGTAGCAGCTTTAGGTTCTTTTGGTGCTTTTGCCGGAGATTTAATGCCTCTCAGAGTTTTAAAAGCATTTTGTACTTTGTAATAATCTTGTGGATTAGAAGTTCCAATACCATAAAGTTTTTGGACTGATGCAGCAAATTTCATGAAGTCGTTACGTTCGCCAGGAGGAACTAAATCCATAGCACTCTGCCACTTCATTTTAGTCATGCGTTCGCCAGCTTCAGTAATCATGTCATATTCTGACTCTGTAATAAATTCTTTAAAGTTAAGCATAATAGGGTTCCGTGTTAGTTATTGTTGTATTTATATGCAACAACGCCCCGTCCGAAGACAGGGCGCAAGAATCGACAGCACCACCTACTGGCAGATGGCCTGCAGAAGTTCGTTCCCAGCGACTCGGAGGCATCAGTCTCGCCCCTGGGAATATAGCGTCGTGGAGGTGTCACTTTGCAGGTGATTAACAACCGGTGGCTCCGCGGAACCGTTGCGGCAAGGGCTAGCCTTCTCTTCTAACACGACGTCTTCATACGAGAGCTGCAACTCTCTGTATTAGCTTAGATGCTTAACCGCATCGCAATCGTAAACAAAATAACTCGTTCCATATGGGTCAGAGATATTATTGAAATAATCATAAACTTTCTGTTCAGCTTCTCCATCAGAGTCAGCATCTACTGTGAACAGTTCTTCTTTAATTCTTCCGCCGTCTTCCATGTATTCTGCGATTTTATAACGTACTTGAACTAAACGCATTGTGTTTTCCTCATTTGGTGCCGGTTAACGGATTCGAACCGCTGACCCTCTCATTACAAATGAGCTGCTCTACCAACTGAGCTAAACCGGCTTGGTGCATCAAGAGGGATTCGAACCCTCAATCCTTTCGGCGGGAGATTTTAAGTCTCCTGTGTATACCAGTTCCACCATTGATGCGAAATTTGGAGCTAGGAGTGAGATTCGAACTCACGAAGGGATACCCGGCGGATTTGCAATCCGCTGCCTTTGGCCACTCAGCAACCCTAGCAAATTGGTCGAGGTAGAGGGATTCGAACCCGTCGACCTGTGGATTAGAAGTCCACTGCTCTATCCAGCTGAGCTATACCCCGAGTGTGTTCAGACAGGACTCGAACCTGTAAGCATGTTCTTGCGGCGTTTTACCACCGTCGTCAGCATATGATTCAATATGCGAACTCAAAAGGTGTTGGACCCCTTGTCTACCAATTCCAGCACTGAACAACTTTATTTATTACATATCAACCTGTGTAAACCAGTTGATTTTGAAATACTCATCAAAATGAAGAGCAGGTTCAACTTGAGTATCTTCCTCAAGAAGAATTAAATTCTTTCTTACAATCGGGTCAAGATGAGTTGTGTTTAAGCAGCTATCATGCCAATATGTAAGAACTCGATTTGATTCAGTATCAACGAGATAACGAACATTCATATCAGGATGTCGGTACAGATTAATCATAATCTATTTCTCTTGAAGCATTTTGCGTAAACGATAGAGCTGATTACAAAAATTCCTTTTCAGTCAAAACTGTTTCAGAGATTTTGTTCTTGCCCATACTGTGGGTTAATGTTGCGTTACGAGTAGCAATCAATGCTTTTTGGAATCCAGTGTTTTGAGCAAGTGCGTCATAAGCTCCAGTTAAAAGATTCTGGTATGCTTCAGATGCTCGATGAATAGGAACACCCTTCCAGTAAAGCGTTTGAGTAGGCCACCAACGTTTCTTCTTGCCTTTAAACTTTGCTGCCTTTCCAACCAAGGTGCAAACATGAGCTTGCATTTCAGGGTTAGAAAATTTGAGGGATTGTAAGAAACCCTCCATTGAGGCACATTCTACGCCGTCATAAACGAAAGCATGTGGTGCAAAGTTACTTAAAGCACAAGAAGGATATGAACTTCCAGAGCCAATGTCCATTTAATTACCGTGAGATATTCTAGAAGGTTTCTTACCAAAATAATATTCATATGAGCCATCTAAACGACCTGCTTTAGTGCGGCAATATGAATCCCATTTCTTATAATGCCGCCATTCATCATTATATCTTGGATGACGGTCAGCAATTAAAATCTCTAATGGCCAACCAGGCGCAAAGGAACGGAGCCGTTCGACCTTTCTAATGTATCTTTTCTTTAAGATTTTCTTCATATAGATTCCGACATTACGTGAGTAGTTCTCTTTCTGATTGTAAATTGAGTTAATTCATCAACTTCACCACAACGCCAAGCGTCATCTTCAGTTTCAAAACCAAGAGCCTCGAATAAGTTGCCTAAACGCCAACCTTCGTCAAACTCGGGGTCTCCTGAAAAATAGTAATAGTAATCACCAGTTACTAAATCTTGAATTAACAAAATCAAACTTTTCCATCAGATACTTACCACAGTAATAGCTTCAGGAGCTTTAGGAATAACGATATCTTCTTCAATGTAGAAGAGCTTAAATGTTTCAGCTACACGCATAAAGTCAATATCATAACCGACTGGAGTTCCAATCAATTCTTGAATCTTATCCATCACTTTATACTGAACTTGATAGAAATCTTCAAGACGAGCATCGAATTCGTCTTCAGTATAATCACCTTCTGGGATTACAAAGCCAAGCACTTCTGAACAGAACTCTGGAGTGATTTCTTCATTTTCAACACAGTATTCAAAGAAAGCATCACCGGAATAATCTTCATTACCCATTCCATTAGGGTCTGAATTATCAGATGCAAAACATTTAGCAACGGCGCACCAGCCTGAAACGTGTCTAGCATTTACAGCATAAATCACATTCTCTTGATAATCATCGCCATCGTTTTCCCATGATACACATGATACTGCATAACCTTTAGGGATAGTTTGACCAAAAGCGGAGTTCCATAATATTTCCTTCAATTAAATGGTGGAAGTGGTTTCATGTATAAATCTATCAACATTCTCCATTTAGCAATTACTTTAGAATACGGAGATTTATGAGAGAATTGCGAAATGTCAGAATAATCAAGTTCAGGCAGTGGAGTTAAATGACCCATCAGCTCACGAGGAAATTGATGAAAACAATTCATCAAATCTTTGTAAACATAATCAAGTAAGTCTTTAACATCAAAGAATTGGGTATTTAGTCCTTCTTTGGAATAACGATATTTCAGAAATTTCCAATGGCCAGACTTAGAATCTTGAGTAAACGCGTAATCACTATGAAGCATGATATCGCGAACAAAATCTTCAGAAAAGAAGATGGAGTGAGTGCAACCATAATAAATCATAATATTTTCCTCAGAATTTGGTGACCCCAGCAGGACTCGAACCTGCAACCTAGCGATTATGAGTCGCGTGCTCTAACCAATTGAGCTATAGGGCCAAAGTCCTCCTAAGAGGACCGAGGGTATTAATTCAACCATGAAATCTGCTACTTCATCAAAGTCATTATTAATGACAACAGTAAATGGCAGAGCTTCATCGCTTGTTTTGATAGTCAGCTTAACAAAACCATCAACAGTTTCAACCAAACCAACGATTTTATCTGAACGCACTACAGCACGAGCTACGTCAACAATTTTGCCAGTCATTGCAAATGTAGCGATTTGGTTAACTTCAACAACGATACGTTTCATTCTTTTTCCTTAGTGGTTTTGATGTAGTAATAATAACATCATTATTTTAAAGCATAATATCTAAACGGGTTGATGTGGAATGATAACATTGCTCTGTCATTCTTTTCAGGCTTATCAACTTCAGATTTCAGTTTCCACCCGCAGTAAACTCGTAAGCAGAATTGAATTTTTCCAATTTTAAGCCAAGGCTGATATCCAAATACACCCCAAGCCGATTCATTCCACATGAGCAGCCAACCATTAGATTTACCATTAGATTCTACAGTAGGATTACCCTTCCATTTAAACTCTGAAGTAGCTTCTCGCCCAAGAACATAATAAGCAAAGTTATATGCTTTATTTCGCCATAACCATGCAACGCGTTGCATATATTTTCCAACGACCGGAATTTTACGAATCTTTTCCCAGCGCTTAATATGACCACCATCTCCGTCAATTGGATTATCAAATGTCATCATCCAATTGAATCCGTATGGAAGTTTTCCACTAACTTCATTATAGAATGGAACTACAAATGGAGCAAGCAAAATAGCTAGCGCACCAGTAATCCAATCAAGTGGTACAAGAACAATATAACTTAAGTATTTTAGCAGTTTCATAGTAGTCTCCTTTGACACTCTATTTATGCTAAAAAGCCCCGAACAGATTTCTCTGCTCGGGGCGTTGTTTGGTGGGAAGTGTTGGAATCGAACCAACCTCTCATGCTCTTCAGGCACGCGCTAATCCATCTCAGCTAACTTCCCTTGGTCTCCATGCGAGGATTTGAACCTCGGACCCTCCGGTCCCAAACCGGATGCTCTACCAAACTGAGCTACACGGAGTTTATTTGGAGCATCCAGAGAGAATCGAACTCTCATCTACTGGGTGGAAGCCAGTCATAATAGCCGCTATACGATGGATGCAATTTGTACGGAACGCCTGGATTCGAACCAGGTTAAATTGCGATTGACGTCACAATTTATCTTATGAAGGCCATGCCTCTACCATATCCGAACGTTCCGTCAAAAACGCTACTCGGCTTACGGCTTAGGCAATTCCTCGAACCGATAATTTGGCAGGCCCCGTAGGAATCGAACCCACGTCACTGAGGTTGGAGCTCAGGATAATACCACTATACGAGAGACCTAAAATGGAGGAAGCGGTGGGATTCGAACCCACGGACCGTATCACTACGGCCTCCGGTTTTCAAGACCGGTGTAATAAGCCGCTCTACCACGCTTCCGAATTGGGGTGACCGATGGGAGTTGAACCCATGGCTACGAGAATCACAATCTCGAGTTCTACCAACTGAACTACGGCCACATCAATATTCACTCCAGCAATCATGATGCCTTCACACGAAATTGAGAGAAGAGTGATCAGTTCAACCCTTGTAGACGCGTCAAGTAAATATTGATGTGACAGCTTATTTAAGAAGAGTGAGAGTCCCAGTCTTGTACGGAGTAACCATTTATGCATTGGCAGCTATCGCGCGATTCGCACTTCCGATAAATGGACTTACCGTTACACTCTAATTTGGCTGGGGTACCTGGACTCGAACCAGGGAATCGTAGAATCAAAATCTACTGCCTTACCAACTTGGCTATACCCCAATTATTTGGAGGCGGGTGATGGACTCGAACCATCGCGTAACGGGATATGAACCCGTCATTCTACCAACTGAAGTTAACCCGCATCTATCCGGATTCTTGAAGTACTAACAAGTAGCTTGATGTAGAACACGCTAAAGATATAATCTTCCGAATATAGAGCTTATCCCGTGGGAACAAACAGCTTCGTCCTCGGCATTATCTTATAGGACTCAAACTCATCTTCAAGAACTGCCTCGTATTTGGCGGACCTAACGGGATTCGAACCCGTGACTCTCGCGTGACAGGCGAGTATTTTCACCGCTGAAACTATAGGTCCAAATTTACTTTCGTGAGTATGGGATTACCCTCAAGCCTTCCGGGAAAGCTGAATAGGCGTTATTGGCTCTCATATACCCGTGCACAGATATAATCTTCATTAACGCAATAACTTCATCAATATACTCCGAAAGTAAACTTTCGGCGCCGTATTTAATTTGGACTGTGTAGTTATCGTTGAGGGAACTCACAGACAGGGATTAAAGTGCCGACGACTTATCAGAACGTCTTCTGATTTCTATATTTGGCGGGTCGTGCAGGTATCGAACCTGCCTAGTCATTTCTGACACGGATTAACAGTCCGCAGCTTACCCTCTCAGCCAACGACCCAAATTTGGTTCTCCGTAAGAGAATTGAACTCTTCTTTCCGACGTGAAAGGCCGGCGTCCTAACCGATAGACGAACGGAGATTGGTAGGACGTGAGGGAGTTGAACCCATCGACATTCCGATTAAAAGTCGGATGCTCTAACCAACTGAGCTAACGTCCTGTAGATATTTATAATAACAAAAATATCTTTAAGCAAATTGGTGGGAATAACTGGACTCGAACCAGTGGCCTAACGATTATCGGTCGTTTGCTCTACCAACTGAGCTATATTCCCTGAATTTGGTGGGGAGTGATGGAGTCGAACCACCCGAGTCGCAATGACAACAGATTTACAGTCTGCACCGCTACCTCTACGGAATTAACTCCCCGAAATTTATTTAAGAACTGTTGAGTTTCATCGATTTAACCAAGAAAACTTGGTGTGGTGAACGAAGTGAACCTTCAATAGTGCGATGTTCTGGAAAATTGGTTGAAGTCTGAAAACCAGCTACACGGTAACCTTGCTCAGTCCATCCTAAAAGGATACCAACCATACAGCCAGAATATTTTCCGCTTTTATCCAAAGCTACAATATCACCAGGAGCAATTTCATTACCCATTGAATCAGGCTTAATCCATTGTGGAGTAACCAGTTCTATAGGTATATTTATACCGCTTGAAAAGCTGTAATATTCGTCTGAACGTAAGCCCTGAATGCTTTTAAAGACTTTATGCCAAGTTTTACTGATGCTCATAATGTTCTCTCGCAGTGTTTTGGTGAATCAACGATAATTCATCGAAGATTGACTTCATTGCATTTTTCACAAAAATTTTTTCAGAAGGCTCCATCGACGTATTGTTGATGATTCTCGCCATTCGTTCTTTAAGCTTCTTTTTCCGATTCCGGACCGTTTCCTTGGAAGCGGTCCTCATGTGAGCAAGATTAGTCATCATGTTCAGTCGATAGATTAATAATAACAAGTAGCTCTTTAAGCATTTAACCGCGTTTATACGCGTGATGAATCAAAATACCAAGTACACCACAAGAAACTATAACGCTTTTAATAACAGTTAAAACAACGCCAGTAGCAACGCCGATAAGAATCCAGTCAAACTTATTCATCGGAGAATCGACATCATAAGTTTTCTTAACCCATGCTTTAGCTTTGGTGTACAGTTCTTTAATTTGGTTCATTTGCAATTTTATCCATAACGAATGAAATGATACCAGCAACGAGTGTAAGTACTACGCTACTGATGAGTTCAGAATTTGAAAGGAACGGCCATCCGAAGATTGAAGTTCCAAGTGCTCCCAGGGTTACTACAGTAAAGATGTTTCCGATGATTTCGCAACGTTTCATTTTTTAATCTCCTTGTGTTGATAGGGCTATAGTATCATAGCCCTCAAGGAAAGTAAACGGCTAAAACTATTTTATTCCGCGCGATGCAATTGTGTTCTGTCGTTTAACACCAGTTTGTTTAAAGTCATGATTGTCGATTTGATCAGTACGAGCAACGCCAAATGATGATTTGATCTTAGCTTTAGAGCCTTTAGTTATAGAAACAAACATCTCAGAAGAGCCTTTCTTAAAGTCCGAGGCGGATACTTCAACGCCGTTCTTAGCAAGTGACTTCAGAATTGCCTCTGCATACTCATCATCAAGACTTGCTTGAGTATTAATGACGAATGTCTTTGGCGCAGTAGCTTCGTTGATAAATTCTTGATAGGTTTTCATTTAAGGTCTTCTGCCCAATCTAGTTTAAGTGGTTCTTTGTATTCACGGTCCAGTACAACTGGTATCTGAACTTCACCCTTGAATGATAAAGGACCTACGTTATAAGACAACGTAATGTGAGGAGTGTAGTCAGGAAAATCATGCGTTGCACCTAATGCACGAGCATAACGATGTCGATGCTTAAGATATTCAGAATCTAGCACCAACACAAGTACTGGTGATTCTCCATGGTCCCAAACCTCAAGATGTCCTTTACGAGCGACCTCAAAGCTACCTGACGAGCATGTATAAGGTACATTTACTCTTGAATAGCAAATCGTTGAGTGAATTTTGTGTCTAGGAACTGGATTAGGAACCTTCAACTCTCGCTGAAGGCTCTCAATAGCATCCAATGTTAAATCGGAGAATTTAGCTGCAACGTATAATCCAGAACCGAGGTCCTGGAAATTAATCATTCAACTTCAGGTTCAACTTCATCAAGTTCAAGCTGTTCTGGAACCAAAGCACGAACTGCTTCAACAACCGCTTTGATTTCTACTGAACCATTTTCATCGCCGGTAACACCAACGAGTTTGATGATTTCCTGGAAGCCAGCAGACAGATTCTGAATAACTGCTTGAGCCTGTGAAATTTCTTCGTTTGCGTCAAACAGACGAGATTTCAGTGCAGTTACAGTACCTTCCAGTTTTTGGATTTGTTCGCTCATTTAATTACCTTTTCAATTTTAGAATAGAGGTCCTCTAAAGAACCATCGTTTGTTATTACAATATCACCGTCTCTGATTGGTAAACCAGCTTCAGTGATGTGAGTATCTTGTGAACTTTCACTATCTGGACGAACTACATGAATTACTGTAGCACCCATCGCCCGAGCAGCATCGAGTTCATGGTCCTGACGAGTATCTGGAACAATGTAAAAATCCAGGTCGTCATGGAAGCTATCGACATAATCAATAGCGAATAACTTCAACCAATACATGCGGTCAACCATGTTGCAGAAAATATCAGTCCCAAGGGTCTGCATGAGACGACGTACTGTCCATGGTTTGGTATTTTTATTTATTAGGGCTTCAATCTTGGTATTTCCACTGAATGAAAAATCACCATTGTCATGAATGAAGAACCCGTTTTCTCTTTTTCCAGCTTTTAATTTGCGGTCCAAAAGACGATAAACACACCGTTTCATGTAATCGATGACGTCTTTGTTATTCAGCAACAGAATCTGTTCGCGGTCATAACCTTTACCTTCAAAATCAAGGCGGTTCAAAGATACACCAGTTTTTTGGGTCAAATCTGGATTCCAGCAATCAGCTAATGTATCTTTAATTGGACCAGCAAGCTGGAACTTTTTAGTTTTGTAGTTATTCGCAAGATAGTCAGCGGTGGTATCTTTACCTGACCGTTTCTTACCTATGATGAAAATAAGTTTCATATTACCTCATAGAAGGATGCATTCCAACAGATGAACGAGACTGAGCAGCCTGTTCGATATTTTGTTTACCTACTATGATTTTACCATCTTTTTCTATTTGCAAATACTTGAATGGGAACATTGCAGTGCAAATAACAGCTGGGTCAGTATCTTCAGTATAGCTGAATTCTACTTCGCCTAAATCAGAACACCAAGCTCCATAATAATGAAAACTCATTACAATTTTCTTCTTGGAGTTATCAAGCATATGCACAGAAACATGAGGTGGAACGAATCCGGGTTTCCACGCTTGAGAGTTAAAATCTACGTAGTTGTTAATCGAAAGCATCCATTGATACATCTGAAGCCAAGAGTTTAGGTCTTCATCGACTAAAAAGCGTATGACCAGTGGGTCATGCTCAAAAGTTGAGCCTGGCAGTTGAGAACGTGCTAGACCACCTTGTCCAGATGGAGTTTCAGTGATAGGGATGCGTATACCTGGTATATTAGCTGATTGCACGTTAAGCGTAAAAGCTTTTGTCAATCCAGCATCAGGAATATCTACTATAAAGTTAGTAATATTCGTTTGGTTAAAAAGTTGATTGGCGTCCAATTCGCTTTCCTTCTGAAGTAGTTATAATGGTTTTGAGTTCTTCCGGAGCAATCAATATCAATCAATCCGGAAGAAGATGGATTAAGATTTCCAAACAGCAGTAGCAGAATAACGTTTGCCTTTTGACATGAAACTGTTGAGTTGGTAACATAACAACGTTAGCCCAGTCTGCTGGCTTAATTTCTACTAAACTTCCTTTGATATGACCAGGAAGATAAGCTTTAATCATCTTATCCGCGCCAGCGAAACCCTTAACTTGACTCCAATTAATCTTCAACTTAGTTTTGTTAGTAATAGTCGGAGTGTTAGCATATTGCTTTAGCAACTCTTCGAGAAACTGTTGTCGTGCTTTTGGTGGAATATAGTGCAAGTTCAAGCCATACATCAACGTAGTTGAGCCTTGTTTACCCAATCCCAAATAAATAATCAATGGAAATCTATCCCAGAATGGAAGTGTGTCTTTATGTTTAGCATCATACATATAAGCATAAAGTTTTCCTGGAGTAGGTTTTGATACCTGATGACCACGAATATTTTTCTTCATTGTCTCGTTGAACCAACGAGCTGACTTATTGTTAACAGCTGCGCCTTCGTTAGCAATCTTTTGACGAATGCTCTGACGGAAACTGTTAATCATCACAAGTTGTCTTTCTTGACGAGTAAGTTTCTTTGGATTCTTTCCTTCGAGTTTAGCAACTTGAACAGCTGTCTTAATTCTCGAAGAATATCTGCTCATAGCTTTTGTGAATGTAGCATATTTTATGCCTTTTTCTTCGGCAAAAGATTTGGCGGTGGCACCTTTCTTTTTCGCTTCAGCATATTCTACACCTATCTCTACCCATTTTCTTTCGTCTTTAGGGACTGTTCGAGCTATCGGTTGAGCACCTTCATTAAGCAATTCAAATATAGCCATTAGCCTTTCCACCCTAATCTCTTCAGACCATCTTCTGTAAGCAATCTGAATTTGATGTTATTCTTTTCAGCAACCTTTTGAGCAGCTGTCCATTTATCCTGATTCACGCTCCACGTGTATATCTCATCGATATATCTTTTCTTTGCTGCTGTTGTAAGTTTAGCAGGCTTTGGAGGCGGTTGAGTCTCTTTCTTTGGTTTAACTTCAACAAAGAATTCTTGGCCATTTACATCTCTGAACCAAAAATCCATAAAGTATCTACGTTTTTTACCATCCGCATTACAGAAATAAGGAATAACAACTTCTTCACTATTCCATTTAACTATTTCTGGATTTGCATCGAGCCATTTCATGAACCACGACTCCCAGGATGAGCGATATGTAATTTTACGAATATCACCCCTGTACTTTTCATGGTTCTTAGGCATGAATTTGCCGGAGTACGCCATTTCATTTTCCTCTAATAAATAATATTACTATTTATAAAGTGGAGGCTTTATGTTATTCAGCTTTTTTGACCCTATTACATACACCGCTAAAACGGTTGATGAAAACGCTAAGCCTATTTCCATGACAGACATTTTCAGAAACTATAAAGCATACTTCAAAAGAGTTGCTGCTAACTATCGTCTGCGCACATATTATATCCAAGGTTCTCCACGACCTGAAGAGTTGTCTAACATCATTTATGGAAACCCTCAATTGTATTGGGTACTTCTGATGTGTAATGATAACTATGACCCTTACTACGGTTGGATTACAAGCCAAGAAGCGGCTTATAGAGCTTCTGAACAGAGATATGAAAATGCTGGTGGAAATCAGGTGTTGTACCATGTTGATGCTAAAGGAGAAAGATACTATAACTTAGTAGAATCTGAAACTAATCCAGGCACATGGTATGACAAAGGAGATACTCTTCAAGAACATCCTCAATATCAAGGTGCTTTAGCAGCTGTAGATGTTTATGAAGCAGCTATTCTTGAAAATGAAAAGAAACGTCAAATCAAAATTATTTCTCCTGCTGATATTGACACTTTTATTGCAGACTTAATCCGTGAGATGGAGATTGCATAATGGAAATGATTAGTAACTCTCTTCAATGGTTCACAGGGGTTGTTGAAGATAGAATGGACCCGCTTAAGCGTGGTCGCGTACGCGTAAGAGTGCATGGGCTTCATCCATTCCAGAAGACTCAAGGCCCAGTAATGGGTGTTCCAACTGAAGACCTTCCATGGATGAGTCCAATATTTCCTGTAACATCTGCAGCTATTTCTGGTGTTGGTGGTTCAGTTACTGGCCCCGTTGAAGGGACTCATGTGTATGGTCATTTTTTAGACAAATACAGACAAAACGGAATTATTCTTGGAACGTATGCAGCAAACGCAACTGCTCGTCCAAATAGAACTGAAGGATTCTCTGACCCGACTGGACAATATCCTCGATATCTTGGTAATGACACTAACGCATTGAACCAGGGTGGAGTTGAAGGCGACGATTATACCGCGAATATAGTTCAAGATAGTAACCTTGACACTGGTATTAATCCAGATGATACTGACCTTTCTAATATCCCGGAAGACAATAATCCGAATTACACAATAGAAGCAATGCTTCGTCGTGACGAAGGTCTCCGTTTGAAAGTTTATTGGGACGTTAAAGGATACACAGTTGGTATAGGTCATTTTATCGGTGAATTCTCTCAGGGAGACATGGCTGGAGCAAATAAAGCTCTTTCTAAGCAAATAGGACGAGAAGTGACTGGAAACCCAGGTTCTATTTCAATTGATGAAGCATCTATGCTCTTTGAACAAGATGTTGCTGAAAAAGTTCAAAAAGATATTAAAGCTAACTCTGCTGTTGGTCCAGTTTATGCCAAGATGAATAAGTCCCGTCAAATGGCTTTGGAAAATATGAGTTTCCAGATGGGTGTAGGTGGTGTAGCTAAATTCACTGGCATGCTCGCGGCTATGTTCATTGGTGATTGGAAAACTGCCTATAATGAAGCAAGAAATTCTCGTTGGTTCCAACAGACCAAAGGACGAGCATCTCGTGTTTCAATGATTATATTGACCGGTAACTTGGAGTCATATGGTATTCCAGTATCTCCTCCAAGCCCAAAAAGTTTATCAGCGGCTGCTGTAGCTATGGCAACTGGGTCATCTGACCCGTGGGGACCACCAGTTCCTCAAACCGGAAGAATACTTTTTAAAGAACCGCCATCGTCATATAACGGTCAATATCCATATGTCCATACAATGGAAACTGAGTCTGGACATATTCAAGAATTTGATGATACTCCAGGATATGAACGTTATCGTATTGTTCATCCAACCGGAACATACGAAGAAGTTGCTCCTGACGGACGAAGAACAAGAAAAACTGTAGGCGACCTTTATGATATGACCGGTGGTGACGGAAATATTTTAATTTCAGGCGATAAGAAAGTCAACGTCGGTGGTGATGAAACTTATTACAATATGGCTAATAAGATTAATCAAATCGATGGAAACAATACTCTCTTTATTCGTGGTGATGAAACTAAAACTATTGAAGGCGACGGAACCCTTTATGTGAAGGGTAATATCAAAATTGTTGTTGATGGAAATGCTGATATTCTTGTGAAAGGCGATGCAAAAACACAAGTTGAAGGCAACCACGACTACACTGTCAATGGTAATGTCACTTGGTCTGTTAAAGGTAACGTGTCAATGAATGTCACCGGAAACTGGGCTGAAACTATGCAGACAATGAGTTCTAAAGCATCTGGTCAGTACACTGTCGACGGTTCACGTATCGATATCGGTTGAGGTAATAATGATTGACATACTTCCAGTAAACACTGAACTGCCTGATATTCAAGAAGGCGGTTCAGTTAATCAAACATTCACAGCTCAATTAGAAGCAACAGACACATTAGAGTCTATAAATATAATTGATTTTCAACCTACTCCTGGGATTATGGTCTCAGGAGCCAATTACAAAGGCGTATATGAAAGTGTCTTTTCCTTTGGAGGAGATGCTCTTAAATATCGAGAAGGTGATGAATTTAAAGTAGCACAATCGTGGGAATCTTTACCACCTTCTGGTACAGCCGATTTATACCTCTGGAAAGCCCCCTCTAAACTTGAGAGGACATTTACGTACACAGTTAAGGTTATATATTGGAGACAAGGCGAAGACACTACAGGACCATCTGGTGAACCTGTCACACCTCCTCCAGTTAAAATGGAAATGACCAAAACTTATTCTCAGTTAGTGTATGGTAATTGGAGCAAATGGGCTGAACAACTTCGCTCATACGTATATGCGAGACCATAAATGGCCGGATTAAGTTATGACAAAGCTTTAACTGCAGGCCACTCTGCTTATCCTCCAACGCAAGTAAATGCGACTCAAGGAAAAGTATTTGTTGGTGGAATTGCAGTTCTAGTAGATGGAGACCAAATAACTCCTCATACTAAAACAGTTAAACCCTACGACACTCACGGGGGTTCTGTTCAACCTCGTACAAGTAAAGTGTTCGTTACAGGAAAGAAAGCCGTTCAAATGGCTGACCCTATTTCTTGCGGTGACACTGTAGCCGAATCGAGTAACAAAGTATTCATTCACGGATAAAACAATGGCAACTACTGAACCCTTTAACTATCAATTAAAAAGAACCGCGAATGCGATTCCTGAAGTTTTCATCGGCGGCACGTTCCAAGAAATTAAAAAGAACTTCGTTGACTGGCTGCGTGGCCAAAATGAGTTTTTAGATTATGATTTCGAAGGTTCACGCATGAACGTACTGCTGGACCTCTTAGCATACAACACTCTTTACATTCAGCAATTCGGTAATAGTGCAGTGTATGAATCATTCATGCGTACTGCCAACCTCAGAAGCTCAGTTGTTCAAGCAGCTCAAGATAATGGATATCTTCCATCTTCTCGTTCGGCAGCTAAAACACAAATCATGCTGGAATGTACTCATGCATTGAATGAAAACAGTTTAAGAATTCCTCGCGGAACAAGATTCCTTGCATACGCTCGAGACACAAGCGCTGACCCGTATCCATTCGTAACTACTGAAGACGTAATTGCGTTAAAAGACCAAAACAACTTATATTTCCCTCGTGTTAAATTAGCGCAAGGTCGTATTGTTCGCACTGAATTAAAATACAATAAGTTGAAACCAATTATCATCAGGGACGAAAATATCGACCGTTCAGAGGTTCGTTTATTCGTTGATGGTGCAGAATGGACTAACTGGACTTACAAGTCAATGGTGCACGCTGGTTCTACATCAACAATTTATTACATGCGCGAAACTGTAGATGGTCACACTGAATTCTTCTTTGGAGAAGGTGAGCAATCTGTTTCCGTCGCTGGCGCAGCTTTAGAAGCTAACTACATCGGCGGGTTAAAACCTATTCAAGACCAAACTATCGTTATTGAATATATTCGTACTGATGGTGAACGAGCAAACGGTGCTACTGAATTTTCTTATGCTGATACACTCCCGTATATAAGTGTACAGAAAATCTACGAAAACCCAGATGATTCTCCAGATTACGTTGGTGCTGATGGTGGTGGTGACCCTGAAGATATTGAACGTATTCGCGAACTCGGAACTATTAAAAGAGAAGCTCAAGCTCGTTGCGTAACCGCAACTGACTATGATACTTTCGTTTCAGAGCGTTTCGGTTCAATAGTTCAAGCTGTACAGACATTTACTGACCAGTATAAGCCTGGCTATGCATTTATTGCAATTAAACCAAAATCTGGACTGTACTTAACTTCTGTTCAAAGAGAAGACATTCAGAACTATCTGAAGCCATTTAACTTGGCTACGATTACTCCATCTGTTATTTCTCCGAACTATTTGTTCTTGAAGCATAAAATTAAAGTTACTTATGCTTTAAACAAACTTCAAGAATCAGAGCAGTGGTTACATGGACAAATCATCGATAAAATTGATGAGTATTACACCAATGAAGTTGAAATTTTCAATGCTCAATTTGCTAAGTCAAGAATGTTGACTTATGTTGACAGAGCAGACCATTCAATTATCGGTTCATCTGCCGAAATTGAAATGATTCGTGAAGTTCAAAACTTCTTTGAAACTCCATCTTCAGGTATTAAATACTATAACCAGATTACTCCACGCAGTTTAAAATCAAGCGAATTCAAATTCATTAAAGGCTCTTCATCTTACATGGTACGTTTAGCTGGTACTGTCGGTGATGGCAAAAAAGGTAAAATTGTTCTTGGGCCATTTAAAGCCGGAGATTTAGCAGCTACTCCAGCCGCTCCAATTTATACCGGTAGTGATTTTGAAAAGCTTCCAGTAACTGATGGAAGAAATACATATTTCGTTGTTGGTGAAGTAGATTATCCATCTGATTATATCTATTGGAATATCGCAGCTCTTAATATTAACTCAAGTTTATTTGACGTTCAATCAATTGAGCTTTATTCTTCACCAAAAGAAAACAACATTTTCACTAAAGATGGTTCATTGATTGTATTTGAGAATGATCTTCGTCCTCAATACACGACCATCACATTGGAGCCTATTGCACAATGACTGTAAAAGCACCTTCTGTTACAAGTCTCAGAATAACAAAACTATCTGCAAACCAAGTTCAAATTAAGTGGGATGACGTTGGTGCTAACTTCTTCTATTTTGTTGAACTTGCAGAGACTCGTAACCAAAACGGGGAGATTATACTCCCCGAAAATTATCAATGGAGAAATTTAGGCTATACTGCTGAAAATGAATTTTTCGAAGACAACTACATTCGCCCATTGAGTTATTATGTTATGCGAGTGGCTGTGGCCGCTGAAGGATTCGAGCAATCAAATTGGAAAATGACTGAAGAATTTCAGTCATTCGAAACGAACGTCTATACGTTTGAAATGATGCGTCAGATGACTTTATCTAAGCAGTTCATTGAAGAAAAATTCACTAAAGATAACGAAGATTTTGTGAATTTTAACCGTGATACTATCATGGCATCTTTGATGGATGAAACATTCCAATTTTCTCCTGAATATCGCACGGCTTCTTCTGTTAACAATTTTATTCTTAAAGAAGATGAATACCATGAAATTCAAGGCGACATAGCTAAAACTTGTAAAGATAAAGAGCGTGTAATGCTTATGGAATCTGAAGGGGTTCTTTATCTCTTTGAAAGATTCCAGAATATCGTTAAAGTATCAAACGATAAAGGACAGACTTGGAAGGCCGTACGATTACTCAATGATCGCGTAGGGAACCCAGTATCAAAAAATGTATATTACCAAACGCGGAACACTACGTATCTCCTGGGATACGACAGGGTCTTCTACGGACGTAAGAGTAATGACATTCGTTGGTCGGCAGATGACGTAAAATTTAGTTCACAGGATGTTACGTTTGCTAAAATTGGTGACCAACTTAAACTCGGATTTGATGTAGAAATTTTTGGTACTTATGCTCGGCTTCCATTAGCAGTTCAGAAATATGCTGAAGCTATCACAGCAACAGATAGTATGATTTATGTTGCTGGTCGTGATGTTGTTTACAGAGCTAAGACTAGAAATGCTCCTATCGACCAAGACCCATTATCACCTACGTTTGGTGAAAAACTGTTCGATAATTGGACTTCAAGAATCACTGGTAATTCAAAAGCAGTTTGTCATAACTTAGTTTCCGTAGATGGTGTAACTTTAGCATTAATCACTGGTGAAGTTAGAAACGAATTAGACGATCGTACTATTCCAGATAATGTTATCGATTCAGAATCTAAAGGTGTTTATCTTTTAGAAGGGGATAACTGGGTAAGAGTCTTTGGAAACACTGCAGAAGAACGTAGACGTATAGAACATGGTTATACTTCAATGTCTACTAATGGAACTGATATTTTCTTCAGTTCAAGTAACTTTAAGTTTCTGGACTCTAATGTGGTACCAGACCCAGAAACAACTGCAAAATATGGTCTTTTAGGCGCTGTTAAGTATGAATTCACAAGAGAATGGTTGTCTGACAAACATTATCATATGATGAGTTTCAGAACCAATTCTAAGAGCGGATTTAAAACTTTTGTTCCAGGCGCGATGAATTACTACGCTGAACCATTCTTTAACTGGTCTCGTAAATCAAAAACTCGTTGCTGGATTGACACATCATACAGAATTGTGGTTGTTTATTCTGATATCACTCACTCTAAAGTCATTGATATTAATGGCTCGGGTTCTCCTGACCGAGTGTTGCACGAATACTGGGATAAAGGCACTTGTACAGTAACAAGTCCTAACATTCAGTTTGACAATTTCACAAAATATGCTTCTGGTATTTTATTCCACAAAATGTCAGGTGAAATCATTTCATACTTCGAATTTGATTATCGAGTTCGTGATGAAGTGTCTATCATATGGAAACCATCTGAAATTTTCTTAAAAGCATATCTTCAGAACCAAGAAAGAGTTGTTCCTTGGACTCCAGACAATCGTGACGGACTTAAAGACCCTGATTTGCGTCCATTACTGAATACAATGATGCCAGATAGCTATTTGTTAGAAGAAAGCAACTTTGAGGCTTTCTGCGAAGCTTATATTCAGTACCTGTCAGATGGGTATGGAACTCAGTACAACAATTTGCTGAATTTAATTCGTAACAAATATCCTCGTGAAAAAGACGCTTGGGAATATTTGTGGTCTGAAGTTTATAAGCGCAATATCTATTTGAATCCAGATAAACGAGATGCTGTCTCAAGATTCTTTGAAGCTCGTAAGTCTGATTTTTATTCAACTAAAGGTATTGAAGCTTCTTATCAATTCTTGTTCAAATTGTTATACAATGAAAACGTTGAAATTGAAATTGAATCAAATCCTGGAACAGAATACGATATTATCATTGAATCTGATTCAGTGAATGACGATTTAGTTGGTCATACAATTTATACAGCGACCGGGCGTACAAACGTTACTTATGTTGAACGCCACTATAATGAAGGTCGTTTGCAATGGCGAATCACAATTCACAACCTTTTAGGTCGTTTAATTGTGGGCCAAGAGATTAAAGCGGAGCGTATGCCCGGATTTAGTGGAACAATTGTCCAAGGCGTTCGTGGTAAAGAATTGGTTGAAAATACCATCGAGTATATCAACCGTAATCGTTCTTACTATGTGATGAAAATTAAATCAAATCTTCCTACGTCAAGATACAGAAATGATGTTTTAAGATTTGTTCATCCAGTCGGTTTTGGATTTATTGGTATCACGTTATTGACTATGTTCATTAACGTTGGTTTGACCCTTAAACACGTTCAAACTATAATCAATAAATACAAAAACTACAAATGGGATGCAGGACTTCCACTTATTTGGCCTGACCGAGTAGCTCAATTAGATTCAAATGGAAATATCGAGCATAACGATGTTACTGGAGAGGCTCTTTATTTACCTCATCCAAGAGCAAACGAAGACTTTGATATTCCTGACGACTATGATGCTGAAAACAATAACTCAGTAATAGCTGGTCAGCTTCCATCGGAAAGACGAAAACCAATGAGCCCTACATTCGACCAAAGTGCAGTAACATTCTCCAATTGGAGAGATTTGGTTAATTCAAGACTTATTGATAAAGTTAATATCCCTCGTGACCCGGCTAATCCAACACAGGTTAAGATTAATGAATGATTCAAGCGTAATCTATCGTTCCATAGTGACTTCAAAATTCCGTACTGAAAAGATGCTGAATTTTTATGAGTCAATTGGTGATGGCGATAATCAAAACACAATTTACATCACATTCGGACGAAGTGAACCTTGGTCAGATAACGAATCGGAGGTGGGGTTCGCCCCACCATATCCAGTAGATAATACACAAGGTGTTGAAGATATGTGGACTCATATGATGGGTTCAGTAAAAGTAATGCCTTCTATGCTGGACGCAATTATTCCCCGTAAAGATTGGGGAGATATTCGTTATCCTAACCCAAGAAACTTTTCAATTGGTGAAATTGTTGTTGTAAACAGTGCTCCATATAACGCCACGGAAGTAGGTAGTGGCTGGTTGGTATATCGTTGTATTGATATTCCTGATGCAGGCACATGCTCAATTAATACTATCAAAAATAAAGAAGAGTGTATTAAGCTCGGTGGTAAATGGACTTCTTCTGTTCAATCAGCATTTCCTCCAAGAGGACGTGGCGATGCAATAAACGATAATAAGATTGATATGAAAGACGGATATCTTTGGGAATATCTTTATGAGATTCCACCTGATGTTTCTATCAACCGTTGCACAAACGAATATATTGTCGTTCCTTGGCCTGATGAAGTTAAAGAAGACCCAGAACGTTGGGGTTACAACAATAACTTGGAATGGGAACATGACGCATATGGAATTATCTATCGCGTAAAAGCATATACTATTCGATTTAAAGCATATTTCGATTCAGTATATTTCCCAGAAGCAGCTTTACCTGGTAACAAAGGCTTCCGTCAAATTTCAGTTATTACTAATCCATTAGAAGTTAAAAAGATACCTTCTGAGCCAAATAAAAAGGCTAAGAATTTATGGTACAACCCTATTGATTTAAGCCGTCATTCCGGTGAAATGATTTACATGGAAAACAGGCCTCCTATCATTATGGCTATGGACCAAACCGAAGAAATTAACATCATCTTCGAATTCTAATGCGGGAGCCTGAGGGCTCCCATTTTTGTATAAATAGCATATATCAATAGAGGACTTATTATGTTCGAACAAGAAGCAAAGCAACTAATTGACGTCGGTGAAATTGGTAACGCATCGACTGGTGATATTTTGTTCGATGGCGGTAACAAAATTAATAACAACTTCAATGGCATTTATAATGCATTTGGTGACCAAAGAAAAATGGCCTTAGACAATGGCCAAGGTTCTGGAGTTGGACAAGTAATTCATGCTACCGGCTATTGGCAGAAATCAAATGACCCACTGGAATTTACTACTCCAGTACCAAACGGCTCGCAATACGACATTGACACTTCAGGAGGAGCTGTACAAGTTACTTTAAGTAAAGGTGTTCGCGGAGAAGCAGTATTTTTCTGCAACAGCAATGGCTCATTCTCTCCAACTAACCCATTAACTATTGATGCAAACGACACATTTGCAACTGTAACAGGTTCATTAAGAATTACGTCTCCTTACGTATTTGTAAAATGCTGGTGTATTTCTGACGAAGGCGGTCGTTCTGTTTGGGATTATTCAGTAGAAAGTATGTTTGGTGAAAAACATATTCCAACTGATGGCACTTGGCAATTAGGAGCCGTTGGTACTTCAGTAGATATTCCATTATTTCATAATACTGAATTTACTATAGCGAAGTATCTTATTACTGCCGAAACCAGTAATGGTTCAAAAGCCAAAAGTTGCGAAATAAATATTCACATAGACAGAATTAAGAAAGAAGTTAATAGTGTAGAATATGCGGTAATTCGAATTGGAGCAGTTGATACTCCAGCTACTTCTACTACACCTGAAGTGATTGATAAAATTTTCGTTCCTTCATTTGCTATTAACCCTAGCACAGGATATGTAGTCCTGACATTAACGCCAGGAGTCGCTGGTTTGAGAGCGGCAGTTAAAGCTATCGCTACACAGAAAATTGGGAATCCAAGATGAAGCAAGATATTAAAATTGGTCAAGCTGTTGACGACGGCTCCGGCGACTACCTGCGTAAGGGTGGTCAAAAAATTAATGATAACTTTGATGAGTTGTATTACGAGCTTGGCGATGGAGATGTTCCATTTGCTGCTGGTGCATGGAAAAACCACAAGACTTCTACAGCAGCTACATTAAACGCTGAATGGGGTAAAGCTTATGTGCTTGATACTTCAACCGGCCGTTTAAATGTGCGTCTTCCTAAAGGTACTGCGAATGATTATAATAAAGTCATTCGTTTACGAGACGTTTATGCAACTTGGCAAGTTAACCCTATAACTATTATTCCTGGTTCAGGGGATACTTTAAAGGGTGATTCTCGTCCAAGAGAAATTCGCACTCAATTCGCTGACTTGGAAATGGTATACTGTCCTCCGGGTCGTTGGGAATATGTTGAAAATAAGCAAATCAACAGAATTTCAAATAGCGAATTGAGTACAGTAGTTCGTAAAGAGTTTTTAGTTAAAACTAACGGACAAACTGATTTCCCTGATGTATTCAGTGGAACAGAATACAACATTGGAAATACCCAAGTATTCCATCGTGGTAACATTCTGTATTACGGTGAGAAATTCAGTGCAACTGATTCTGATTTTGGCTCAATTGGACCAAATGGAACAAGAGTTGCGCTTGATGGCAAAAGCATTAAGTTGAAAAACCCGGCTAATGCGGGTGATACTGTAATTGTAGTATCTTACTTAGACGGTATTTCTCAGTTCCGTAGTTCTTACAATAGACGATCAGTTACTCTGAGAGATTCATCTAAAACTAACCAGACATCTATTGAAGGTTCATTATTAGTTGACGATTTAAAAACTCTCAGATATTTTCCATTGAGTGCATTTGGTATTGATAGTTTTTCTCCTGTAAACCATCAATCCATGGAAGTTCGTTTTAACGGAATACTTCAGAATGAAGCTGGTACTGCAGGTCTTCCATTAGCTCGTTGTATTGATGCTATTGCAGACGACGCATTTACATGTCAGGCACTTGGTGGAACTTGGCAAAACAGTAAACTTGACTATGTTCTTGATATCGATGACAATAATAAATTGATTGGTATCGAAACAGACCGTGAAATGGAAGATGGCGACATTATTACTTTAACTTGGTACAACAACCAAATTGGTACAGTAATGGAGCTTGAAGACATTCTTAATGAAACTGATGCAAAATATGTATCTAAAGGCGAAGTTCTCAATCTCACTGGTCAAGTACGTATTACTAACCAAAACAAACCAGGTTGGCCTAATGTTGCTCCTGAGCCTTCTACTGCATTCGAAGTAAATAATGTTCAAAACTTATTTGATTTAGTTTATCCGATTGGAACAATTTACGAAAACGCAGTAAACCCTAATAACCCAGCAACATATATGGGATTTGGTACTTGGGTTCTGTGGGGGCAAGGTAAAGTTGTTGCTGGCTGGAATAATGATACAACCGACCCTAATTTCGCAATGAACAATAACGATTTGGATGTAAATGGTAATCCAAGTCATACTGCTGGTGGAACTGGTGGTACTACATTAAATGAATTAGAAAATGCTCAAATTCCTGCTTCTCAAACAACCGAAAAAGTTTTAGTAGTTGACCCTAACGGACCTATTGTCGTCGGCGGATGTCAATTTGACCCGAATGAACAAGGGCCGGCTTATACTAAATATCGTGAATCGGTTGCTAACATCAACCCGACTCACACACCTCCAAAATCAGTAACTAATATTCAGCCATATGTTACCGCATATCGTTGGTTAAGGGTTTCTTAATGATTAGTGTATCTTCTTCAAAGGCGGGACTTAAGTCCCGCAATGCAGATTTCTTGCAATATGAAATCGCCCCAGGCAGTATTGATGTTATGAATACTCAGCCAATTGGGTCAAATACGATTTCACAAAAATATAAAGGTGTTGATTTTCCAAATGTTCAATCAGCGATAGAAGATGTTCGTGGATTCGCTATTCTTCCAATTGGAACAATTGTAATTAACGATACTGGCGTTTCTCCTGAAGGTATTCAACAAATTGATGATTGGACTTTCACTGGAACAGTAGCAGTTGATGGAAAATCTGAAGGTGAATCAGTTTTAGTTGATGTGTACGGATTTATGGTTCCAGCTTTAATTGGTGATACCGACACTGAATTTGCTGCGAAAGTTAAATTAGTTCTTGAAGACGCTATTACCGCCGGTGACGTAATTTCTTCCAGTTGAAGTATCTACATCTGCCGGTAATATTTTAAACGTTAAATATATCGATAACCAAGAACATATTCTTCCCTCATATTCTTCATGTGGAGTTTCCATCTCTGCTTCAATCCAGTCTCCTTCTAAGGTTGGTTATGGGTCATGGGATTTAATCGGTCGTCAATCATTAACTTTCGATGGAGCTACTTCACCGACAGTTTTACAATACTTTAAGAGAATGGGTTAATGGCTACTAATACTCTAAACCACATAAGTGACGAATCAAAATATAAAACATTTAACCCGGCTGGAACTAGTTTTCCAGCCAACATAACAAACGTTCAATCAGCATTAGCCGCATTAAAGCCAATAGCAGTTAACGGCGTTCCTGACGCAACTGAAACTGTTAAAGGAATAATTCGTATTGCTACACAGCAAGAAGTTAATGATGGTGATTCAGCTAATACTGTAGTTACTCCAAAAACTTTAAAAGAACGTCTTGGTAATCCGCAAGCTTCTACTACAGTAATTGGTTTAACTCGATATGCTACTACAGCTGAAGCCACTGCGGGGTCTATTGGCAATGCTGCGGTTGTTCCGACTGGATTAAAAGCTTCAATTGACAATGCGTTTGCTACTCGTATTTCTAAAGAGTCAGTTTTAGGTGTAATTAAAATTGCTACAGTTGCAATGGCTGAAGCCGGTACTGATGATACCTCGGCAATGACTCCATTGAAAACCCAAAGAGCAATTGCAAAAGCAACAGCAGTTCTTCCAGTTTATGGACCAGCGACAGAATCAGTAAGTGGTACTGTGCGTATTGCTACTAACGGGCAAGTTGCTCAAGGAACTCTAAGAGACGGGTATGCCGTATCTCCAAGTGGATTAGCCTCTTTAACAGCTACATCTTCTCGCAGAGGTTTAGCTCGTTCCGCTACTATCGCCGAAGTTAATGCAAATACCGCCGGAGATATTTTTGTTACTCCAAATGGATTGAACCAAAGAGTTGGTACTACTTCAACAAAGGGTCTTGTTAAATTAACTACTACTGTAGGCTCAGGTGACGCAAATACTGCATTAGCATATAACGCTGACGTTGTTCATACTCGCGGCGGACAAACAATTAATGGAACCACAACGTTTGGTGCTGCGCGAGTAAATGGTCGTCTTGATGTTGGTTCTGGTTTTATTAACAACCAGCAAATTGCTACAGTAAACATGTTAGTTGATTCCGTTCCAATTGGAACAATTATCATGTGGCCAGGACATAACCCTCCAAGCTCAGATTGGATGCATTGCCATGGAGCGTTATTGAATAAAGGAGATGCCCAATATTCTACGTTGTACAGCATTATTGGCACTATATACGGTGGAGACGCTACTCGGTTCGCTCTTCCTGATATGCGCGGTATGTTCCCTCGCGGTGTTGGTAAGTCCAACATCATGAACCAATATTCAGGAAACGACTCAAAAGGTAAACCTGGTCTTGGCGCTGGGTGTGGTAACGCTTCATTAGGTCAATCAATGCCGCAATCTGTTCGTAAACATAAACACGAGTCGGGTTGGGGAGAGCATCACAAACGCAATGAAGCTCGTAATGGCTGTACTGTAAGAAATGGTTATGTAGGGTCTAATAGAACTGACTACGATAACTATAAGTGGTTTACTAACGACGGTAGTGAAGTAGAAGCTGCTAATATTCGTGATGGATTTGGTACAATGAATACAGAAGGTCTAATGGGCGATGAAAACCGTCCTTGGTCAATTGCTCTAAACTTTGTAATAAAAGTAAGATAAGGAAAAATATGTCAACTATTGATTTAACTCCCCTTCCTTACGTCAACGGCCTTCCGGATGAAGGCCAATCTCGTGTGAACTGGATTAAAAATGGCGAGGAATTAACAGGAGCATCCACCAAGAATGGTGTAGACGGTAATTTGAACCGTGGACCGGTACAGGTCCAACAAAACGTGGAAGTGCTCGACGGGAATATCGTAGTTGTCCGTGATTCTCTTGAGCAATCAAATGTAAGAATTAAGAATGTCGAGGATGCCCTAGGAGTCATTGGGGATGTTGATGTTGTCAAACAAATAGGTATCAACACATCTGCAATTAAAGTTCTCCAGAGTGACACAGAGGGACTTAAAACCACATCAGATGACCATGGTCTGCGTATAACTCACATTGAAGAAGATGTAGGTGAATATGACCCGTCACGTGATTCTGTTTATCGTCCAGTTCGTGAAGACTTGCTTTGGATTAAAACTGAGTTAGGCGCTTATCCAGGCCAAGACATCAACGGTATGTCTATTCCTATGGCCCCTGCGTTAGGTTTGAAGAAGCGTGTTATTGACACTGCTAAAGTTGTAAATGATAACTCAATTCGTATCGCTAATATTGAAAAACAATTCAATGACTCAGATGTTGGTTCATTAACGATTGAAGTCCAAAACCTTCGAAACGAAATGGGTTCAAGAGCATCTGCTGGTATTGATAGTGTTTACGTTCGTTTGAACAAAATGAATGGAACTATTAGTACTTTAGCAATGGACATGGAAAATGTTTTAGATTCGATTGGGTATAACAATGGAGTTATCGACCTTTATCATAAGGTTGTAATAAACCGCGATGCAATCACCGAGGTTAATCGTAAATTAAGTGACCCTACAATAGGATTAATTCCTCGTGTAGATTTAATTGAATCAGCTATCGGAAAAGATTCTCAGCCGTCAAGCATCAACGGAAGAATTAAAATTAACCGTGATGAAATTACAGCTCTGAAATCTATTGTTGGTGCAGATACTTCGTCTGGTTTACGTGGACAAGTTGCATGGATTAACCAAGTAGTTGGTATTAATGAAAGCGGAACTCCTGCTCCGTCTAATTCTTTAATTGGACAAATTAATACTTTGACTACCATGCAAAACCAAATGGCTAATACCATTCAGGATATCCAGGTAGATATTGGTAACAATAACGAAGGTTTAAAAGGCCAAGTAATTCGTTTAAATAGTATTGTAATGGGTACAAACCCTAACGGTGCTACTGTTGAAGAAAGAGGACTTTTAAACGTAGCAAAAACTCAAGACACTGATATTTCAAATATTAAAACCGAACTTCAAAACTTAATTCCAGAAGCTCCTCGTGACGGAAAAGCTTATGTTCGTAAAGACGGTGCTTGGGTCGACTTAGACACCATTCTTAATCCTACTCCATAATAAAGGGCCTTCGGGCCCTTAGAGGTTTATATGGCCGCAAATACCGCACGAAATCCAAAAGAACTTAAAGACGTTATTCTGCGTCGCCTTGGTGCACCAATCATTAACGTCGAATTAACCGAAGATATGATTTATGATTGTATCCAACGAGCTTTAGAGCTATTCGGTGAATATCATTATGACGGCTTAAATAAAGGCTATCAAGTAATTCATATTGGCGATGACGAAATTGGTCGTGGTCAATTCAAAAACGGTGTGTTTGATTTTTCAGACCGTAACATTTTCGCAGTAACACAGATTGTTCGTACGAACGTTGGTTCATTAACGAGTATGGACGGTAATGCTACCTATCCATGGTTCACCGATTTCCTTTTGGGAATGGCTGGAATTAATGGTGGCATGGGTAGCTCTTGTAATAAAGCTTATGGGCCAAATGCCTTTGGAGCTGACCTTGGTTATTTTACTCAGCTCACAACTTATTGGTCAATGATGCAAGACATGCTCGCTCCATTACCAGACTTTTGGTTCAACGATGCTACCGGCCAGCTTAAAATTATGGGTAACTTCCAGTTAGGCGACGTAATTGTAGTTGAATGCTGGACTAAATCTTATATTGACGTGGACAAAATGGTTGGAAATAAAGCTGGATATGGAACAGCAGGCCCAGAAACATCTTGGACTCTTCCTGATGTATATGATAATCCAGATAAGCGTTTGACTGGATATAGGGCTGGTGAAGAACTTTCAATTGTTCAAGGTTCTTATAACAATCGTTGGGTAAAAGATTATGCTCATATTCTGGCGAAAGAATTACTTGGTCAAGTATTAGCTCGTCACCAAGGCATGCAACTTCCAGGTGGTGTCACATTAAATGGTGAACGCTTAATTGAAGAAGCTCGATTAGAAAAAGAATATGCTTTAGAACAGCTTTACTTACTTGACCCTCCAACAGGAGTACTTGTAGGATGATGAATAAAAATTTGTTCGCGAAGCTCGAGAACAAATCAGGTTATTCACGCACTAATGAAGAGGAAGTTCTTAATCCATATGTGAACTTCCACAATCATTTTAACACCCAAGCCCTGTTTGATACTCTTGTGGCTGAAAGTATTCAAATGCGTGGGGTTAAATGCTACTACGTTCCGCGTGAATATGTAAAACCTGACTACGTCTTTGGTGAAGACCTTCAGTCCAAGTTCACTAAAGCTTGGCAATTTGCAGCTTACATTAACTCATTTGAGGGTTATGAAGGAGCAAATACATTTTATAGCAAGTTCGGAATGCAGGTTAATGATGAAGTTACTTTGTCAATTAACCCAGGTCTCTTTAAGCATCAAGTAAATGGGCAAGAACCTAAGGAAGGAGACTTAATTTACTTTCCGATGGACAACAGCTTGTTTGAAATTTCTTGGGTAGAGCCGTATGACCCGTTCTATCAAGCTGGACGAAATGCTATTCGTAAGATTACAGCAGAGAAATTTATTTACTCTGGTGAGCAGCTTAAACCTGAGCTTCAACGTAATGATGGAATTAACATTCCTGAATTCAGTGAGCTTGATTTAGACCCTATTCATGAATTAGACGGTCTTTCTGATATCAATGAAGTTCCGTATCAAGAAGTAGACCAAATGAATGATGAAGCTGATAAAGACGTTAAGCAATATGAAGTCGTTAATGGTACCGGTTCACCTAAGGTAGAACCACCAAGAAACAGACCACCTGCTAATCATGTAGCATCTCCATTTGATGATGGTTTTATGCTATAAATAGTTAAAAGCATATACGGCTCCTTCGGAGCCGTTAGGAGAAACAATGTTCGGATATTTTTATAACTCGTCTTTGCGCAGATACATCCTAATGCTGGGTGACTTGTTCTCCAATATTCAAGTTCAGAGAGTGCGCGAAGACATAGGCAAGACATATATCAGAGTTCCAATTACTTACGCTTCTAAAGAACATTTTATGATGAAGCTGAATAAATGGACTTCTGTTAACAATGAAGACGGTCCTGCGAAAGTAGAGACAATTCTTCCACGTATCAACCTCCATTTAGTTGATATGATGTACAACCCAACTTATAAGACTGGACAACTTAATCGTTCAGCAATGAGCAATCCTAATTCGAAGACTGGGACTATTTCTCAATACAACCCAACTCCGATTAAAATGATTTTTGAGCTTGGAATTTTTACTCGTCACCAGGACGATATGTTTCAAATTGTAGAGCAAATTATGCCCTACTTCCAACCTCATTTTAACACCACAATGACTGAACTATTCGAAAACGAAATTACATTTGAAAGAGATATAAGAATAACTTTCCAATCTATTTCAATTGACGAACAAATCGATGGAGACAAACAATCTAGAAGAAGATTAGAATGGTCCATCATGTTTGAAGTGAATGGTTGGCTTTATCCTCCAGCTTTCGATTTAAGTGGTGAAATCCGTACAATTTATCTTGATTTCCATGCTAACAGTCGTGAATTGGTAAATGAAGGTGTATTTGAATCTGTGGATTCTGAAGTAGACCCGCGCGATGTTGAAATTGAAGATTGGGACGGAAAATCTATTCAGAAATATGACAGCGATTCAACTCCAATTCCAAAAGAGTCTGAACCGCCTGGACCACGAGGTGTATAATGAGCGAACAATTAGACATTACTAAATTGCTGGATATTGGGGATTTACCTGGAATTACCGGAGAAGAGGTTCTGGCATATGAGCCTCTTCAATTAATTCCTGTTGAAAGCCATCCACAAAACAGAACTCCTGACCTCGAAGATGACTACACAATAGTCCGTAGAAATATGCATCACCAATCACAAATGCTAATGGATGCAGCTAAAATATTCCTTGAAACAGCGAAGAACTCTGATTCTCCTCGCCACATGGAAGTATTTTCTACGTTAATTGGTCAGATGACTTCTACTAACAAAGAACTGTTAAGACTTCATAAGGAAATGAAAGAAATCACTAATGAGAATACTAACACCAAAGGTGCTGGTAATCAAGCGGTGAACATTAATAATGCTACAGTGTTTGTAGGCTCTCCGTCAGATATGATGGATGAATATGGCGATGCGTATGAAGCGCAAGAAGCCAGAGAAGAGAAGGTAATAAATGGAACAGCCTCTTAACGTACTAAATGATTATCACCCGCTGAATGAAGGACAGAAAATTGTCATTCGTCCACCGGGGTCTTTAGAGAAAAAGGTTGAGGATGGGATAACATTTTTCAAATCTCAGTGGGACGAAAAGTGGTATCCTGAAAAGTTTGAAGATTATCTTCGCATTCATCAAATTGTGAAGATTCGTCTTCAGGGCGAAGACCCAACTAATTTCGGTACATTTAAAGACAAGAACAATAAACGCTCCAGATATATGGGGCTTCCGAACCTTAAAAGAGCAAATATAAAAACCAACTGGACCAGAGAAATGGTTCAGGAATGGAAGAAATGTCGTGATGACATAGTCTATTTTGCTGAGAAATATTGTGCCATTACCCACATTGACTATGGTACAATCAAGGTTCAATTACGTGATTATCAGCGAGATATGCTGAGAATCATGTCTTCCAAGCGTATGACTTGTTGTAACCTGTCTCGTCAGCTTGGTAAAACCACAGTAGTAGCAATATTTTTAGCGCACTTCGTTTGTTTTAATAAAGATAAGGCTGTTGGTATTTTGGCTCACAAAGGGTCGATGTCAGCAGAAGTATTAGACCGTACGAAGCAGGCTATTGAATTACTTCCAGACTTCTTACAACCCGGTATTGTTGAATGGAACAAAGGCTCAATTGAGCTTGATAATGGTTCTTCAATTGGAGCATATGCATCATCTCCTGACGCCGTTCGTGGTAACTCCTTCGCGATGATTTACATTGACGAATGTGCGTTTATTCCAAACTTTATCGATGCATGGTTAGCAATCCAGCCAGTAATTTCTTCTGGTCGTCGTTCAAAAATTATTATCACAAAGACACCAAATGGATTAAACCACTTCTACGATATTTGGGATGCTGCATTATCTGGTAAGTCTGGTTTTGAGCCGTACACCGCAATTTGGAACTCGGTTAAAGAACGTCTTTATAACGACCAAGATATGTTTGATGACGGTTGGCAATGGTCGTCTCAGACTATTTCAGCTTCTTCATTAGAACAATTTAAGCAAGAACACTGCGCAGAATTCCATGGTACTTCAGGTACTCTGATTTCTGGTATGAAACTTGCTAATATGGATTGGACTGAAGTAACTCCGGACAATCACGGGTTCTATAAGTTTAAAGAAGCTCAGCCTGAAAGAAAATATATCGCTGCACTGGACTGTTCAGAAGGTCGTGGGCAAGACTATCACGCGTTGCATATAATTGACATTACTGAACCTCAATGGGAACAGGTTGGTGTTCTTCACTCCAATAGCATATCGCATCTTATCCTTCCAGATATCGTGCATAAATATCTAATGGAGTACAACGAAGCTCCAGTTTATATTGAATTGAATAGTACCGGCGTTTCAGTTGCTAAATCTCTTTACATGGATTTGGAATATGAAAACGTAATTTGTGATTCAATGGTTGACCTTGGGATGAAACAGACTAAGCGTACTAAAGCAGTTGGTTGTTCTACGCTTAAAGACCTTATTGAAAAAGATAAGCTTATCATCCATCACAAAGCTACTGTTCAAGAATTCAGGACATTCTCTGAAAAAGGAGTATCCTGGGCGGCTGAAGAAGGTTATCATGACGACTTAATCATGGGTCTCGTAATCTTCGCATGGCTTACAACGCAAACTAAGTTTGCAGATTATGCTGACAAAGACGACCTTCGACTCGCTTCGGAAGTATTCCGGAACGAATTAGAAGATATGAATGACGATTACGCTCCAGTGGTTTTAGTAGACGACGGACGTGACGTTACAGATTACACGCCAACTCACGGTGTGTCGTTTATATAAATATACTAAAGCACACATGTAGAGGAATTCTTAATGGCTTTATTATCTCCGGGCGTTGAGCTCAAAGAAACTAGTGTACAAAGCACTATTGTTAATAATGCTACTGGGCGTGCGGCCCTGGCTGGTAAATTCCAGTGGGGTCCGGTTGGTCAAGTTGTTCAAGTGACTAACGAAGTCGAATTAGTCGATATTTTCGGCACTCCAGATAGCGAAACTGCTGATTACTTTATGTCAGCAATGAACTTCCTGCAATATGGCAATGATCTTCGTATTTCTCGTGCAGTAAATCGCGAAGTAGCTAAAAACTCATCTCCAATTGCTGGGAACGTTGAAATTACCATTTCTGCTGCGGGTTCAAACTATGCTGTAGGCGATACCGTTCGAGTTAAATACAACGTAAACGTTATTGAATCAGCTGGTAAAGTTACTGTGGTTGATGGTAACGGTGGTATTGTTTCAGTTTCAGTACCAAGCGCAAAAATTATTGCATACGCAAAATCAATTAATCAATACCCTGGCCTTGGAGCAAACTGGACTGCTGAAGTTACTTCTGCATCTTCTGGCGTAGCTGCAACTCTGGCTGTTGGAAAAATTGTAACTGATTCTGGTGTTCTTTTAACTGAGCCAGAAACTGCTACTGAGCAAATGACTTCGGTCGAATTCCAAGCTGCTTTGAAAACTTATGGCATGCCAGGTATCGCTGCTCTTTATCCAGGTGAACTTGGTTCTCAATTAGAAATTGAAATTGTTTCTAAAGCTGGATTTGAACAAGGTGCAAGCGCCCAATTACAAATTTATCCTGCTGGTGGAACTCGTGTTTCTACTGCTCGTGCAGTATTTGGATACGGTCCTCAGTCAGATGACCAATATTGCATTATTGTTCGTCGTGACGGAGCAATTGTAGAAAGCTTTGTTCTTTCAACTAAACGCGGTTCTAAGGACGTTTACGGAAATAACATCTTCATTGATGATTTCTTCTCTAAGGGTTCAAGCAATTATATCTTCGCTACTGCTGAAGGCTGGCCAACTGGATTCTCTGGTATTGTTCAGCTGTCAGGAGGCGTATCTGCAAACGAATCAGTTACAGCTGGTGATGTAATGCAGGCATGGGATTTATTTGCTGACCGTGAAGCTCTGCATGTCAATCTCTTGATTGCAGGTGCATGTGCTGGTGAAGACGACGAATTTGCATCTACTGTTCAAAAACATGTAGTATCAATTGCTGATGAACGCCAAGACTGTCTGGCTCTTATTTCTCCTCCACGTAGTGTGTTGGTAAATATTCCTCTGACTCGTGCAATTGATAACTTAGTCGATTGGCGTACAGGTACTGGAACTTATGCAGATGCAAATATGAACATCAGTTCTACTTACGCATCTATCGACGGTAACTACAAATATCAGTATGACAAATACAATGATGTTAACCGTTGGGTTCCGTTAGCTGCTGATATGGCTGGTCTGTGTGCTCGTACTGATAATGTCAGTCAACCTTGGATGTCTCCAGCTGGTTATAACCGTGGACAGATTCTGAACGTCATTAAATTGGCAATCGAACCTCGTCAGAGCCAACGTGACCGTCTGTATCAGGAAGCAATTAACCCTGTTACTGGCACCGGTGGTGATGGATTCGTTCTGTTCGGCGATAAGACTGCAACCAAAGTTCCTACTCCGTTTGACCGCATCAACGTACGTCGTCTGTTCAACATGCTGAAAACGAATATTGGAAACGCTTCTAAATATCGTCTGTTCGAGATGAACGACAACTTCACTCGTTCAAGCTTCCGTATGGAAACTTCTCAGTACCTGTCTGGAATTAAATCTCTGGGTGGTGTATATGAATTCCGTGTGGTATGTGATACTACGAACAACACGCCTGCTGTAATCGACCGCAATGAATTTGTTGCATCGTTCTACATCAAGCCAGCTCGTTCTATCAACTACATCACTCTGAACTTCGTTGCTACTGCTACGGGTGCTGATTTCGATGAACTGATTGGACCACAGGCTCAATAATTCTAAGACACTTAGGGACCTTCGAGAGGAGGTCCATAAATACAATCATCTTAGGAAAACTAATTCATCTCGGCCGCTCTGGTGAATCAGAGCGGTATAAATATAACAGGAACTCACATGGAACTTACAGATTTAACTCGTGCATTTGAATCCGGTGATTTCGCGCGTCCTAACCTGTTTGAGGTAGAAATTCCTTATCTCGGTAAGAACTTCAGCTTCAAATGTAAAGCAGCTCCACTGCCTGCTGGTATCGTTGAAAAAATTCCGGTCGGTTATATGAACCGTAAACTTAACGTTGCCGGTGACCGTACATTCGACGATTGGACCGTGACTATCTATAACGATGATGCTCATAATACTCGTCAAGCTATTGTTGAATGGCAGGGTATTGCAGCAGGTCAGGGTAATGAAATTACTGGTGGCTCGCCTGCAGAGTATAAGAAAAAAGCAATTGTCCGTCAATTCGCACGTGATAGTAAAACAATTACTCGTGAAATTGAAATTACGGGCGTTTGGCCAACTAACGTTGGTGAAGTCCAGCTCGACTGGGATTCAAACAAACGAAGTTGAGACCTTTGAAGTAACATTCTGTCTCGACTGGTGGTTGTAAAATGTGGGGCCTTCGGGCCCATATAAATATTAGTATGCTTTAACCCTTATTGGAGACTCTAATGAAATTTGACGTCTTAAGTTTGTTCGCGCCGTGGGCCAAAGTCGACGAACAGGAATACGACCAGCAGCTAAATAATAATTTAGAGTCTATCACGGCCCCTAAATTTGATGACGGCGCGAACAGAGATTGAATCGGAACGTGGAGACATTGCAGGCGCTGGATTATTCCAGAGAATGTACGGTCAAAATGAACCGGGAATGAAAAACACCAGGGAGCTTATCGATACTTACCGTCAGTTAATGAATAACTACGAAGTAGATAACGCTGTCCAAGAAATCGTCTTAGATGCAATTGTATACGAAGATGATCATCCAGTGGTTTCATTGGATTTAGATAACACTGATTTTAGCCAGGCGATTAAAGACCGTTTACAAGAAGAATTTAACGAAGTTCTTACTTGTCTGAATTTTGAAAGAAAGGGTCTTGACCATTTCCGTCGCTGGTATGTCGATTCTCGTATCTTCTTCCATAAAATTATTAACCCTAAAAAACCGAAAGAAGGTATTCAAGAGCTTCGTCGTTTAGACCCTCGCAATATTCAGTTCGTTCGTGAAGTTATCACTGACACTGAAGCGGGCGTGAAAATTGTTAAAGGCTACAAAGAATATTTCGTTTATAACACCGGTCACGAGTCTTATCAATGCGACGGTCGAATTTACGACGCTGGAACGAAAATTAAAATTCCAAAGGCTGCAGTTGTTTATGCACACTCTGGATTAGTTGATTGTTCAGGAAGAAACATCATCGGTTATTTGCACCGAGCTGTTAAACCTGCTAACCAGCTTAAACTGCTTGAAGACGCAATGGTGATTTATCGTATTACACGTGCGCCAGACCGTCGAGTATTTTACATTGACACAGGGAACATGCCTTCCCGTAAAGCTGCTGCTCATATGCAACACATCATGAACACCATGAAAAACCGTGTGGTATATGATGCATCTACTGGTAAAATTAAAAACCAGCAGCACAATATGTCAATGACAGAAGATTATTGGTTACAGCGCCGCGATGGTAAAGCTGTTACTGAAATTGATAATATGCCTGGTGCTTCAGGCATGAACGAAATGGACGATGTCCGTTGGTTCAAGAACAACCTTTACCAAGCATTACGTGTTCCACTGTCTCGTATCCCGAATGACCAACAAAGTGGAGTTCAGTTTGATGCTGGAACTGGAATTACACGTGACGAGTTACAATTTGCTAAATTCATTCGTGAACTGCAGCATAAGTTTGAAGAAATTTTCCTCGACCCTCTTAAAACAAACCTTATTTTGAAAGGCGTAATGAGCGAAGATGATTGGAAAGATGAAATAAATAACATTAAGATAGTATTTCATCGTGACAGTTACTTCACTGAACTTAAAGATGCTGAAGTCACTGAACGCAGATTCAATATGCTTCAAATGGCCGAACCGTTTATCGGTAAGTATATTTCTCATCAGACTGCAATGAAGACTATTCTTCAAATGACTGATGAACAAATTGACCAAGAGGCTAAGCAAATTGAGCTAGAGTCTAAAGAGGCTCGTTTCCAAGACCCAGACCAAGAACAAGAGGATTTCTAATGGAAGATTTCATCTCCGCACTCAAATCCAACGACCTCGTTAAAGCTAAGAAAGCCTTTGGTGCTATTATGCTTGAACAGACCGCTGATTTGATTAGCCAACGTCGTGTTGAGATTGCCCAATCTGTTATGATTGAAGGCGAAGAAAAAGAAGACGACGAAAAAGATGATTCTGAAGATGAAGGTAAAGAAAAACCTGAATCTAAAGATGAAAAAGATTCTGAAGACGAAGACGAAGAATAAGGAGTCGCAATGCTGATTGTTCCTGATGAGTACGAAGTCGTACTTGAAAACATCGAAGCAGCTATTCCTGAAGCCGAATCTCGTTTTAAGCAGTTGTCAGAAGCTCTCGATAAAGCAGACATAAATACAATTGTAGAAAACATGTTGCCAATTGAACCTGAAGTAGCAATTGCTATGGGTTCACTGAATGAAGAAATGCAGCTCAATGAATTTATCGTTAAGCATGTTTCTTCTCGTGGAGAAATTACGCGTACTAAAGACCGTAAAACCCGCGAGCGTCAAGCATTCCAAACAACTGGTTTATCTAAAGCTAAACGTCGCGCTATCGCTCGAAAAGTCGTTAAGTCCAAACGCGCTAATCCGTCTGGTACTGTACGAGGCAACCGCAAACGTAAGAAAGCTATGAAACGTCGTCAGGCGTTAGGATTAAGCTAATGAATGAACCCCAATTACTCATTGAGCATTGGGGTCAACCCGGCGAAATTTTGAATGGCGTACCGATGCTTGAGTCATACGATGGCTCAGATGCAGGGTTAAAACCTGGATTATACATCGAAGGCGTGTTCATGCAAGCCGAAGTAGTTAACCGAAATAAGCGTCTTTATCCAAAGAGAGTATTGGAAAAAGCCGTAGCTAATTATATTAAAGAGCAGGTTTCTACTAAACAAGCACTTGGAGAATTAAATCACCCACCACGTGCTAACGTTGACCCGATGCAAGCCGCAATCATCATCGAAGATATGTGGTGGAAAGGAAACGATGTTTATGGACGAGCTCGTATTATTGAAGGTGACCACGGTCCCGGAGATAAACTCGCTGCAAACATTCGTGCTGGCTGGATTCCTGGAGTATCTAGTCGTGGACTAGGCTCATTAACGGAAACCAATAAAGGCTACCGTATCGTAAACGAAGGATTTAAACTCACCGTTGGCGTTGATGCTGTGTGGGGACCTTCTGCACCAGATGCTTGGGTAACTCCGAAGCAGATTTCGGAATCCGCTGAGGCGCAAGTCGCCAAAAAGAATGACGATGAGTCATTTAAAGCTCTCGTAGAGAGTCTCGAAAAAGCATTATAAATAATAATGTAACTTAACAACAGGACTAACAAAATGCTGAAAGACATCCTGCTCCAGGAAGCTCAGAATATTGAAGCTACCGTAGCTGTGGACAGTATTTTCGAATCGGTCGAGCTTTCTCCGGAAGTAAAAGCGAAGTTCGAAACTGTATTCGAAGCAACTGTGAAGAAACATGCCGTTGAACTGGCTGAATCCCACATTACCAAAATTGCTGAAATGGCTGACGAAAAGCTGAAAGATGCTAAAGACGAAGCCGAAGAAAAAGCTGAAAAGAAACTGACTGAACATGCTTCACGTTTCTTCAATCACATCGCTCAAGAATGGATGAACGAAAACAAACTGGCTGTTGATAAAGGCATCAAAGCTGAACTGTTTGAATCCATGTTCGCTGGTATGAAAGAACTGTTCGTTGAACACAACGTTGTTCTGCCAGAAGAATCAGTTGATGTAGTTGCTGAAATGGAAGAAGAACTGGCTGAAGCTCGTGAAGAAATCAGCAATCTGTTCGAAGGTATTTCTGCTCGCGACGAAAAAATTAATACCATGCTGCGTGAAAGCGCTGTAATGGAATCAACTAAAGACTTGACCGACGTTCAGAAAGAGAAAGTAGCTTCTCTGACCGAAGGTATGGAATATTCCGACGAATTCTCAAGTAAGCTGTCTGCCATCGTCGAAATGGTTAAAGGCTCCGTCGAGAAAGAGGTAGTAAATGAAAGCATAAATACTACCGACAATGATGCTGACGGTCTCAACTTCATTACTGAAGAACACATTGAGCCAGAAGAAAAAGTATCAAAACAGCCATCGATGATGGACGCATACGTAGCCTCTGCGGCACGTCTTTCTTAATTTTTAAAAGGTTATAAAACACATGAAAAAGATTAATCCGTTAGTAGAAAAATGGACTCCGCTGCTTGAGAACGAAGCACTGCCTGAAATCGTTGGTGCTGGTAAAAAAGCTCTGATTGCAAAAATCATGGAAAACCAGGAATCAGCTATTAAAACTGAACCTGCATTCCGTGATGAAAAAATCGCTGAAGCATTTGGTTCGTTCCTGACTGAAGCAGAAATTGGTGGTGACCACGGTTATGATGCTCAAAACATCGCTGCTGGCCAGACATCAGGCGCAGTAACTCAGATTGGACCAGCTGTTATGGGCATGGTACGTCGTGCAATTCCTAACCTGATTGCTTTCGACATCTGCGGTGTTCAGCCAATGAGTTCTCCAACCGGACAGGTATTCGCTCTGCGTGCTGTTTACGGTAAAGACCCTCTGGCCGCTGGTGCTAAAGAAGCATTCCACCCAATGTACGCTCCAGATGCAATGTTCTCTGGTCAGGGTGCTGCTCAGAAATTCGCAGCTGTTAAAGCTTCCGATGTTCTGACTGTTGGTACTATCGTAGTTCACGATTTCGCTGATGTTGGTCGCGCTTACTTCCAGGTTGCTGAAGGTTTCACCGTAGACGCTGGTGCTACCGATGCTGAAAAACTGGATAAAGCAGTTAAAGCTGCTGAAGAAGCTGGTCAGCTGGTAGAAATCGCTGAAGGTATGGCTACCTCTGTTGCGGAACTGCAGGAGAACTTCAACGGTTCTACTGACAACCCATGGAATGAAATGGGCTTCCGTATCGATAAGCAAGTTATCGAAGCTAAATCCCGTCAGCTGAAAGCTCAGTACTCTATTGAACTGGCTCAAGACTTACGTGCTGTTCACGGTATGGATGCAGATGCTGAACTGTCTGGTATTCTGGCTACAGAAATCATGCTGGAAATCAACCGTGAAGTTGTAGACTGGATTAACTACTCTGCGCAACTGGGTAAAACCGGTATGACTCAGACCGTTGGTTCTAAAGCTGGTGTATTTGACTTCCAGGACCCAGTAGATATTCGTGGCGCTCGTTGGGCAGGTGAAAGCTTCAAAGCTCTTCTGTTCCAAATCGATAAAGAAGCTGCTGAAATCGCACGTCAAACTGGTCGTGGTGCTGGTAACTTCATCATCGCTTCTCGTAACGTAGTTAACGCTCTGGCAGCTGTTGACACTGGCGTTACTCCTGCTGCTCAGGGTCTGGGTCAAGGCTTCAATGCTGATACCACTAAGACTGTGTTCGCAGGTATTCTGGGCGGTCGTTATAAAGTATACATCGACCAGTACGCTCGTCAGGACTACTTCACCATTGGTTACAAAGGTGCTAACGAGATGGATGCTGGTATCTACTACGCTCCATACGTTGCTCTGACTCCACTGCGTGGTTCCGACCCTAAAAACTTCCAGCCAGTCATGGGCTTCAAAACCCGTTACGGTATTGGTATCAACCCGTTTGCTGATAGTGCATCACAGCAGCCGAATGCTCGCATTCAGTCTGGTATGCCTTCTATCGTCAACTCTGTTGGTAAGAACGCGTACTTCCGTCGCATCTGGGTTAAAGGTCTGTAACCCATCCAATTAAATGGGAGCCGCAAGGCTCCCATTGTTGTTTCTACGGATGATAAATAAAAGTATAATCCACTAGAGGAAAAGCGACGATGGCTAACATCCATGACCTTCTGCGCGAATCAACTACAACGACGAGTTCAATTTCTGCCCGTCCTAGCCTCGTTGCATTGACTCGCGCTACTACTAAATTAATTTACTCTGATATTGTAGCTACTCAGCGTACTACTCAACCTACTGCTGCTTTCTATGGTATCAAATACTTGAACCCTAACAAAGAATTAACGTTCCTTACTGGTGCTACCTACGCAGGTCAAACTGGTACTGAGGACCGTAAATCTATTGAAACATTAACTGCTTCAAATAAAGATTCATTTGGCAAGGGCGATTTGTTCAAATACAATGACATTGTTTACAAGGTACTTGTAGATAATCCATTTGACCAGATTACTGAAACTGATTTAGAAGTTGTAATTCAGATTTCTCTGGTTAAACTCACTACTCGTTTAATGTCTGATGCTGCTATCACTTCCAAGTTTGAAACTGCTGGAGCTGATATCGCTGAAGCTAAATTCCAAATTGATAAATGGCAGACTCAAGTTAAATCTCGTAAACTTAAAACGAGCTTGACTGTTGAATTGGCCCAGGACCTTGAAGCTAATGGCTTTGATGCTTCCAATTTTATCGATGATTTACTGGCTACCGAAATGGCTGATGAAATTAACAAAGACATTTTACAAAGTCTTGTGACAGTTTCAAAACGATATAAAGTTGAAGGTATCACAGATACTGGATTCATCGATTTATCTTATGCATCTGCTCCAGAAGCTGGTCGTTCTCTGTATCGCATGGTATGCGAAATGGTTTCTCATATTCAGCGCTCAACATCCTTTACTGCAACATTCGCTGTAGCATCTACTCGTGCTGCTGCTGTTCTTGCTGCATCAGGTTGGTTGAAACATAAACCTGAAGATGATGATTATCTGTCGCAGAACGCTTATGGTTTCCTGGCAAACGGTTTGCCTCTGTATTGCGATACTAACACTCCACTCGATTATGTAATCGTCGGTGTAGTAGAAGATATTGGTGATAAAGAAGTTGTATCGAGTATTTTCTATGCTCCATACACCGAAGGTATCGACCTTGATGACCCGGAACACGTTGGTGCATTTAAAGTAATTGTTGACCCAGAAAGCTTACAGCCTTCTGTAGCTTTACTCGTTCGTTATGCACTGTCTGCTAACCCGTATACTGTAGCTAAAGATGAAAAGGAAGCTAGAATCATTGATGGCGGGGATATGGATAAGATGGCAGGACGTTCTGATTTATCAGTTCTTCTTGGTGTTAAGTTACCAAAAATCATCATTGAAGACTAAAAGAAAGGGAACCTCACGGTTCCCTTTTGTAGTTATAAAGCAAATATATCGAATGTTGGTGCGTATTTTTCTTTAAATCTCTGATAGATTTCTTTCTCATACAGATTGTAGCAAGGTATACCATGACGCTTGGCTATATCGACGGCCACTCGTGTCCCTCCAGTAACGCTAGAGAGTTTTATTGGAGCATAGAATAGTACCATATCCACGGGTGACTGGCAATCCTCTCCGAGCACCTGAAGTGCGTTGCGGGCAAATAGAGTCTTCACTATATCCCGGCACTCATCCCAGTAGCTTGTCACTTCTCTTGCTTTAATTACACTCCTGATTCTCACTTCATTTGGAAAGTCTTTCCATACCTTTACTCCAACTCCAGTTTTAAGACCATTGAAGCCTTCGTATGGTATGATACGTAATGAACGGTTCACGGTCGTATCTACTGAGCCATGATTCATCTGCACCAGGAGCACCTCCCGAATACGAAAAATGGCCCGACTCCCGAAAGAGCCTGACCAGTTAATGACATGACATCTAAAACACGACGTGGCGTCTCTCGAGAACCGATTAACGCCAAACGCATTAGTTACTTACCAGTTCAATCCAAACCGGACGAATTACGCCTTGAACGTAATTGACAAGTTCTTTCTTGACTACAACAGGATTATCAGCATCAGTAATGAAGATTTCTTCACGACCAGCTTCTTCAAGAATATCCTGGACGGTAAGACCCATAACTTTACCAAAGTCCTTTGGACCCACTTGACCAATCTTACTGATAACGTTATTGACTCGGTTCAGAGTAGCGTAAGCTGCCAGCGTAGAGAAAGCAACCTTATCAACATCAGTCAATTCAACCTTGGCTTTAATAGGTTTATCGGATTTAGCTTTCTCAGAGAACTTGGAGTTCTTGCATTTGATAGCTACACGAGAACCATTAGGGAAGAATTTAGGATAGCATGGTTTCAGAACGTAGCCTTCAGCGATGTTGCTTTCTGAAACAACCGCCTGGAATGGCATAGTATTAGCTTCTTCAAGACCGTGAGCTTCAATAGCTTGATTATAGCGATTAACTACAACATCCAGCATATTAGGAATTTGAATCAAGTCATCGAATTTACCACGACCCAGCAGCGGAGCCATTTTAAACCCGAACACATTACACATGCGTTCCATCATGAAATCATCAACATAAGATGATTCACCAGATTCAGTAGTCACTTTAATATCAAAGACGTAGAAGTCTTTTTCACCGTAATCAACACCTTTCTGAATTCCGCCACCAGCAAATTCACCAAAGATTTGATAAGCTACAGTAGCACCAGTCAGTGCAGCTTGAACAGCTTTAAATGACTCATCATAACGACCCATGATAACCATATAGCCAAAGAAGTCTTCTGCTGGCAGAATAGGACCAGTACGCTTAGCAGGCTGAATGTTATCTTTAGTTACGATAACAGAGAAGTTAGTGCCGTGAATTTTCTCACGCGCTACCCAAGTTTCAGAGACATCAAAACCAGCATTACGAATACGCTCAATGAATTTACCGTTGTAGTGGTTCTCGAGCGTTGAATATTTCTCAAACATATTTCACCTTAGAATTTAATTTTGAAAGACTGACCCTGATAGTCAGCGTTGAACTCATATGAGAAGCCATTTTTAGAAAAGAATACTTTCATAGCTTCTACATTATTGCTCCATTTTTCTGGAACAATATAAAACGTTTCAAACTTACCACGTTGTGCTGCGTTCCGCAGGTTATCTTTAATATGAGCTTTAATATCTTCTGGTAGTTCATCACGCACACCCTGCGCCAATGCTCTGTATTCTTGAGCTAGACTCATTATAATCACCGTATAAATATCAATAATTAGGGAGGGTTCTATCCTTCTATGGTCAAGCGTATGTACTAGAAAGAATCCGTGAAACCATTATACCACGCGGATTCTTTAAGCATATTATAGAGGGATTACTTTATACTTCTTATTGCCACGAGCATCACGCTTACAAACTAATTTGCACTTCGTACCGCTTGCGATAGTGTAGTCTTCATCAACCTTCATCCGCATCCAGTCTAATACCATTCCAGATGGGTTAAAAGATTTTTCAACTTCAACCATAATCTTCGTTCCAGATTTATAGAACTTCGATTCTTGTTGTACATGGTCAGCCAATGCTCGAGAAAATGCAGACGGACTCAGGAATTTGTTATAACCATGAGCTGCAGCTACAAATGTGTTATCTAATGCATGCTGAATGTTTTTGATAACTACCTTAGAATATCCAAGGTGTTTTTCAGGATACTGATTCATTAAATCCCCTCATATGTTTTACGAGTTGTTGATGACGAGATTCTACATCAGTATTAGATAAGCGTTTACGATAGACGATGATTTCTCTTCGTTTAACTCGTGCCCGAGCGGCTTCAACCTTTGCGTAATGCAGTGCAGCTTCTTCTGGCTTAATGCCAGCTTCTCCGAGCGATTTCAATAAAGCTCATGCCATTTTCATGCTTAAAATGAATCTCAATCGGTGTCATTACTTTATCCTACAGTGAAAGTTGTTGGTATAATACCACTCTCTAGAAAAAGCAAAAGGAGCCCGAAGGCTCCTTTTAATAGATGATACCAGCTTCTAAAGCTGAACGATGAACAATACGTCCATTCCGTGATTCTTGCACATCAACTTCTGGATAATCATCTAGCATTTTAGCTAGTGTATATCGATGCAAGTAATAATCGCTGTCGGTGTCATCAAGTTTCCAATCTTTTCCTGCGACAGTCATTTCTTGGATTTCATCCATGACCCACCAACCACACCAGATATAGGCTGTTCCTCGGAATGGCAGAGGATGAATATACGGAAGTTCTCCATCAGGAACAGGAGCTACCCTTTTAGTAATAGTTACATCACCAGTTGTAGTGACTGTAACAGGTTTATAATCTGGAGCAGAAACAACAACCGAAACCTCAATTACTTGTGACCCGATAGTAGATGTATCAACTTCTAGAGTACTTGTTGAACCTTCAACAGGGGAACCGTCTTTGGTCCATGAATAAACTCCGGATGCACCTTCTGGAGCACCGATAACGTTGGCTTTAAAAGATGCATCAGACCCCTGTTCGACTGTAATAGACTCAGGTGTCAAAGCAACAGAAACCCCACTCATGGTCTTTTTAGTAAAAATAACCGCAACCCCTTTAGTCGCAGTAGTCGGGTTGTAATCTGCTGCAGAAACCGTGGCTTCACAGTTCAGAGTGTAATTAGCTTCTGCTGATTCAGTTACTGTAATTGTTTTAGCTGGTTTGGCCCTCAATAACGTCAGCACCACGTTTCCAAACATAAGCAATGCTTGCTCCTGCTGGTGCGCCAGTAACATCAGCTGTAACTACTTGAGATTGCCCAATTTCTTTAGAAACAGATGTTGGGCTCAAAGTTAAAGTAATCGCAGGCATAGTTTTGTTCTGAACTGTCAGAGTAGTTTCTGCTTCAGCCGTTTCAGGTTCACCCTCAGCCGGAGTAACAGTAGCAACTACTTTAACAGTCTTACTACCTGCGGGTCCTTCAGCAATATAATTCATAGCTTCGGTAACAGAAGATTGCGGTGTGCCATTTACAGTCCATACAAACGATTCTGTACCTTCAGCTGTGGCGCCAGAAGTTGTTGCAGTAAAATTAGTTGTAGTTCCAATGACTGCTGAAGCAGCCAAAGGAGCAATAGATACGGTATACGCCATAAGAATTTCCTTATTTTAAAGTCACAAATGAAGAATTGCGAGTTTCACGAATCATAATAGACCCGTTTCTTTTAATGTAATAAATTAAGCTAAATAACGTTTGGTGAGCTGATGGGTGTCCAAACGATGTTGGACGAGATTTCCAATCCGGATTATCTTTAATCCATTGGTAAATCCACCAAGGAAGAGTAACATATCCTGGATTCTTACCTAACAATTGTGTGTTTGGACTAAAGTTTTCGGGAAGCTCAACAATTTCTTCATTAAACTTTTCTTGGGTGATTGCAGTCACTGGAATAGTATGAACTTTATCATCTGCAACTGTAATCACAGAATCACCGATTGGGGCTTCAAGAATAACGCCTTTAACAGTGTCCATTGGCTTACCAAAATGAGGGTCGATATCAGTTACTTTCACTTGTGGTGTATCGACAGATACAGAATCAATCAATAGACGAGCTTCTTCTTTAGCCTCATCTTTAAAAATAGCAGTGCCTTTGGCCTCATCGTCAGCTTGAATTAGGTCATAAATTGAAAGACCGTCATTCTGCTCTGGCATAGGTTCATTAGCAAGTTTAGCCAATTCGACTTCAAGGTCAGCGACCATATTGTCGAAGGCTTTAGTTTTCTTCAGCTTGATGCCGAAGGTTTCAGCGTACTCGGCAAGCTTTTCTTTGGCTTCTTTTTTCTCAAGTGCACCGATTTCAGCAATATAATCTTTATCTAACATAGTAGCCTCGTTGTGTATAAATATAAATGTATTTATAACTAAGGAATCGGCAATGCACGATATCAATGTAAAATTTCATGATTTTAGTCATGTGTTTATTGAGTGTGATGAATCCACATTCCATTGAACTAAGAGACTATTTTAGTTTTGAAGCTGATGGCTACAAATTCAATCCAAAGTATCGTTATGGACATTGGGATGGACGTATTCGCCTTCTGAACTATGACCGTCTGTTACCGTTCGGCCTCGTCGGACAAATTCGCAAATTCGCAAACAACATGGGTTATTCAGTTTACTTCGAACCGAAGATTTTCGAGACTGAAGAAATTACTCGTAAAGATTTTGATGACTGGCTTGGTAATCTTGATATTTACTCTGGGAGTAAAAAGATTGAGCCTCACTGGTATCAGAAAGATGCTGTGTTTGAAGGGTTAGTTAATCGTCGTCGAATTCTAAACCTCCCAACATCTGCTGGTAAATCTTTAATCCAATGCTTACTTGCGCGTTATTATGTTGAGAACTATGAAGGTAAAATTTTAATCATCGTTCCAACAACAGCATTGGTTGACCAGATGATTAATGACTTCTGTGATTATCGTCTGTTTGGTAAACAGCATTGTCTTGGTATTCGCTCTGGTACAAAGCGCGATTCAGATGCAATGATTTATGTTGCCACCTGGCAGACAGCCGTTAAACAACCAAAAGAATGGTTTCACCAATTCGGCATGATGATGAATGACGAATGTCATCTGGCTACTGGCAAATCTATTTCAACTATCGTTGCTGGTTTAAATAATTGCATGTTTAAGTTCGGCTTATCCGGTTCATTAAAAGACGGCAAAGCTAACGTGATGCAGTATGTTGGAATGTTCGGTGAAATTTTCCGTCCAGTTTCAACATCTCAGCTTATGGAAGATGGTCAAGTAACTGACTTAAAAATTAACTCAATCTTCCTTCGTTACCCAGACGAATTCACCACTAAGATGAAAGGTAAAACTTACCAAGAAGAAATCAAGGTAATTACCAGTGCAAAACGTCGTAACAAATGGGTAGCTAATTTAGCTGTAAAACTGGCCAAAAGAAATGAAAACGCGTTCTTGATGTTCAAACATGTTGCTCATGGTAAAGAGCTGTTTGAAATGATTAAAGAACTTGGACATGATAAGGTGTATTACGTTTCAGGCGAAGTATCAACTGAAGTTCGTAATGCATTGAAAGTGATGGCTGAAAGTGGTACGGGGATTATTGTAGTTGCATCTTATGGTGTATTCTCTACTGGTATTTCCGTTAAGAATCTTCACCATGTTATTTTGGCTCATCCAGTTAAGTCTAAAATTATCGTTCTGCAAACTATCGGTCGTGTACTTCGTAAGCATGATTCTAAATCAATTGCTACAGTATGGGATATCATCGATGATATGGGTGTTAAACCAAAATCAGCAAATGCCAAGAAGAAATACGTTCATTTGAACTATGCTTTAAAGCACGCGCTGGAGCGCATTCAGAGATATGCAGACGAAAAATTCAATTACGTAATGAAACAAATCGATATTTGAGGAAGCTATGAGCAATCTTAAAACTTTTGAACAAATCATTTACGAGGCATCGATTGATAACTTCATGAGCAAAATTAATTCTTGTCAGACTTTAGATGGTTTGAAAGAGCTTGAGAAGTATTATGAGAAGCGCTCAAAAGAAGCTGAGCTGGCTGATTCTGATGACATCAGTGTACGGGATGCTTTGGCGGGGCGTCGAGCTGAACTCGAAGCTGCAGATGATTCTGAGTCGGAAGAAGACTTCTAATAAAAAGGCCCCTCTTTAGAGGGGCAAACCACAAGTGGCATAAAACACTAGGCTACATTAAAAGTTGCGTTTCGTTTAATTGCTCTTCTGCGCTTTCGCTTACCGGCAATTCAATCGCATAATTATAACAAGCACCTGGATGAACAGGGCCTTTATCTGTTTCAACAACCAACGCCGAATCAATCGGTTGCTTACAGACAGCACAAATCTTTTCAGACATGATTGTCTCCTCAGTTATTAACAATTCTATTTATTAGTCACCTGCTTCAAACCTACGCATATCAATAATATGCTTGATTGAGAATCCACGAGATTTGATAGCATCCATCGCATCACGACAGAACTCCAACAAAATCCCCCAATATTGCAAACTTGTATCAATACGAAGAACTTCTTTATCAGCAGACAGAACAGTCTTCATTTCGGACTTTTCATAACGGTCCATGCTGAACTCGTCACCATCGCCTCTGCCTGTGTAATAATCCAACTTCTGCTTTAACGCGGACTTCTTCGAAGCCTCGATGCGAAGCATTTCTTTACGAATAGCAGACAATTTTGTCAACCACTTACCATAAAGAACTGGATTATTAGCTGCTTCATACTGCAATTTAGTTGAATCAATAATCAAATCTTGTTTCAACTCTTCCTGTAAATCTTCAAGCTTCATAATCACCTTTCTTTGTTCAATTTGTTACTCTAGCAAGGAACTCAAAACCATTATAACCATCTTGAAATGAAAGCGATTAGTTACGGCTTGAGCTTGCCAATTGAAGCTTAATCTGTTCAAGGTCGTCAGGGTTGTCAACGACAGAGAACCTAACTTCAACGATAAGAGTATAGTCATCGTAAACCGGAGTAACATTCACTTGTAGACGACGGATGCGAGGTTCATAGTTTCTTATAGCAGATATGATATTTCGTTCTACTGTATCAGCTGTCAGAGGAGTCATGTTCTCGAAAAGCTGGTCTTGTAAATCACACCCAAAGTTAGGGTCGAATGGACGGCTTCCCTTTCTTGTTGTTATAATACCTAAAAGAGAGTTTTTAATTGCACGCAGCCCACGAGCACGTGCAACGTCTTTGGACCAGTCCATTTTAAGTTCAGGGTCTAAGTCCGAATAAAGGTCGTTTATATTTGCCATTACAGATACCTGAAGAATTCTTTAAGGCCTTTAATCACTTCAACGTGAGTTGCTCCGCATTTCTGACATTTAACAGGAACTGCTAGATAAACGGTAGGCTTTAAAAGCATATTTTTGATGCGGATAATATCCTCTTCAGTGATAGCTGAGTAAAGGTCATCGATTTCTTTGTCATTCAAATCTTCGATTGAAATGGTTTCACCATTCACATAGATGTACTCGATACACGTAGCAATCATCTGTGCGATGTTTTTATCATCGAATAATTTTGGATAACGAAGCTTAAGTTTAAAATTCGCTAGAGGATACCAGAGTTCCTCTGGTTCATCGATTTGTGCATATGTAAAGTTAATCGGCGTTAATGTTTCGTGACCTTCTGGACATATCCAGATGTTCTCATGATTAACCTCACCTAATGAGTGAGACCATAACTGAATCAGCAGAAGTTCTGATTCTTGCTTGTTAAGGTTTCGTGCTGATGTACAATTATTAATCAGTCGTTTTACTACTTCATCAATGTTTCCATTGATTTTGCCATCGATGAGCTCTTTGTATTCTTCTAACGTAAAAGCTCTGCATTGGATATCAGAGCCATTAATCTGGACTTCAAATTTGTAATCGTAGTTCATATTAGCTCCTTACGGACTATTTATAAATATTTCAATAAAGGAGACCTCTATGGCCAATATAATTCGTTGTGTACTACCGGACGGGGTCCATCGTTTTAAACCCTTCACGGTAGCTGATTACAGAGATTTCCTTCTGGTTCGTAATGATATGCAACATAAAACTTACGAAGAGCAGAAGGTGATTATAAAAGAACTTTTAGCTGATTACTTCGGTGAATATCCTGAAACTTTACGTCCATACATGTTCATGAAAGTATTCACTGGCTCAATCGGTAAAACAAAAATTCCAGTAGCTTTCACTTGTCCGACTTGCGAAAAACAAAAGCAGGTTCTGTTTGATATCAGTCAAGAAGATTTGGTTGAGCCTACTATTGAAGTTGCCGGAATCACAATAGCTTTTAAATTCCCTGAGAAGGAATACGAAGATAAGGCTGCAATGATTTACGATTGCATTAAAGCAATTAAATACAACAATCAATGGTATCCTTGGAAAGAGATGTCAGAAGACAACCAAATCCAAGTTATAGAAGCAATTGACTTCACAACGTTTGAAAAGATTTACACTCAATTAACTCCAATGAGATTTGAGCTTAAAATGAAATGCTGTGAGTTAAGAACAAACGTGTATGAAGACATTTTATCAGTCTTTAAGCTTCTTATAAATCCAGATGAAATTTTTAGCTTCTATCAAATCAATCACACTCTGGTTAAAAGTTCATATGATTTGAACAGCATAATGGGTATGATTCCAATCGAGCGAAGCATCGCCCTTTCGTTAGTAGAGAAGGACAATAAGAAATGACAGTACTACAACGTCCAGGTTTTCCTAACTTAAGCATAAAGCTCTATGAAAATTACGATGCTTGGTTAGATAACCGTTTCCTTGAATTAGCAGCAACTGTAACGACACTCACTATGCGCGATGGTCTTTATGGAAGAAATGAAGGAATGCTGCAATTCTATGATAACAAAAATATGCATACCAGAATGAATGGTGACCAAATCATTCAGATTTCTGTGGCCAATGCAAACAGTAAAAGAACATTGAACCGCATTTACGGTTGTAAGCATTTTTCAGTTTCGGTTGACTCTAAAGGCGATAACATCATCGCAATTCAACTTGGATTGGTGCATGAGATTATCAACCTCAAGTTTAGTCGTTGTTTCTTCAACGACGCCGGTGAGTCAATTAAAGAGATGATTGGTGTAATTTACCAAGACACTCCTCATATTGCTCCAGCTATAAACTCGATTAACACTTACGTTCCACGAGTTCCATGGACGAGTACATTAAAAGAATATTTAGCTTGGGTTAGAGAAATATCTCTTGCTGTTGAAAGTGACCAGTTCGTATTTGTATGGGAAGATATCTATGGCATCAACATGATGGACTACGCGTTTATGATTGCCCAAGAGCCTATCCCGGTTGTTGTTGGTGAACCTCGTCAAATTGGCCAAATGATTAATGAACTGAATACTGACCTTGCTTATAATTTCGAGTGGCTTACTAAAGCTAATCAATTCACGCGTAACCCAATGGCTAATGCTACATTTTATGCACACAGCTTCTTGGATAACCAATTCCCTCGAATTATTACTGGTGATGGTTATAACTCGGTTTTGGTATCTCGCTCAGGTTCATATTCTGAAATGACTTATCGTAATGCATATGAAGAAGCTTTACGATTAGGAACAATGGCGCAATATGACGGTTACGCTAAGTGCACTATGGTTGGTAACTTTGAATATACTCCAGGAAAAAAGATAAACTTCTTTGACCCTAAAAACCAATTCCGCACAAACTTTTACGTAGATGAAGTTATTCATGAAGTTTCTAACAACCAGTCAATAACTACATTATACATGTTTACTAACGGACAGAACTTAAGTCCAGTAGAACCAATTAAGGTGAAAAATGAATTTAAACCTAATACTTCCAATGAAAACAATTCAAGTGAACCAGAAGGAAATAAAAATTCCTAAGCTTGGATTGAAGCATCACAACATGCTGAAAGAAGTTAAATCTCCGGAAGAGAATTTATCTCTGCTGATTAATTCAATTCATCCGGGTTTAACACCAGCCGAAATTGATTACGTTTCAATTCATTTACTTGAGTTCAACGGTAAGATTAAAAGTAAAGTAGTCAAAGACGATTTTGAATATGACCTTTCAACTTTAAGAATTGTTCAACGATTAGAATTTCAATTCGCTGGTCATACTTTCAAATTCAGAGCTCCTGAGCAGTTTGAAGGATTTGGCGGTGTTGATAAGATGCTTTCAAAATGCCTTGAAACGGTAGACGGTAAAAAAGAAGATGTCGACTTCATGAAGATGCCAGCATTTGTGACCAAATGGGCAGATGACATTTCAAGCACCGTAGCAGTAAGCGGCCCTAATGGCGACATCAGAGGAGTTGCCAAAATCATAGGAATTTTTGAATGAAAACCGAAAACATGAAGACGATGCGTCGGAAGGTTATTGAAGAGGGTCGTAGTGAAAGAGATGCAGCGAAAGCTGCATCAACTCAAGCCGAATCTTTATCAGTTCTTTCTTCCCAGCTTGATGATTTACAAACTCAAGCTGAGCTTACGTCTGAAGTAATTGAGGATAAAGGTAATCAAGTTATTGATGCCTTGAATCGCGTTGACCAAAGCATAATTGATACTACAGCCGGAGCTGAATTAACCGCCGAAGCATCTGAAAGAACTACAGAAGCTGTTAAGCAGCAGACTGAAGTATCAAACAAGATTTCAGATAAGCTCAGTAAGCTAACAGAACTTTTAAATGAACGTCTTTCAGCTATCACTCCGAATCTTCCACAGATATCTGTTCCAGATACATCACTGTCTGTAGTTGAAGATGCAGTACCTGTTGATATAGTGACACCAGGGTTACCAGAATTACTTCAGGAGTTAATTCCGGACCCGGTCAATAATACCAATAACCCTAATGATGCGTTCTTCCCTACCGTTCCAGAGAACCCAGAGAGTGATTCTAAAAAGGGAGCTGACGAGGAACGTAAGAAGAAAGACTCTGACACTCTGAGTAATCTGCTTAAAGCTACAAAAAGTGGATTCAAAGCTTCAATGAGCATTACAGACAGAATAGCTGGAATGCTTTTCAAGTACACTGTAACTGCTGTGATTGAAGCTGCTAAAACAGCTGCACTGCTGTTCTCTATCGTGCTCGGTATAGATGTTATAATGAAGCACTTCAAGTATTGGTCAGATAAATTCACTTCTGATTTTGATAAGTTCTCTGCTGAAGCTGGCGAATGGGGAAGCACATTATCATCTATATTCGGAACACTTGAAAATATTCAGAAGTTCTGGGAAGCTGGAGATTGGTCTGGATTAACTGTGGCTATTGTAAAAGGCGTAACTGAAATCATTTACAACCTCAGCGAACTCATTTCTTTAGGAATGTCAAAAGTAGCTGCTGCTATTCTTTCAATTATTCCTGGTTTAGGAGATGCTGCATTATCTGTTGAAGGAGCTGCATTAGAAGGTTTCCAAGAAAGAACGGGTAACTCTCTTTCTAAAGAAGACCAAGACACATTAGCTAAGTATCAATCATCTAAGATTGAAAAAGGCGAAAACTTCTTCGATAAAGTATCTCAAGGTAAAACTTGGATTGTTAACAAAATAACTGGAGATGCTAACATTTCTGATTTTGTTACAGATGAAGAAAGAGAATCCCAGAATGAAAAACTTCGTCAGATGAAACCTGAAGAAAGGGAACAAGTTCTGAAGAAAGGGAATGAAGCTCGTGCTGCTATTGTTAGATTTGAAAAATACATGGAACAAATCAACCCTGATGATAAACGCTCAGTTGAATCAGCTGATAAAGCATATGCTAATCTTCAAACGCAGTTAAACGACACTGACCTGAATAATTCTCCTGTAACTAAAAAAGAATTAAGTGCTCGTATGAATATTGTTACTGCTAAGTATGATAAGCTCAAAGGTAAAGAACCTCAGCCTGCTCCATCGTCTCAATCTGAGGATGTTAAAAAAGTCGAAAGCATTGAGAAGAATAAAGCGGCTAAAGAGGCTTCATTAGGTACTAGTGCTGGAGCTGCTGCGGCTAACTTGTTCAATACAAATAACGTCATTAACAACAGTAGAACTATAAATACTGTTAGTCCTGTAACGAGCACTAATGCTCCAGGCGTATTTGGTGCAACTGGTGTTAACTAAGGAATAATCATGGCTATAAGAGCTACAGAAATTCTAGATAAAGATTTCGGCAGTGGAGAAAAGACCTCTGCCGGTCAAAGTTCTATTTCGTCAACTCGAAGAAGTACTATAGTAGCTCAATACCCGGCACAACGTGCCGCCGGTAACGATGCTGCAGGAGACCTTCGTGTTCATGACCTTTATAAAAATGGATTGCTTTTTACCGCATATGATATGAGTTCAAGAACATCTCCGGACCTTCGTAATATGCGTCAATCCCAATTGAGTAAATCAGCGAGTTCTATTCTTAATAGTCTTGGAATTAAAAACAACGGGCAAGTAGATAAATCTCCGATTGCGAATATTTTACTTCCACGTTCTAAATCTGACGTTGAATCAACTTCTCACAAGTTCAATGACGTTGGTGAATCATTAATTACTCGTGGAAATAATTCAGCTACCGGAGTATTGAGTAACGTTGCATCCACAGCAGTATTTGGTGCATTAGATTCAGTCACTCAAGGTCTGATGGCTGACAATAACGAGCAAATCTATAATACTGCGCGAAGCATGTATGCGGGAGCAGATAACAGAACAAAAGTATTCACTTGGGATTTGACTCCTCGTTCAGTAGCTGATTTAGTTTCAATTATTCAGATATACGAGTGCTTTAATTATTTCAGCTATGGCGAAACTGGCAATTCAAGTTACGCTAAAGAATTAAAAGGCCAATTGGATGAGTGGTACAAAACAACTCTGCTGTCTCCATTAACTCCAGATGGAGCTGATTTGAACAACACGATGTTTGAAAATATCACTTCATTCTTAAGTAACGTTATTGTTGTAACTAACCCAACGGTATGGTTCATCAGAAACTTTGGTAAGACATCTAAATTTGATGGAAGAACCGAGTTGTTTGGTCCATGTCAGATTCAGAGTATTCGCTTTGATAAAACTCCGAATGGTCAATTCAATGGTTTAGCAATTGCTCCTAATATGCCAAGCACTTTTACTCTGGAAATTACTTTCCGTGAAATCTTGACATTAAGCAGGGCATCACTTTATGCAGAAGGTTTCTAATGCTTAATTTAGATGAATTCAACAACCAAGTAATGAACGTTGATTTTCAACGTACAAATATGTTTAGTTGTGTATTCGCAACGACTCCATCTGCAAAGTCTCAATTATTGTTGGACCAATTCGGTGGAATGCTTTATAATAACTTGCCAGTCTCAGGAGACTGGCTTGGATTATCTCAAGGCGAATTTACGCAAGGAATTACATCAATTATCACTGCAGGTACCCAAGAACTAGTTCGTAAATCGGGCGTATCTAAGTACCTTATCGGTGCAATGACAAACCGTGTTGTTCAATCTTTATTGGGAGAATTTGAAGTTGGTACTTATTTACTTGACTTCTTCAATATGGCTTTCCCAACATCAGGATTGATGATTTATTCAGCTAAAATTCCTGATAACAGACTGTCACACGAAACAGACTGGCTTCATAACTCTCCGAATATTCGTATCACCGGAAGAGAATTGGAACCACTTACATTAAGTTTCCGAATGGATTCTGAAGCAAGCAACTGGAGAGCAATGCAAGACTGGGTTAACTCTGTACAAGACCCAGTCACTGGATTAAGAGCTCTTCCTGTTGACGTTGAAGCCGATATTCAAGTTAACTTACATGCACGTAATGGATTACCTCATACCGTGTGTATGTTTACCGGGTGTGTTCCAGTTTCATGTGGTTCACCTGAATTTACTTGGGATGGTGACAACCAAATTGCTGTATTTGACGTTCAGTTTGCTTATCGCGTTATGCAGGTGGGTGCTGTTGGTCGTCAAGCTGCTGCTGATTGGGTTGAAGATAGGCTTGTTCATGCTATTGGAAATATTTCTGATGACATGGGTCTTGACCCATCATTGTCAAGACTTAGTAGATTAGGAGGCGCTGGCGGTGGCATTACCCAGATGGGTAATGCGATAGGGCGTAAGACTGGAATGTGGAATAGTACTTCCAAGATACTTGGACTATAGAAAAAGGGAGCCGCAAGGCTCCCTTTATTTTATTTTATTTTATTTTATTTTATTTGCGGAACACCACGAAAGCATTCAGAACAACTTCCGAAGATTGCTCAACGTCAGTTACAGTGATTTTAAACGGAACTTCACCATTGAACTTACCGTTCAGAGTATAAGCGATATACCCTTCACATTTGTCTTCTGGAATTCCGAACGGTGCCAGTGGAACCATTTCAACCATTCCTTTAGCAATCTTTTGAATCTCGTTAAAGACCATGTTGTTGAATTCGTCAGATACTGGAACTACGCCTTCAACAACAGTTTCTTGGCCATTCATACGCAGAATCGATTTCATGATGTTCTCCTCAGTTAGTGTAAGTCTATAGTAACACACTTCCATGTGCGTGTAAACGGTTAAAGAACGAACTTCTCTGGGGTGTCTTCAACATCAATCATTGAAGCCAACAGAGCAAGAATCTTATTGCTTTCTGATGCCTTTGTGGACTTAACAAATCCTTCAAAATCATATGGACTTGTTTCAGGCTGAGGCTCGTCACTGTATTCTACTACTTCACCAGTTTCCATCAGAACATCGCCGTCATAAACAACAGCTTCGTCTAATTGGTCAGCAGTCATTACTTCGCCTTGGATGAATTTCTGATTGTCATACACGAGACCATCACTATAAGAAGCATCTACAATGTTGTTGACTTTCAGCATGGTACCACGAGGCAGAATAACTTCCATTTCACCTGACATATTACTTAAGTCGCCAGGATAAACCACGTTAACTTTCTCGCCGCCAGTAATAGCCCAACCAATCATGACTCTTGTGCTTTCAGCTTGCTGAACATCTTTAGCTGCATGAACCTCATCAGTAAGACCTAATTCAGCATAAGTCATAGAGGCTAACTTGACAGTTTCTGCACTGTTATCTGGCTGATTCAATACTGCACGAGTATTATCAGAAGCCATTGCAACCGCTTGGTTACCTTTCCAACCACCAAAGATAATTGGAGATAAAGATGTTGAAACATAGTTTCTGAAATAGAATACTCTGTTCTTAACCATAGCTTCAAAAATTGGTTTACGAACTGACTGCGAACGCCATAAGGTAAGTCCTTCTGGAATTCTGTCACCGCGTTTAAATGCATCGTCCAAATTTTTGATAGCAGTAGTAACTTCTTTATAAGACAGTGTATCGTAATTGTCAGCTCTATAACGACCTAAAAGCATATTGTTGATGTCTGAATAACCGGAACCAACATACTCTTTAATGCCACGTTTTTCTGCATTTGTATATTGAAGAGGCGTACGAGTACGAGTAATATCTTCAATAGTAGCAGAAACGTTTTTAGCATAGCCTTGAAGAGCTGCTTTAATCATTTTGGTACGTTCAATGTTCCAAAGATTGTTAGCCATTTGCTCTTTATCTTTTGGCTCAAGGTATTGTGGAACTTTAGTCATGATATGTTCCATTGCTTCATGTTTACGTTCTTCTAAAGAGTCTAAAAGAGTTTGAGTATACGCCTGCATACTCTGGACCGAAGTTAATGGAGCGTTACCAATTCTTGATTCAAGTTCTTTTACAAATCTCTGTTCAAATTTTTCAGATTGGCTCAATTTAATCGTGGTTAACGATTTTAAATGGAAAATAGCACCAGTAGCTGCTAATTGAGCAGAACGAGCTTTAGCAGCTTTAGATTCTACCGCATCCTTCAATTGCTGAGCTTCTGGAATAGGATTTGCCGTTGCGGGTTTACTGAATTCGGCAGCAGTAGCTTCGTATTTTTCAAATTCTTCTGGGTCATGAATAATGTCAGAAGTTAAAGATTGACTTGCTGCTACTTGACGACGAGATACCTTAGCACGAGCAATAACAGATTGGTCAGTACGTTTGTCGTTCTCTTGAGCGATAGTAGCTGCTAAAGCTTCTGATTTAGAAACTTGTTTACCTGACTTATTGTTGATGTAAACATCGCCAACATCAGTATCAACCTTGGTGAACTCTTCTGTTGATATCTCTGGGATGCCAGGGACGGTTGAGAGGTCAACATTCTTACGATGAATAAGAACATACACGTACTTCTTATCGTAATCATAGAGTTCTTTCAGGATAACAAAACGACCACCCAGACGACTCATTACCAAACGGTTGATAATCATCTGCACTGCTCGAGCTTGTCCACCCATTTTGCTTTTAGCAATACGGAACATCACTGCATCCATTTTGTATTTCTTCACAGTTTGAGATACTAAGTCAAACATGGTAGAAATAACACCCAATGGATTACCACCAAGATTTTTCAGCTTAACCAAGGTACCCTTTTCAGATACACCAAGCACAATAGCATGCATCATTTTATCGCCAGGTTTAACGTTCTTGTTAACGTCACCACCGCCGGTGTAAGAACACATACGAAGAGCTACTGAACCTTCTGGAGCAGCAATTGCAAAAATCTGTGGAATTTTAGTTTTCGGATAAAGATTAGTGACAGGAAGCATTTCTGAATCCCGCGTCAAAAACCTCATTTAATTGAAATTCGGTCATTATGAGTCCTCTATTGTTTCTTATATTTATAGACAATTAAAGCCCCGAAGGGCTTAGACTGCAATAATATTCCTGAAGATTTCAACTTTTCCGCCACCACGAGTAGCAATGACCTCGTGTTTGTTGATTCCTGAAACTCGACCATCTGTAAATGATTCTACTTCACCTTGCGGGCGGAATGGTAATTCGACCAAGCTCTGTGTTACATTAGCGGCTCGTCCTGAGCCTTCACCTGGGTGAGCAATTGTGATAATCTCTAAATAGAATTTCATAGACCAGTAACCTCATGGAAATCGCCCCAAATATCAGCGAACGTATTTGCTACATCTTTATCACGACGCATTTTAATCGCAATAGGCAAGAACAGTTTGACATAATCCGTCCGACCTTCAGCAGCTAACCAGCCATTACATTCGGATTCAAGAATACCACCGATATATTCATTTTTATTGAGCCAAATGCGAGTACGGTCTAACTCGTGCCAATCTGAAATTTTGTCTTTAAGACCTGAACCAGCTTTAACTTTAATCAGACCACATTCTGATTCAAGATAAAAACCACCGGCTTTGCCTGGTTGTTTACTATGCTCATAGATATCAACAATGCGAAGGTCAATCGTAATAACTTCTTTGAACTTATAAAGGTTTTTAGAACGAGTGTTTTCCCAGAAAGCACCAATGTTCTTCAGGATAATACCTTCAAGACCTTCATCAACATATTTGCGATAAATGACCTTGGCTTCATCAAGATTATGAACGATGTGGTTCTCAATCAGAATCATCTGAGAGTAACCTTTAACCATCAGTTCTAACGCACGGAAACGAACATCATACGCAAATCCAGATTCTTTACCTTCGGAATAAACAACATCCAACGGAACGTAATCCCATACCTGGAATTTCATACCAGCAGCTTCTTTAGCTGAGATAGTTCCTTTCAGAGATTTATTGGCCAACCCGTTTGACATTGTACGGGATTCTTCTTTGAATTCCTTAGCTTTACTTAACTCAGGTAAATCGCCAAAGATATCGTCCAACGGACCAGCAGGTTCAACGATAGCATGATAAACGAGTTCACCGTCAATCATTACACCGCCAGGATGGCGTTCACGAGCTTCTTTAGTCATTTCGATGAGCTGTTGTTTCAGCAAATCTAAACCAAGATACTCGTTACCAGCACGAGACAGAATTTTTACATCGTCTAATTCATCACCACGGATTTCAGCAAATGCTCGTGCGCCATCAGCCTTCAGCTGCGCAAATGCAGGGAACTTAATGTTCTTTTTAATGCCTTTTTCATCGTAAGATGAAGCAAGCATTTGAGGTTGTTCAGGAATTAGATTTTTCCATACTTTATTCGCAATACTACGGGATGCGCCACAGCGCAAATCACGAAGCAGAACTTTCTTAATAACTTCTGCATCCGCGTCAGATGTTTGAGATAAAGCAATTTCAAGTTTTTCCTTTGCAGCATTACCGGTCACAACTCGCTTAGCTAATTTTTCTTCTAGCAAATAAAGCATGTCTTCAAGAGTAAGATGAATATCACCTTTAGGTCTCGTATCCCACTTCTTGATGTAATACTGGAGCTTACCATCATAAGTCATTCTGAATACTCGCTTCAAAAGCTCATTATCTTTATGACGACGAATGATAGCTTCTTTTTCCTTTGTAGAGCCAATTGAAGCAATTTCATTGATAATATCTAAAATCATATTCACCTCGTTTATTGTCCCGAGCGGGTATGACAATTATATCATACCCTTTGTAAAGCTATTGACCGCGATACTCACGAATGAGTTCAGCCAAAGTTCGATGGTAAAGTACTCCACCATTTTTACGAGTAATGTAGATTGCGCCATTGAACATCGCATCAGTCATTTCACGTTGCTTTTGATTATCAGCATGAATGTTGCGCGCCTTGAAGAACTCTTCTTTGTTTGCGAAACTTTCAATACGCTTGGTTGTGTCTGTTTGCGGGAACCATTCAATTACGTTAATCATGCTTTACCTATAGTAGTTTTAGCTGTAGGCTGACGATTCAGATATTCGATACCTGTCCCGATTCCAAAGTTTGGACGATGCACAGGAAGATTTCCTGGATGCTCATACCATGGCTTATAATCAGAAGGACCTGGGTTTACCCATTTCTTTGGAAATTCTGGAAACTTATCAAATGGCCAATTCGGAGTAGTCTTTTCAACCTTTTTGAATAAGTCACTCATCTTATCACCAAGACTTTCCTGGAATTCGCGCTGGTTCATCAGACGTTGAACATGTTCCCAGTTATGCACCTTTTCTCCGTACTTGGAGAAAGTGTCTCGCTGACCACGAGGCATGAACATGCAATTGACTTCACCGCCAAAGACTTCATAAGCTGAATCTACGTGATGAGGAAGGTCATCAATATAAGCAACAACTCGGTCACCGTACTTCTCTTTGATTTTCTCGAAGAGCTTGGTTTTTGGCTCAGAGTGGTCGCAGATGAAAGTTTCAAGAAAAGCACCTGGGAACAAAGCATTCAAGTTGAATTGACGATTCAGTTTAGCATCTACAGAAGTACCAAGTGCCGTTACTGCAACGAAGTCATACTTATCTTTCAGAGCATTGACAACTTTCAGAGCATCGTCGTATGCTGCCAGATAGCGAATGAAATCTGAGCAATTATATTTGACCATCAGCTGTTGAGCAAATTCTTCGTCTACACCAAACAGATCTTTTGGCGCAACGAATTGGTCATCAATAATCATTTCAAGAATGTGGTGAACAGGCAGATTGTACTTCTGAGCGAAGTAAGGCAAGCCTGATTGCCACTTTACTAATACACCGTCTACATCAGTAGAGATAATTGGTTTATTTGACATTTTTAGCCTTCATTTTAGCAATCATGTAAGCCGCGATACAAGATTTACCCGGCAGTGATGGTTGTCCAACTCCACTTAATAGAGTAGTTAACTCTCCTACTTTAATACCGCCTTGATTTAAGCGTTTTAAAACATCAAGACCTTTCATATCATATTTGACTTGCATAACATTTTCTCAAAGTTTGCGATACTGTTAGCTGGGCCACTTAGAGTTATCTCTATGAACCCAGGCTGACTTGAAGGACCAATTCTGTATATACATATGGCTAATGTTCTTGCGTATTCCAGAAGGTCCTTCGTTAACCCTCTTACATTAAACTGTTTCATAAACTTCGTCATTAGCAGCTTTAAGAGGCTCGATTTCACATTCTAAACGAATATCAGTATTCCCGTCAACCCATTGTACTTCATAAGCAGGTTGAACACCATATTCTGGAATTGATTCAGCAGTATCACAGATGACTCCCGGAATACCACCTTTGCGCAGCTGTACGGGTTGTAAAATGTGGTATTTCATTCTGCCACCGCATAAGTTGGAATTTGATGAAAGAAATCAGGGCATTCAAGCTGATACTTGACTTCTGTATCAGAGACAGTTACGCCCAGCACTTCAATCATTGGATTGCTCAACATGCCGCGTTCAAATTCAGGTGCTTTATTACGAGGAATAGTGATAATCATTACAGAGTCTCCAATACAGTTTTAACTTTAGCTTCAGCAACTTGTTTAACAACCAGAACACGAACACCTTCAACTGCATTACGAATTTGCTTTTGAGCTTTTTCGTTAGCTTCATCTTCAGTGTAAGGACCAACACAGAAAGGCTGTTGAGAGCGATTAGTTGGAATAGTCATCATCCAGAAATCTTTTGCATCAGACTCTGTTGGTTTAACTTCTTCAAGGTACTTGTGAACATCAGTAGCCAAGAAGAAGCACCATACTATATTGAATACACCAACATTAGCATGATGAAGTTTACCATCAACATCGATTGCAATGATATTTCCACCACTATCAACCTTTTTGACTGTGAATGGAGTTAGTCCATTATTCAACAGCTTAAGAAGTTCTTCAGAATAAGAACTTCCGCGATTTTTAAGACTACCAATACCAGCTTCTGACAGTTTAAACTCTTTATCAACAATACTCATAACTATTTCCTCAAGTAGAGGGCCCGAAGGCCCTAAATTTAGATTACGAATTCGTTTGAAACGATATCCCAAATTGCTTCACGTTGTTCTTCAGTTGTTTTCTGACCAAGAACATGACGCAGATAAAGTTTAACCAGAAGTTTGCGATTGTCTCCGTTCCAAGAAGGATGAGTTCCTAAATCGCGTTTACGATGGTCATCATGAAAACCAACGGAAATGACTGAACCTTTGAGTTTAACATCTAAAGTTGGGCCATTTTCAAAACTGACGAAGACGTAGTTATCTTCCCAGTACATATCGATTTGAGCAACTGTGCCGTTTTTATGTTCCCAGAGTAAAGTTGTTGAAACGTCCCACGCATTATCTTGAACGTATTTCTTTTTGAAGTTAGTGTAATCCATTTTGTTCTCCGTTGTATCTGTTTGTTTATTGAGTTTATATACTAACACATACAACGGAGGATGTAAACGGTTTAGTTCACTTCTGTGAAAATTGTTTGAGGAACGTACTCGGTTTTGGCAGTTGCAATCATCTTCATAATGATAGCTTTACCTTCAATGTTTTTACGCAAGAACGACTTGCACGCATCATGAGCTTCTTCGGACGTCATAAGAATAGCTATGGAACGCTCGTCCCCTACTTGGTCCAGATTCAACCAAACGTTTTCTTTCTTAGTCTGGCCTAAAGCTACATACATCACTTCAACGGTCTTTTCTTCAACCTCAACCAGGAAATTTCTGACTTCAGTGCCGGTGAACCAAGGACATGAATCACCATTCATACCGTCAATTTCAGCACCTTTTGGGCTTATCCAGCTTTCATTTTCAAATCGGATAAGACCTACAGAACCACTTGCAATAGCTTCGCCTTTTGCAATGTAAAAAGACTTATCACCGATATACTCAGCAATAAGCTGATTCACTCTCTGATTACAGCCTTCAGCGGATTTTAAAAAGCCTTCTTTTTCTAAGCGGTACAGAACATCACTTTTCATAGTTTCCTCATAAGGCCCGAAGGCCTAGAACATTTTACGTTCGGTCCAGTTATCAAGATTAACTGTACCAGTTTTCTTCATTTTTTCAATCAAGTTATCTGCACGAGTGCGTCCATTTTCATACCACACTACATCTTCAGAATAACCATCTTCGTCTTCATAAGTTTCAGAACGAATATGACCATGAATGCTTGTTTTCAAAACGTATTCAGTGCCGGTGAACCAATTAGTCAGAATAATGTACCAGCAGAAATCAGTAGATGGACCTTCAGGAGTCATGCAGTGAACTACATCTCCTTGCCACGAAGACAGATGCCACATTGGCTCTTCTACTTCGATTGCTTTGTATCCATCGTGGTCTTTCGTTTTGATAGTAGCATTCAGATTAATTGTGTTCATTTTATTCTCCGTTACCATATTGGTTATTGAGATTCTATCATAACACAACTTTTGGCAGATGTAAACGGTTAGAGTTTTTCGCAACTATGGTATTCAGCATCTGCCCAAATGCCGAATGCTGGCAATGATTCTAGCATTGAGTTTCCAACTTCAATTGGGTCTTCCCACGGCCAAAGTGTAGCAATCTTTTCATAGAAAAAGACTGAATCCATATGTGAATATTCTGCAGGGTATTCTGATATAACTTTGAAAATAAATTTACGTTTAACATATGAACCTCTGGATGCAAAAAAGGGACTCCCGAAGGAGTCCCGAACTTATGCTTTATGCTTTCTTACGTGGATTACCAAATGCAGCATCATGAGCAATAACTTTGCGAGCGCGAGATGCTAGCTGGTCAGCCAATGGATTAATACGAGAGTTAGACCCACGCTTGTAGCCAGCGCGTTTAGAGGTACCAACAACTTCTTTTACTGCAGTTTTTGCTTTAGTTTGTTTAGCCATTTTTAGTCTTCCATTTTGGAGAAATACATGGGAGCACGTTCTTCCGAGTTTCAACTTCTTTCGACAGTTCTTTCGGTTGTAGCTCCCGCAAGCCCTCAAAGGGTACTTTGTGAGTTTTGTATATTTAACGTTCCGGTTCTCACAACCTTAACTACATACGCTCTTATCTGTTGCACACCGTTAGCTTTAAGGGTCCGGGTCTGATTACTCAGGGATAAGATATACACTGATGGATGTATAGGCCTTGAGGCGTACTCCCGATTAGCCATCACCTCGGGGTAGCATGCACTTGCCGCTTAACTTGCCTTACGGCAACATTACTTCAAGGTCACTACGAAATGACGAACCGCTTTACGAGCTGCTGAACACAGAGGTTTAGCAAACTTCAGCTCATCTTTCAGAGCAAGTACATCGCGGAGGTCTGCCTGAACAGGATTCAGATGTTTGAAACCTTTCAGAACTTCCAGTGCTTCGGCGTAAACGTCGATTGATGCACCGTAGTTATCGTGACCTGCATTCCAGGAGTTGCGCTGCAGATGCAGAGCGTGTTCAAGTTGTTTGTTCATTGACATTATGTCATTCCTCAAATGAGGTTAAAAATTTGATGCAGAGCCCAAACTCATTAAAGATGAGATGCATCGCTTAGAAGAAAACATGTCATGTCCTTTTTGAGGTAGTTCTCATGTTCTTCACAATTTTATTTATATCACCCGTAGATGCACGGAATTGACTTCCAATGACAAGTAACAAATTTCTGTGCAATTTCTTTTGGTTTTTTCATACCAGCAGCGACAAGCGGATGAGGTACATTACGAATCTGACCAGTTGGCAGCGGCACTAACATACCGACTTCGAAAATACCTTCAGGAACATCCGCGCCGATTGAATAGATTTCACACATATCAGGGATTTGTCCGGTTTCTTGTTTGCCGATAACAATACCGCCAGAAGAAACGATTTCATCACCTTGCTGAGGAGGTTCAGAAACCAAGATAACATGTTCGCCGATAGCTTTAATTGGTAAATCCATTGTTACACCTTGTTGTTTGAGCATGAAATAATATTATCATGCTCATATTTAAGCAATTAACCTTTAACCTGAACCAGTTTCAGCAGATGCTCTACTTTAACCACCATTTACTGAAACGATAGAATCTAGTTTGAATGAACGCCATGCGTGTTTTTCAGTGTCCCACACTGGAATAGCTTCAGTAGATTCTTTACGAGACACCTGAGAGCCAACGCTTTCAACCAAGTCACTTGGAATGATGTCATGGTCACGAGTACAACGCAGAGAACGGATAGTACCGTCTACTTTCTCAAATACTACTTGAGATTCGCCACGAGCCAGAATTGGTTTCAGAGTATCACGAATTTGTACTTTTTCAGCTTCAGTCAGTTTAGTTTTCTTAGTCATTTTCAACACCACAGTAGTTTTCAACATTATACCAATTGAGTTTGTTCAAGTTCGTCTTAGGAACATGATGAATCTCAATACCAGCATCGCGGAGGATGTTATCCCAACCGTCGACATTTTTATCGTATGTTTCACAATATACGAGTTTCTTAATTCCAGATTGAGCAATAGCTTTGGCACAGTCTGGGCATGGTGAAAGTGTAACGTACATCGTAGCGCCTTCAATTGAAGAACCATTACGTGCTGCGAACAGAATAGCATTCAATTCAGCATGTATTTCGTTAATTTTCGACCATTCAGAATGTTCAGCTCGGAATTTAGTGTCTAATCCATATTTTGGAATTGGACCATCTTGACGAAGACCAGTTCCGGGTTTCTTAACTAACCACCCTTTATCTTCGGCATGGTCGCAACAGTTAACTCCACCAGCAGGAGAACCATTATACCCGGTAGAAATGATACGACCATTTTTCTCAATAACTGCACCGACTTTCCAGGAGCAGCATTTAGATTCTTGGGAAATCAGATAAGCGATTTGTAAGACGGTGCTAGCTTTCATTATTGAATCACCAAATAGTTTGAACGGTTAGTTTTAATCAGTGTGATTTCAGTATGAAGAGGAATAATCTCTTGTACCGTACCAGTGATTATAAACACCCCATCTTTAAAGCGTTTCTTTCCATCGAAGAAAACATCGCCATAAAAACGTTCACCAACGACAGGAGGTGTTTGGTCTTTAGAAGTAATAAGGATTCCATCATACCCGTCGCAAGAATTCACCAGACGGTCACACGCTAACACAGAACGAATGAATCCAACACCGTCTTCAGTGAATTGAGACTTGTCACCACAAGCATTGTAATGTTCTTTTCGGACACCATCGAAGATGTCAGTTAAATTCATCAAATTATATCACCTAAAACGTTAGTCATTGTAACATGTCCATAACGGTCAAGAGTTAACAAAGACGTCTGGTCTTTTCCATTATGAGTGATTGTAATTAAAGCTCCATTAGAAACGCGGTCAGGACGGAGCTGAACCTCAGCTCCTGGCACTTTATTTGCTAAAGCCTGTGCGAATTCTTTAAGCTTTTCCAGAAATTCAATCCGGCTAAAAGTTTTATCAGAAGTCACTGTTGTCCCAGCTGTAAATTACAGAGAAGAAAATAGGGTCATCTTTATCAATGTCTAAACGGAAATCAAAAGTCATTGAATAGCTATTGAAAGATGGCGTAACTTTAAATTTAAGGCCTTTCCACAGAATTTGTAAAGCACCTACAATATCAGCATGAATTTGCGCATGAGTTGGTGCTGTTGCTGGAACAAACAGAAAATTATCTGCAACCTGAGCTACAACAACTTCAGCTACTTTACGAAAACTTGAAAGACCTGGACGTACTTCAGTATGAATTCCCATTAGTGCACCGTGTGTACTTTAACGTTAACGACAAAGTGAGTAACAACCTCACCAATTGGAACGAACTCTACATAATACTCATCTTTGTATCGAGAGTTCATATCGGTGCGAATTTGAGCAAGCTTATTGATTAGCTCAGGTGTCATATTCATACCGACAATTTCACGAAGAAGCTTGTAAGCTTCCTCTTTGACCTGTTCGTGTTTATTATACATCATTTCACCTTATGCATTATTGACGATGCCATGGAAGCATGAGCTTAGTTTTCTTGACAGTAAAACTTTTTTCTGGATTAGTTTTACGAGCTTGTAAGCATACTTCCCAAGCAGCACCTTCATCCATATAAGCACAATACTGATTTTCAAATACAACTACGCAACCAGTATCACTGTTAACAATAACCCAACATTCATGATGCCCCATTAGAAATCTCCATGAGCTACTTGCCAGCATTCAACACCAATACGACGCCACATTTCAACTACTTGCGCTCGGTCATCAACTGCGAGTTTAACATTGTAATGAGGAGCAATATCACGCCAGAAGATTTCTTCTTTTACGACGTCATCTTTACGAGAATCACCCTGTTCGCGTTGAAAATGTTCTGTAAATGGAATGAACTTATCTGTGAGCCATTTACGAGTCATCATTTTGTATTTGATTTCATCGTCTTTATTTCCTGATTCACGACCAGAAACAACGATAATAGCATAACCGTCACGATAGTAAGAACGAGCAAGTTCAACAACCATCGGATTGATGACGTCAGTATCACATTTTTCTAAGTCATATGGACTGCGGTCCACCATTTTGGCTAATGTTCCATCAACATCAAAAATAATTGCTTTTGGTTTTGAAGCATCGGGAACATAAACATTCTCGACTTCCATCAACGTATAGAAATGACGCAGAACATCAATAGGAACTGCTTTATCACCACGATATTGGTTGCGCTTAACCAGTTCAGTCCAAGGAACATGGAAATCCTGGAAAGACATTTCATACAGACCTTTGAAACGAAGTTCCCATTTCTCGACAGTTTTAGGGTTCAAGTTAGTATCGCAGACGATAACACCCTTGGTGTGTTCCAAGTCAAGCAAACTTACAGCAGATGCAATTTGCGCATTAGTTACCGCGCGTTCTTTATGCTTTGAATATTTGTAAGCATTACGAGCATCAAGACCAAACAGCTTTTCACGGAAGTCGTCACGTGACAGAATGTACCAGCCAGGATTTTTAGCAACATATTCATTAGCCCAAGTTGATTTTCCTGAACCTGGTACACCACGAGTCAAAATAATCTTTTTCATTCTTTCACCATAATCATTAAGTCATCGACAGCTTTACGAGCAATATCGAATTTGTTTTCGTAGTATACACATAGCGCATAATTACGACTAGTTGATTTAGCAATATAGGCTTTATTTGAACCAATATACCAGTTCTGCGCTCTTATATATTCTATCATCAAAATATTCAAAATTTCATGATACTTTTCATCAAGACGAGGAAGAATATAACTTTGTAGTTCATCAGCTGCTTCATCTAACTCTACAGCTAAATCAGAAATCATTTGAGCGTGAGTAACAGAGCCATCTTCCATATGAAGAGCGGTTGCATAAATTTTACTACGCAAACGATATTTTGACAATAAAGAATTAAGCATTAGCAATTTCCTCAATAATGACATTAACTCTCGCTTTAGCTTCGTCATATCGAGCTTTAGCATGAGCAGTTTCAAATTCGTTGTCAGCGTAATTCAAATAACCATCGTCCATTTGCATACGAGTCTTTGCTGAACCATAATCAATTGCACGAGCCTTAAGTTCAGAGATGGCTCCTTCTAGAGCCATCTTAGCAAATTTGTTCATAGTCCAAGAGCCTCATATAAAGATTTGCGAATTTCACGAACGTCTTTACCCGCTGGACGCATTGCGCCTTCAACATCAGAGATAAAGCCATTGGCACAATTAGATTTAACTTGACCGTAAATTGAAGCAGCTTCAATAAGCTTATCAATCAAATCACGTTTATAGTCTTCTTCCATACGAATGCCATACCATTCATCGTAATCTTCTATAGGAGCAAAGATTTTGAACCAAGTTTCTTCTGAAATATAAGTTTGTTCTTTAAGTTTAAAGACGTGAGATGGGATAGTTTCAGTTCCTGGAGCAAAAACTCTAACTGAAACTACTGTCGGTTTTCCATCAATGATTTCAAACCAGGGACTCACGGTAGCTTTACGCATTAATGGAGTTTTGTGACGGGCACCCTGCATACACAATTTGCGTAACTGGGTCTTTTTAATTGCAGATAAGAATGAGCCATCTTTTACAAAATAACGCATATTATTTTCCTCAAAGTTTATTATCCCGATGAGGCCCGAAGGCCTCAATTAAAATACAACTAAGGCTGCAAGAGCTACTGTACATGCAACTGCAGCGATGAACAGACCAAAACAAAACAGCTTTGCACCTAACGTGAATTTACGCATTTTGGTTCCTTTAATTCGGAGCGATAGTAACATATCATACCATTAGCATCTTTGGTATAACGAAGAACATCATTCAACCAAATTCTAAACTCCTGAGAATCAGAATAAGGCATTCCTACAAACGGACGGCCATCAACTTCGACGATAGTCCAATGCCCATTCCAAGGTTTAATTTGGTCAGGCCAAGATGGATGCACTACAGTTGGCTGGGGTAACTCTGGTGTCTTCTGGGAACATCCAGCCAATAGTCCAATTGATAATACGGTGGCTACTAAGAGTTTCACTTGGTGGCCTCCTGGAACTCTAGAGTCAATTTGTTGAAAGACTCATTTAACTGCTTTTCAACCAGCTTAGGCTTAGCTTTGACCACATGCTCGCGTTTAGCATCTTTAGCCATTTTAGCATCAGACTTATCGGCCTCCGCTCTGTTTTCTTTACGTACTTCATCGTACGTATTCAAATTTTTGATATCTAGCTGAAGCTTATCAATAGCTTTGCCTTGAGCTTCTGCTACTTCTTGAACTTCTTTTAGTCCAAGTTTTAAGTTATCGATTCGCATTGACTGGAATTGGATAAATCCATAAGCTGCCAGTCCTAGTGCTACTACAATAACATGTGTGTTTGTTATTTTGAACATAATTTGATGATTGCCTGTACAATATCATCCTGAGAAAGACCATTGATAAGAATATGATGTTCAGCAGGAGAGTTTTGAATTTTGAAGCAGGGGTCCACCATCTCTGCCATTTCTGAAGCGGACAGACGTGGATTTGAAACACCCAGACGATGCTTTCCATAGATTGGGTCTACAATGATATAGCACTTACAACCATTTACGTGAACGTTTGGTTGGGAAATGTTAATCATCACTTCTGCACCGTACTTGGTCAGATGATTATCTAAGAAGCTGCGCATTTCTTCTACTGCTTCAGGCATCTTCTCAGCGCGTTCTTCATTTACGCGGTTACTATATTCTTTACGAGCCTTTTGACGCTTTTGGTCGCGAGAGTAAGCTACACGTAAATCTGTGATGTAACCCAGAGGACGAGAATTTTTGAAAATACGAATCCCGTCATGATGAGTGCCACCGTAAATTTCTATTAGTTCTTCAGCAGTGATTAAGTTCAGCATTTCGTTTTCTCCATTTGGTTAGTGTAGAGACATAGTAACACAACCAAATGGAGATGTAAACGGTTAGATGTACTTAGCCGGAGTGAACGGCTTAGAGTTCTTCAAGAACGCAGCGTTCAGCTTCGTGATGAGCTGGTCGTCATCAAGGTCTCCTGCATACATTTTCATGATGATACCGAAAATCTGAGGTAGACCCGCTGCGGCAGTAGCCGCTTGAGCATTTGCTGCATAAGTCTTACGATCTTTACCACGATGAGTAGAGTAGAAGTCTTGGCACAGTTTAAGAGCTGAACGAAGATAGTCTAAGTACTGGGTTTCAAAGGCATTAATCTTATCGATAGCTACTTTATCATTATCAAACATGCCACGAAGGTCATCAGCAGCATTGTTCACGATGCATTCAAACAGACGTTGGTTGTTGATAATAGAATCCTTTGTATGATGGAGAGCACAATACCATTCTGTTTTCAGTTTGAAACGAAGACCATCTTCCATTACGCAAACATAACCTTCAATTTGTTCTTCAGCACGAATCTTGGAAACGAAATCTCCATTAGGAACTTCAAATGCTTCTACCAGATACTTACGAAGAACTGGATGCGCCAAAAGGTCTTCGTAATCAATGTACTCACCTGTGTCATTTTCGCGAACGTTCAGAAGAATAAGCATCTTTTCATGGTAGTTCAGAACAATTCGGTTTTGTGGAGAACAGTATTCAAAGTTAGCAGTGAAACCATCTTTTGCTAAATCAATCAGAGCTTCAGCCAAATCCAGATGATCGATACTTGCTAGCATAGCAGAAGCTTCAACAGCCTGCTCAGATTTGATAGAAGTCTTAGACTTAAAGCGAATACGATTTTCACCGTCCAAATAAGTAGAAACCAAGGAGCCATCTTCTTTGGCTAACATATACTTAATCTTAGAAAGGTCCAGATTCATAGTGAATGGAGTTTCATTAAGATTGAAGAACTTTTCCATTGGACGAGATGCGATACGCACCGGGGTATCATCTGCATCAAGTTCAAACATAATGCCACGACACTCTAATGCAGACGGCAGGAGCCAGTCAGAGTAAGATGCGTAATGGTAAGAAAACGTGCGATATTTGTACCCCATTGGAGATACATCATCACGGTAGAAGAAACGAGTTTCATCGTTACATAGAGTCATGAGCTCATTGAATAATTTTTTCACTTTTTACCCTTATGTTGAGTATTCCACGGAGGACTGAATTTTTTGATGAACATCGGTTCTTCAAGGTCCATCGTTGAGATTGACATTTCACCGAGTTCGTTGTTTATCAGGAGATTAAAGCACTGTCGAGCATAAAAGCTAACAGTCTTTCCTGACATCAGAGCATCATAAATCTTAGCTGACTTAGTTGAATCCGATGTCTGGTCTTTGCGATTAATCGCTGTCCTGTAATAATTTATTCTCTTTCTGAGATTCTTGGTCTTACCGATGTAGACCAACTCATCATCAACTGCAATTGCATATACCACGTTCAACTTGTTTGGAACTTGGACTTGGTCTATAGTGCAATCAGGTAGCAGCTTCAGTTGAGTGTATTCTATAAAAGAAAACTCGTTAGCAATATCTTTCATAACAGAAGGGCCCGAAGGCCCTCTCCTTACAAATACTTTCTGAATTTCAGCAGCCACATCAGCATCGACATCGTTGTCAATCTGAGCTACAAGGTAACTTGAGATTTCAACTTCTTGTGGAGCAGATTGTACCGCATCTGAGTTTAAGTATTCACGAATCCATGGGATTGGGTGACGAACAGGAGCGTCAGTAATCGGGCATGGAAGACCACAGTTACGCATACGTGAAACGGTCAGATAGTCGATGAAGTCATGAAGGATTTTCACTGAAAGACCAGGAACTCCACCATCGCGCCACAGATGAACTGCCCATTCTTTTTCTTGGCGGTTGATTTCCATGAAGATATCAACTGCTTCCTGTTCACATTCACGAGCAATCTGAACCCATTCTTCGCCATCAGTACCAAGTTGAAGCTGACGAATAATGTACTGCGTGCCTTTCAGATGAAGCTGTTCATCGCGTGCAATGAACTTCATAATCTTGGAGTTACCTTCCATGATTTCCATGTTTTTATGGAAGTTGAAGGTACATGCGAAAGATACGTAAAAACGAATTGCTTCAAGACCATTGATGACATGCAGACACAGATAAAGTGCTTTCATCAATTCGTATTTGGTGTCTTTGAGATATTTTTGAGCTAATTCTAATTGTTCAGCTGCTTCAGAATATCCGTCATAATCTACACCATTCTTTGAAATAGCGTCTACTTCGCCTTGCCAGTACTCAACTTCTACTTTAGCATTTTCCCAAAGACGAGTTTTAGTTGTAACGCTATCATAGTAACGACCAATTGTCTCAGCTCGTTTCATGATTGCTTCATCAAGAACGATTTCATCAAACACCTTTGCCGGGTCATTCAGCAAGTTACGCATGATGTGCGTATATGAACGAGAGTGAATCGTTTCGGAGAACGTCCAAGTCTGGTTCCATGTATCAAGTGATGGGTCAGAAATCAAAGCGGATAGAACAGCTGCAGGAGCTCGGCCTTGAATTGAATCCAGAAGACTTTGATATTTCAGGTTATCAAGGAATACATTTTGCTGACCAACAGGAAGCTTTTCAAATTGAGCTCGGTCAGTCATCAGGTTAACTTCTTCAGGACGCCAGAAGAATGAGAGTTGTTTCTCAATCAGTTCTTCAAATGTGCGGTGCCGCTGAATATCATATCGTGCAATACCAAGCCCACTTCCGAAGAACATCGGCTCGGTCATCAAATCTACTTGTTGCGTATTAAAAACTGTGCTCATTTAACTTCCTCAAATTCAAATTCAACATTTACCTGAGCAATAGCTTCAGCTGCGCAACGATAACCTTCAAGAAACATTGCAAGACTGTGATCGTCGTTTACCATTAAAGGTGGAACTTCGTTTAATGCAGAACGAATGATGAATGTTTTCATTTGTTCGCCATTTATTATAAACGGCATAAATGTCGTACCATTTTGCTTCTGTTCTGTGGCTCATAAATTGTATGTCCTATTAAGTAATTCTGATGTAACTTTAGTTGATTCTGAATAAATTCTAAACTCTTCGTCTAGCTTTTTAAGACGTTTTCTTAATTTTTCAATGAATTCAGGCGTCAACTCTATTGTTTTAACTATTTCCAAAAGTTCTTGAATACTCATAGTTTGCTTCATAAATCCTCCTAAGGACCATCCGTGGTCCAATTATAAACTGAAAGAATTAAAGCTTACATGCAGAACAATCTTCGGCTTTTGGTTTTTCGATTTCAAAATCGTCGTTACCAGAACCATCAACGAGTGTTATGATAGTACAACGTCTTACCGCCAAAGTACCAGAAGTAAAGCAAGTCGTCCATCATAACAGACATTGGCACTTTACCTTTCTCATAATTCTGAGGGTCATAGTAAGTATTAGCTGATGCAGATTGGCATACCCACTTCAACATAATAGCTACTTGAGTCAGATAAGGCTTGTTACCTTGTTTAGCAAGTTTCCATGCATAATCATAGAGGTCAGCGTTCAGTTCAACGTTCGGAACTACTTGATTGAAGCTTCCTTCTTTAGACTCTTTAATAGAGACTGGACCTCGTGGCGGCTCAATACCGTTTGTGCTGTTGGAAACCTGGGAGGAGGACTCACATGGCATGAGTGCGGACAATGTACTGTTACGGATGCCATATTGCTTGAGTTCTGCACGGAGTGCTTCCCAGTCACAAACGTAATTCGGGGCCGCGAGCTGGTCAATTCTCTTATTGTACCAGTCGATAGGTAATTCGCCTCGAGACCAACGAGTGTCTTTATAATACTCGCAAGGTCCTTTTTCTTTTGCAAGTTTAATTGATGCTTTGATGAGTGCATATTGCAGCCTTTCAAACAGTTCATGAGTCAAATCATTTGCATCAGCGTATGTAGCAAAGTTATCTGCTAACCAAGCAGCGTAGTTCGTTACACCAACACCCAATGCTCGACGTTTAAGAGCTTTCAAAGCTTCTTTAACCGGATAACCTTGATAACTCAAGAGGTTGTCGAGTGCTCGGACTTGGACTTCTGCGAGCTCGTTAATAGTTTCTTGGTCTTGCCAATCGAAGTTGCCGAGCACGAACGCAGACAACGTACACAGCGCAATTTCTGCGTCTTCTGAGTAGACGTCTTTAGTAGGTAACGCAATTTCTGCGCAGAGGTTCGATTGCTTAATCGTAGCCACATCACGAATAAAAGGACCATAATTACCAACGTTATCTACGAAGTAAGGGTAAATTCGAGCAGTGCCTGAACGCTCAGTTAAGAATAACTCAATCAATTCACGAGCTTTGACACGCTTCTTACGAACATCAGGGTTCTTTTCAAGAGCTTCATATTGTTCACGGAACGCAGCAGCATCTTTGAAATAGTTCTCATAAAGTCGACCAGCATCAATGTCTGGAGAGAACAGAGTGATGTAATCGTCTTTAATCAGACGTTCAAACATCAGGTCGTTGATTTGAACACCGTAATCCAAGTGACGAATTCGGTTTTCATCTACGCCTTTGTTGTTCTTGAGTACGAGGAGGTTTTCAACTTCCAAGTGCCAGATTGGATAGTACAATGTCGCCGCGCCACCGCGAACTCCACCTTGGGAGCAAGACTTAACTGCTGTTTGGATGTGTTTCCAGAAAGGAATAACTCCAGTATGCTTGACTTCTCCGAAGCCGATTTTTGAACCTTCTGCACGAATCATACCTGCGTTAATGCCGATACCAGCACGTTTAGAGATGTACTCTACAATTGATTCAGCAGATTTGTTAATTGATTTCAGTGAATCACCAGCTTCAATAACAACGCAAGAACTGAATTGACGAGTAGGAGTACGAGCACCTGCCATAATAGGAGTAGGCAGAGAAATTTTCTTAGTTGACACAGCATCGTAAAAACGAATAGTGTTCACTAAACGGTTTTCACCATCGTCCTGATGCAGAGTCATACCAATGAGCATGAATGCAAACTGAGGGGTTTCGATGATTTGACCAGTGCTGCGGTCTTTGACCAGGTATTTTTCAATGAGTTGCATCGTACCAGCATACGTCATTTCAAAATCACGGTCATGAACAATTTTACTTTCAAGCAGAGCAATTTCTTCAGCAGACCATTTGGCAAGAATTTCTTTGTCGTATTTGTTGTGATTAACACCAAATGAAATCTGGTCAATAAATGAACGAGGCTCAAACTGTCCATAAACTTGCTTACGAAGATTGAACATCGCCAGATTACTTGCTACATATTGATAATCTGGTTCTTCAATTGAAATCATTGAAGCTGCAACTTTAGTAGCTGCGCGTTGAATGTCATAAGTTGTCATTCCATCTTGCAGATGCGGAACGATAGCTTGATATAGCTCATATGGGTCAACTCGGGTGTTTTCACAACCCCATTCCAGAACTTTGATAAGTTTTTCTGGAGTAAATTCTTGAGAGGTACCACTGGACTTAATTACTTTCATGCAAATCCTCTAGCGTAAATGTGTCTTTGAATAGTCTGTTTACTATATGAGCTATTATATCACCATGGCAAGCTTTAGGTTTACAAGTGCATCCTAATCTCATTCCACGGAGGGTCTCCAAGTGCTCACGTTTTATTTCACCACTCCTAATACGCTTAATGAAGTCCTCTTTAAAGGCTTCAATGGCAGCCTCACGGCTGCCAGCATTTTTACCAACGTCATTACCCCACATTGTACCTCGTTGGATATTAACGTCGAAATCGGAATGGTATTTATTAACCACTCGACACGCTCTCATTTAACTTCCACAATAAACCATGTATCATGAATCAATGGATTAGATTCAAGTCCGAATTCTTCAAAACCGTGCGCTTTTTCGTATGCATGGACAACGTTACTAACATAGAGACGCGCTCCACGAACTTGAATAATTGAACCGACCTTTGGAATTTCAGAATCACGGATGTTATAAACTTCTGCGATAGGGTCTTCTTCATTATTTTGAATTACAATTCTAAGATGTGGCATTATGCTTTACTCACAATAACAACGCGTTCAGCAGATTCACCGACAATTTCAATATGATGAGCCAGAACTATATGAAAATAGCCATTAATCATAATAGAAGAGTTTAATTTGAAGTCAGCATCGCACAGTTGCTCATCAGTTTGAGCATAAACGATACTTCCCAAAGCATTTGTAAATTTAGTAATCATACAGCCATTTTTTCCTTTGATTGTTGGGTGACTTTCATAGTTAACTAACTTGAAGTCTTCGATAACAGCAAATCGGTTTATCCACTTAAGCTGAGATGAAGTTTGCCAGCGCTCAAACTCAATTGGAAAATCAATTTCAAGCTCACAGAGTTCTTTTGGCTCTCGACGAAGAATTTCTTCGCACTGCTCAATATGATTTGAATAAATGTGAGTGTTGCCACCAGTAAATACCAAATGACCAGGTTTTAAGCCAGTCATTTTAGCTACGATATGAATCAAAGCAGCATATGATGCAATATTGAATGGTAGACCAAGGAATACATCTACCGACCTCTGGTACCACTGGAGGTCCAGAAACCCATTGCGTACGTTGAACTGATATATCATATGGCATGGTGGAAGCGCCATCTTAGGGATGTCTAGAGGGTTCCAGGCAGTCACAATTTGACGACGGTCATTAGGTAGTTCTTTAATTCGGTCAATAACCAAAGTCAATTGGTCAACACCCATAAAGTCTCGCCACTGCTTACCATAAACCGGACCAAGCTCACCATCAACGTATCCCATTGAACGAGCTTGATTTTCGTAATTGTCGTCCCAGACAGTTTTACCATTTGTCGGAGAACCATGCTGACGAAGACGTAAATCGTTTACATTTGTTGAACCAGATAGGAACCACAAAAGTTCTGCAATACATGCTTTCCAGGCGAGCTTCTTAGTAGTTACTGCTGGAAAACCTTGTTGCAAATCAAAACGAAGCTGAGTGCCAAACACAGCACAAGTGCCAGTTCCTGTGCGGTCATCAGTCACGTAACCTTCATCAAAGATATGCTGAATTAGTTGTTGATATTGTTTCATTATTTTCCTGGGCGAAAGAAGATTTCACGGCCTTGTTTATCAAACCGACCAAAAACAGTCATCGTATTACCAGTGATGACTACATTACCTTTAGCAATATGATGAATTGTTTGACGAGTGTTCATCATAATTTTAACACCTAAGCCACGAGCAATTCTGATGCCTTCATCAGCTGCCCAAGTGTCATTGATTTCAACATCAATACGATACAAGCCATGAGGAATTGTTTTGTATAACTCAGGCTTTCGCTTATATTGCTCAATAGTAGGAGCATTACCCTCGATTACTAAAGCCCAATTCTTTTGGGCTTCTTCTTGTAACAGAGTCAAATGATTATTGATTTTCATATTGTTCTTCCAACGGATTGAAGAATACCTGACTTCCGCTTTTAAAGAAGTCTCCAATCATTGTAACATAGCCATTTGAAAAGCTAACATTACCATTCATTGAAGCAAGTAGTACTGATTTCATTGAACGACAAAGTTCAATTGGATTATTTCCATTGCTGTCATAGATAGTGTACTCTGCATTACGATATTCTCTGATATCTTCAATTGCAAAGGATAACTCATACACACCGTGAACTTTGTTCCAGTTTTTCCATTTCTTTTGAGTCTTGTACGCTTCTAACAGACGAAGATTATACCCTTTCATAGACCGTCTCCGTCAGTGAAGTAAGTTCATCACAACGAACCCAAGACGTTTCTACCATTTGAAACGCATTTTCCCATGCCGGATATGAAATAAAGCTCATGTCCAGAGTGACATCAGAGTTAACCCGATGTTTCTTCTGTATTGACGTTTGGACAATACGGTCTGCGTATGGCTGAGCCGTCTCTAGAATCCTCTTGCCACCAATAACTGAATAATCGTGGTCTGGACTGAAAGTAATTGTGCTATTATAGGAAGTATGTGCAGCCATAATATCACCGCCTAAGAATCCAATGAATTCAAGCTCACTTACATAAGCATCAGCAAAGAATCCATTTTTAGCAGTTGCTAATGGACGAGACATATCTTGAACAACAATAGACTTACGCCCCGGAAGTGGCTCTGGGAAACTCATGAAAGTTTTTGCTCCCATGATGAGAGTTGTATCTTTAGTGCGTTTTGCAAAGTTCTGCATATCACGCTTGATATGACCCCAAGGCAGCCCGTCTTTAAGACCAAAAGCATATTCATTTTGACCGTCAACGGTCTTGGTTCCACAATAAGCATATACGAGTTGTAGCATTATGATTTCCTGCATTTGATGAGAGCATTGTAAAGACGGCGCGTAAATTCAATATTAGCTTCACGACCGATACGAGAGAAGAAGCCTTTAGTCATATCATCATATGACTGTTTTAAACCGGTCGTAATATTATCAACGGCTTCATTATAACCGGCTTTATGAGCTTTGGCTTTAGCTTCTTCAAACTCTTCAAGAGTCATTGTGATTTGCATTATCGCACCTCAATATAAGCGACATACTTAGGAAGAATATAACCATCATCGCCAGAACCGATAGCAAAGCGATAATTGTTATTGCGCCCCTGTTCCCAGATTAATTCAACTGTGTGAACTGTACCATAAGTAGTTTCAACGATGAAGGGCTTATCATATGCTTCATTTGCATAAAGTGTATCAAGGCAAAAATCAGGACCAATTTTAACCAAACGGATGTCTTTATATTCAAGTTCCATTACAATAATCCTTTTTCTTCAATGAATACAATATCATCTGGGTCTATACCATAATCCATATCTTCACCAGGCTTCACAAAGCTAAAGTGACCATCCTCTTCGCAAAGTTCTGCCTGGAAAATAGAACCCCATTTGTCTTCAAGAACCAAAAGTCCGCTGTAATGTTTGCTTTTCATCATTAGCCCAAGCTCATGAGCGGTTTTATATTCAAATTCTTTTAATTCAATATTTTTACGTTTCATTAACCCTGCCTCATTCCGCATTTGATACAACGACCACCAGCGAACATTAGATTAGTCCCGCAATACTTGCATTCCCAATCAGAAAGAATTTTTATCATGGCCAGCCGCCTTAACCAAGCTACGAAGCATTTCCATTCCACCTTCAACTGCTCCGGCGAGTTCTTCAAACGCTGGTTTAGTGAAGATAAACGCGGCACCTACTTTCTGGCGCTTTAGATAACCGTTAATGACTTGGTCATCAAGTGGGAATGTTCCATAGCCAGTCTCAATTACACCATTAATCTGGTTGCCGCGAGAATGTGGGTCAAACTCCATCGTAATCCAAGATACACCCGGAAAATTATCGAATTGACAACGTACTTTAACTTTAGGGTAACCAGTTACGTGGAAGCTAGATTTAGACATTATTTTGGCTCCTTTTTAGCAATTTTCCAGGCAGCTTTGAAAGCTTCGACTTCAGAAATTTCAATCCAAAAACCGCTACCAAAGCCATCGTCATAGCAGGGACAGCCATCGCAGTAATGGTCCCAAGTAAGTACCAGACCATCACCACGAACAGCACCAGTTTCCATTTCGCGAAGGCGGTCTTCAGCAGCTTCAATAGCTTCCGGGTCATTCCCTTCGATGATAAAGTACCATTTGCCATTGTATTCACTTCCGAGTTTAATTGATTGACGTTGAAGTTTCATTTTATTCTCCTTTGTTTTGATAGGGCTATAGTAACACACTATAGCCCTGATGTAAACGGTTAGTCGTCTACTTTTAGCAACTTTTTGAAAGCATCAAATGATTTCATGTGCTTTGGTTCAAGATACACATGCTTAACCATCTTGCCTTCAAGGGAGAAGACTTCAACTACCATGTCATAACACTCGTCTTCAACGAGATGCATGCATTTTGGAGTACAAGCTTTGTCAAACAACTGAACTAAATTGTTGCCAGCCCAAATGTTTTTGCTGCCGTCATAGCTATAATCTTCGGAAAGAACATAAAACATTTTAATCTCCAAAGGGCCCGAAGGCCCTATTATTAAGCAGTGTAATCTTCCATCATTTCCATGATGTATTCATAATCTTCTTCGTCTTGGGCATAAAAATTCTTAACCCAAAGACCGATGTCTACTTGATGACCAATTAATTTAATTTCTGGCCAACCGCCGCCTTTGACCACTTTCATTTACAACTTCAAATTTCAAACCACTAAATGGACTATTGAAACGAGAGCCGTCATCAAACTCTAAATCAACTACTTTACCGTTTTCTTTAACGAGATCGCATACAATGTCAATTACAAGTTGTTTCATTTTGATTTACTCTCTGTTGTTTTGATAGTGCTATAATACCACATCCATGTGGTGATGTAAACGGTTAGTTGCAAATTTCAGAAATAGTGTCAGCCAAGAATTCGCCAGTTTCGTCAGCGCCTACGCAGTAAGATTCAGTTAAGAATTTTACAATTTTCTCACGAGGACCGAATACTTTGTATTCATATCCCCATTCTACATCGCCTGCTAATTCACAGTTTAGACCGAATTTTTCAACTTCAGCTTCAAAATGTTCTTCATCTGCAACGCCGAGATAGATATGTGCCATTTTGTTTTACTCCGTTTGGTTGGTGTAAGAGTATAGTAACACAGCTTAAAGCGGATGTAAACGGCAGAATTAACGTAACGTAAAAGTTACTTTAGGTGGGACTTGGGAGGTTAATGTAACGTAAAAGTTACTTAGTTCAAAAACAACAAAAGGAGCCCGAAGGCTCCTTCTTTTTATTACAGACCATTCAGCAGTTCGTCGAGGTCTTCATCACCGCTGGAAGCAGAACCGCCAGTTTCCATGAAGTCTTCAGCTGGTGCTGATTTCTGAGAACCTGCATTAAAGTTCGCGAGGTCATCTTCAAAGTTTTCCAGGTCTTCACCAACCTTATCAGCCTGAGCAGATGCGCGAGACGCGGCAGTACCCATAGCAGCTGTACCCATAACCTGAAGGAATTTCTTCTGGTTATCTTCGAAAGATTTGAACTGGTCTTTCGCAGTCAGAGTAGTCAGGTCGACCATTTGTTCCTGCAGTTGTGCCTGATAAGCTTCATCTTCGATATTAGGAATCTCAGATTGACCAAGGAACTTGGATTCATCATAGTTGCTGAAACCAGATACTTTCTTAACTTTCAGAACGAAGTTAGCACCTTCAAACGCACAAGTTACGTCGATTGGAGTTTCGCCCATTTCAACGTCAACGGCAACCATTGCATTGATTTTGTCCCAAATTTTCTTACCGAAACGATATTTGAAGACTTTACCTTCGTTTTCTGGAGCAGCCGGGTCTTTAACAACCAGGATGTTCGCGTAGTAAGAAGTTTTGCGTTTCAACAGCTTGTATTCTTCGTTGTTGGTGTTATATGAGTCATTCTTGGACAGATATTGACATACTGGGCAAGAATCATAATCACCGTGGGTAGAAGTACAGTTTTCAATGTACCATTTACCACCTTTCTTGAAGCCGTGATTCACCAGAACAGCGAATGGTACGCCTTCATCACCTTTACCTGGCAGGAAACGGATGACCGCTTGACCGTTACCAGCATTATCCAACTTCAGTTTCCATTCACCTTTATCTTCGGAATTGAAACCTTTAGAACCAGACAGGGAAGCCAGTTGGGAAGCCAGGGCAGCAGGATTTTTACGCTTAAACATAGATTTTACCTTAATATTTACAGTTTTTGACAGTTTTTATGAACAGTTGTTTTGCTTCTTCGCGGTCAACATTAAGTATCTTTCGATACGCATGTAACTTTGTAGAGTAGTTTGACCAGACCAGATTATCAGTTGCTTGGTCATGTTTATTTATAATGTCCAGAAACGAGTCCAGAATTATAAAAGTCTCGAAAGAGATGATATTACTTTGAAGTAATTTGAATATGTATGACGAGTTAACCTTATCATTATAATCAAATAACTCATTAAGCGATTTAACTTCAACTTTCTTGCTGAAATAGTAAATATTGCGAACATCTTCTTCGAAGTTCGACTTGATTAATTTCAGCTTACCAATATATTCACGATAAAACACTAACGCATCTGCATCGGAAATTTCACCAATCCAAGCGTCCTGGTTAGCTACCAGATTACTGATGAATATCAAGGTCAATTCTTTTAATGTGTATTTCTCAGATAACTTCTTGAAGAAGTATTTGTCACGACGTTTATCGTAAGCCTTATCTGATACTCGCATGCACCAGTTGTACTTGACAACATCATATCGACCGTTGAAGTGATTCTTCAACATCAAGTACAACTTGTACAACAGACTTACCGTCGATATATCGTCCACCATTTGGTGGCACGCGCAATTTAATCATAACAGGAAATCGAGTGTATTTGTCTTTTGCTGTTTACTAAAGGATGGACGCAATAAATTATCGTCCAATGCTTCGCTCATAATCTTTTCAATTATATTACCAGGAATATATTTAGCGAATGCAGTTTCAGGGAAAGAATTTTCTTCTAACCAGTGTGTAGCAGCTTCAAGATAACTCATTCCATGTTCATTAACTAAAGCTTCGATAGCGAAGCCATTGTTCTGTTTATCTACTAATGTAGTAACAGAATCCGGCTTTTCAGCCGGAGTTTCATCATTTAGGGAAAACAGTGTCATACAGCTCAATCGCCTCTTCAGTTTCGGCTTCAAATTCATCACGAGCAGATTTGAAGTACAGAGTCAGCAGTCGGTTAAACATCTTACCGTCAACGCCAAGTTCATCTTTAGCGCGGTCACGAATGTCTTTGATTAGAACCTGGAAACCAGAGATTTTCAGTTTATGGTCAGCAGCTTCAACAATTAGTTTCTTGAGGTCAGCACCATGTACTGCTTCGTCAAATTCAACTGGTTCTTTCTTTTCTTTAGCCATAATTTCCTCAGAAATCGTTAACGTTTTTGGTTAATTTTGAAAGTCCTGATTTCACGAAGTAAGGATAGATTTTACCGCGTGGAGGTACTTTATAAGAGTTATAATAATCTAGAATTTGATTAGCAATATCTTCTGGAATATAATCGAAGTCGATAAGCACTCGGTTTTCATAAAACCGTTTGAGCTGCTCGCCTTCAAGAATAGTTGTGATATCTTCAGCGTCACAACACTGTTCAACAAATGCAGTTTTAGTTGGTGGAGTACGTTCACCATCTACGCGAGTGTACCAGAAGTCAGAACGCACAGTAATTGCTGCTACGTTATCTTTCTTATCGCCTTTAACTACTTTCATCATACAATCAAGTGCAGGAGAACCTGTCTTCGCTTTAACAAATTTCTTCTGCATTGGAGACCACTGAGTTACATTCGGGTATTTGTGCAACTGAGTAAAGTCACCATCCGATGAAACGATAAGTACTTTATTACCTTCTAACGAAAGCTTTTTAGTAAGGACTGCAATATGGTCATCCGCTTCCATTTTATCGATATTCATCATATGATAAGGCATGTACTTTTCAAATTCTTCAATTACAGTACGAATACCTTCGAAGTAACCTTCCCAGTCCCATTCAGATTCTTCGCGGCCATCTGCACGGTTCTTTTTGTAGTAATAAGCTTTATCGCGACGCCAATAACCGGACTTAGCATTATCACAACAAATAATCACCTTGTTGTAACCGTCTTTGCGGAATTTGAATGCGTTAAATTTCAGAGTGCTCAATACCAGATGACGAAGCATCGGAGTAGTGATTTTCTCTTTATCTTTGAAGGTGTGCATCGCCGTCGCCAATGCGATTTGAGACAAGTCGACTAGAATGTAACCATCTTTTACTTGGTCTTCTTCGTCGAACAGACAGTTTAAATTAGACATTAGAACCTCGTTCATTTAGTAACAGAGTCATTATAAATAAGTTCTATAATAGCAAATAGGAGCACCATTATGGCAGATTCAATCAAACGCAAGTTTCGTGGCGCTGACGGCTTCGATGCTGCGGGTGAAAAAATAGTCAACGTTGCTACTGCTGACCGCACGGTGTTATCCGATGGCGTCAACGTTGAATTCCTTATCCAAGAAAACACATTACAACAGTATGATTCTACTCGTGGTTACACTTCCGGTTTCGCAGTAATTTACGACAACCGCATTTGGGTTTCAAATCGTGATATTGCAAAACCTGCCTGTGCATTTAATGAGCTTTATTGGACTTCGGTTCGTACCGACGCAAAATGGCGTGTAGTTTCAAGCGGAACAACAATTTTAAAATCAGGTGAATTTATTTCTGTCGATACCGCAAAAGGTAATGACATGATTTTCACTTTACCAAATAATCCGCAAGATGGTGATACAATTATGCTGAAGGATATCGGTAATAAAACCGGTACCGTTGGTGTAACTATCAACGCATCTATTCAAGACATTGTGTTGCGTGGCCCTACGAATAAAGTTCGCTCAGTCAAAATGACTCATCCACTGTCTCAATATGTGTTTGTGTTCAGCAATAGATTGTGGAATCTTTACGTTTCTGATTACGAACGAGTTGCTCGTATTGTAACACCAAGCGCAGTTGTTCAAGCTCAATCTAACGACTTTATAGTTCGCAGATATACTTCTCCAGACCCAATCCGCGTTACTTTGCCTAAACATGCAAACACTGGAGATATCATCAACTTTACTGACCTTGATGGAAAGAACCCTCAATTCCATATGATTGTTAGTACTTTCGATGATAACACCAATATCGGTACTGTTGGTCAAAAATCTATAGAGGTTCGTACTTCTGGTGACGGATTCATTGTATATGATGAATCAGAGTCAATCTGGAGAATCTGGGAAGGCGACTTACGTCCGCGCATGCGTGTGATCACCGACAACGTAACTTTAATTCCAAACGAGGTTGTTACTGTTTTTGGTGTAAATAACAGCACTCAGAAAACTATTGATATAACTTTACCTACTGATATTGCTATTGGCGATACTGTCACTATTGCAATGAATTATATGCGCAAAGGACAGAAAGTAAATATCAGAGCAGCTACTGGAGATAAAATTGCTTCAAGTCTTCAATTACTGCAATTCCCTAAACGCTCAGAGTATCCGCCTGATACCACTTGGGTAATGAATGATGTTCTTACTTTTGATGGTACTACTTCTTATGTTCCAGTATTGCAATTATCTTATATTGAACATGCTGGAAGTAAATACTGGATTGTTGCTGATAATGATCCGACCGTAGAGCGTGTTGACTCTAAAGATAACGAAACTCGTAAACGTCTTGGTGTTATTGCATTAGCAAGTCAAGACCAAGCAAACGTTGACCACGAAAATAATCCAGAAAAAGAGTTAGCAATTACTCCTCAAACTCTGGCAAACCGCGTTGCTACTAAAGTTCGTCGTGGTATTGCTCGTTTAGTTACTTTAACTGAAATCCAAGCTCTAACTCCTGGGCCGCATTTGGATGATGTTATTGTCACTCCTGCGATGCTGAATGAAAAAACAGCAACAGAAACTCGTCGTGGTGTTGCTGAAACTGCTACTCAAGCTGAAGCAAATGGTTCAACCGACGATGAACGTATCATCACTCCGAAGAAGCTGCATAACCGTATTGCTTCTGAGATTTTGACTGGTATTCTTAAATTAGTCAGAACGACTGGAACTCTTGCGGGTATTGGACGTGATACTAAAGGTACTAACGTTTATGACTATGATAACAACATTGATGCGGTAACTCCAAAATCACTGTTCCAATTCAAGTCTACTGAGCAAGCTCAGGGCGGCGTTTATCTTGCTACTCAAAATGAAGTAATTGCCGGTGGTCCAGCTCAACCTGGTTTCCCAGTAGTTGTTACTCCACAAACACTTCATGGTAAAACTTCAACTGATTCAAGAATCGGTTTGATTCAAATTGCTAAACAAGCTGAAGTAGATACTGGTACAGATTACACAAAAGCAGTTACTCCTAAAACTCTGAATGACCGTAAGGCTCGTGAAGATTTAAGTGGTATTGCTGAAATTGCAACTCAAGTTGAATTTGATACCGGAACGGACGATACACGTATCGTAACTCCATTAAAGGTTAAAACTCGTTTCAATTCAACCGATAGAACATCTGTTGTTGCTCTGTCTGGATTAGTTGAGCAAGGAACCTTGTGGGACCATTATACATTAGATATCAAAGAAGCATCTGAGACTCAGCGTGGTACTGCTGCTCTGGCCACTCAGGTACAAGTTGATGCTGGTACTGATGATAAGACGATTGTTACGCCTAAGAAATTGCATGCTAAGAAAGCTACTGAAACTACCGAAGGTATTATTCAAGTTGCTAACCAAGCTGAAACGGTAGCCGGTACTATTGCTAATAAAGCAGTTTCTCCTAAGAACTTTAAGTATGTTGTCCAAGAAGAAAAAACTTGGGAATCTACTATAGCTCAGCGTGGTTTCGTTAAATTATCAGAAAAAGCACTCACCTTTAAGGGTGATACTTTAAATGGTTCTGGTCGTCTGCTTCCAGGTGATTTAATTAACGAACCCGCTTTAACAGATTTGCCTAAAGAAGGTTATGCAGTATCTCCATACGAGATGAACCGTGCTCTGCAATACTTCTTGCCGGCTAAAGCAAAAGCTGTTGATTCGGATTTACTGGATGGAATTGATTCAACTCAGTTTGTTCGCCGCGATATCGACCAAGTAGTTAATGGCAAAATTACATTCAAAAAGGATGTTACTCTAGAAGCTCCTCTGGTGTCCTCTAGTACGGCCAAATTCACTACCGTGAATGCTACTATATCTGTTGATATTGGTGACACCCTGGGTAATTCTAGAATCAATTTGAATACTCTGGCGAATGGCTGGAACATTGAAACTCTGGCGAATGGTTCAACTCTTGATTTTACTGCTACAGATAAAGTTCTGACGCTTAATCGTAATGGAAACGTAACGGTTGCTCAGACTCTGACAGCAATGAACAAAGTTGACGCTAATAAGGGCTTTTCAGTTGAAGGTGGTACAATGGTTATCAATCCTTCCTCTACTGAAATTGTCATTGGTACTCAATCTAAGCAAGTAACATTGCAGAACAAAGATGCTAAGACATTCTCAGTTGTAGACCCTTCTGGCACTTACACCATTCTGAATACCAAGAATGCTTTTGAAATAACGGCTCAAGGGTTCGTTAAGAAAGCAGGTGATTCAATGACTGGGCCACTTCAAATTCAAGCTCCATTGACTGTTCAGATTCCTGAAGGACGAGTTGCTCCTGATGTTAAACCATCAGATGATAACCCAGCTTCATGGTCTGCATCAATTACCTCAGCAGCAATTTACAATAAATTGCCTGGCTATGGTGTTCCAGTTATGGAAAAAGATGCTGAAGGACAAGACACCGGTTTCGTAGACCATTACGAATATGTTAAAGGTCCTGGTGTATTAACTCAACATGGTATTGGTAAGACTGCGGTCTATCAAATTTGGGCGCCTCGCCCAACTGCGCAAGAGTTAAACCACAATGCTCAGACTTTCTGGATTCGTAACTTCAACATCGTCACTGGCGAGTGGGACGAATTTGGTAAGATGTACACCTCAGTTCAGAGACCTACTGCAGGGGAAATTGGTGCTGTATCAACTTCTGGTTCAGCTTTCAATAACTTGACAATTCGCGATTGGTTACAGATTAAGAACGTTCGTATTGTTCCTAATGAAACTACTCGTACTGTTGACTTCATATGGGTTGATGAATAATGGCTAAAATGATGGCGAGCTTTGGACAAGGATTTGTCCAAACTCAAGTTCTCTCTGAGAACAATTCCGTCAAGTATAAGCTAGCATTCGCTGCGGGGGTAGCTCAGTCTACCCCTTCTGAAGCTTATTATACTTTCCAGGATGAACCTGCTGGTGTTCAATATGACGGTCCCGGCATAAATTTAAGAGAGTTTAATCCAACTAACAACCAAATGATTAACTTCAAGACTTTTAATATAAAGCCTGAAGACACCAATGCTGGAACAAAAGCATTTGTCAATCATATGAAAACGTTAGTATCTTCTGACAATTTGCTTATAATTACTTCATATGATAGATTATATTCAAGCCCGTCTGTTGAAGCATTAATGAAATCAATTGGCTCAGTTTTATGGCCGAGCATATTCTTAACGACCAATTATAGTTGCAATTATTGCGCATTGTATTCTATAAATCGTAAAAAGATAATTGCTGAAAATGCTACTTACTCTGATTTTAAAAAAGAAGACAGAGACATTAGGCCAGCACTTGAATTCATTTATGATAAAACCTATGATATAGGAGCTACTGGATATTCTCAAAAAGCAATTGATGACCCTGAAACTTATATCATTGATAAAGATAATACTAGTAAAAGATTTCCACGGCAATTTGAACAAATATCTCCAATAAGCGAGTATGGAATTTCTCCTGGAGATAAAATGCAATGGAACTTTGAAGTTAAAGGTAATGCTTCTTTAAATGCTCCTGGACAAAATATTAGAGTGAACTTAAGATGGTTTAAAGGAAGCTCTTATTTATCTGGAGCTGTAGTCGAAACAAATCCTTTAGATGCAGACAAATGGGCTTGGCATCAAAGATATGTCACTGTACCAGACACTGCTGATGGATTTACTATCATAGCTTCTCGTTATCCAGAAGTAGCTGGTTCTGAAGGAAGCGGAGCCATTAGAGAAATGATGCTTACTCAAGTGTCAAGATTGGTTGAACCTCTTATGGACCCAGCCGGATTCGGTGTCAATGGTATTCGTATGAATAATATGATTTCTGATGGAGTAAATGAAAATACTCTATTAGTCCTTCCTGATACTGAAGATGATAAGTCTGGTAATATCTACTCAGCTGACTTCAGAGAGTATAATGACTAAAGCCCTTCGGGGCTTTTGTTGTTTCTGAATAAATACAACAAACACATAAGGGGAAGGCCATGGCTGATTTAAAAGCTAACAGTACAATTGGCGGATTACCGATTTGGCACCAGGGGAATTTCCCTCTTTTTCCAATAAACGATACTCTGCTTTACAAGACTTATAAAGTCTATACCGAATACGACAAGCCTCAAGCTGTAGATAACGACTTTGTTTCTAAAGCTAATGGCGGAACATATCTGCAGCCAGTTAACTTTAATCAAGGAATGACTTTCCTTGATAGCGCTGGTGCTGAAGTTACAATAGGAAAAGCAACTGGAACATTAGGAGCAACCTATACTGCTTCAATTAAAGTACCTGCTCAATTTGCGTTTGAAACTGGTGAAGGCAAGCCGTTTGTAATTTTTGACCCAGTTACTGATATGACTAAGCCTCGTCTTATTGTGATGGGAGATGTCTTAGGTAAGTTTTTATATGATGAAGCTGGACGAGTTTATTCACCAGGAAATAAACCTACCAATGTTGATGTTGGTTTAGGTAATGTCACCAATGACACTCAGGTGAAAATAAATACAACCGAATTACAAACAATGACAGGTCCATTAGCTGCTCCGAATTTAATTTCTTTAAACGCAGCTTCTGCACCACAACACGTTCCTCGTTTTGACCAGATTGTCGTAAGAGATTCTATTCAAGATTTTGGAACTTATTGAGGAATTTATGGCAACTATCAAACAAATTCAATTTAAGCGTTCTAATGTTGCTGGTAAAAGACCGCTTCCTGCTGATATCGCAGAAGGCGAATTAGCAATTAACATCAAAGATTCCACGTTATTTACAAAGAACGCTGATGGACAAATTATTGACCTTGGTTTTGCTAAAGGTGGTAAAATCGATGGCAACGTTACTCAAGTAGGTAATTACACTCAAACTGGTTCAACTACCATTTCAAATGAACTTACTGTTGGAATGGACATTACAGCTAAAAGAAACGTTAATGTTTCTGGTCAAGTTGTTGCCGATTCTGATATTAGAGCTATGAATGGTAGCATTAGAACTCGAGCAAGAGAAGGTTCTAATTCTCATATTTGGTTTGAAGGCGATGAAATGACTCGTATTAATTACGAGCGAGCAGTTATGTACGCATCTCCTCAAACAGCATCAGCAGATGGCGGTGGAGTTCGTTTACGAGTACAAAACGGAACACAAGAAGGCGCAGGACAAGCTTTATTTGTTTGGAACGGCTCAGGCGATTTTGTTGCTCCAAAAGACGTATACGCGCAACGCTCTCGTCTAAGCATCGAATCTATTGCTCCTGTTATGAACACTAATCGTCTTTTGACTGCCAATAAGCCATTTGGAGCACAACAATATAGTTGGGAAGACACAGTAACTTATACAAAAGCTACAGGTGCTTTGAACTATGTGTATAAAGGGCGTGCTAACATAGAAGGGACTATTTGGCATAACATTATTGATGAAAGAACTGGTGCAGAAAACGCTTGGTACACAGGTTCTGGCCCTGCAAATAAAATGTATTCTTTATGGAGCCGCAGCGGCAAAGGCCATGGTTTTTATAGCGGCTCTTTAATGGTCGGTGCTAATAATCTTGGAGAATATTCAGGATTAGGTGATTCATCTATTGCTATTGGTGATAATGACACTGGTTTTAGATGGGACGGCGATGGCAAATTTTCCGTCATGGCAAACGCAAGAAGAATTGCTGGTATAGATTCTACTACTACTCATCAGTTTAATATCAGAAAATGTACTATTATCACTCATACTGATAATAATGATGCCAAACGCGTTACCGCCTACTATAACGCAATTCTTCAAATAGATACTTCTAAAGATGGTAATAATAGCGGTGGAAACGGACTTACACTTTTAGGCTATAATGCTAACGGGGCTTATCATCACTATTTCAGAGGTAATGGCGCTGCTAATTTCAATATGGCTGTAAATATTGATAATAACCAGTTGCAAATGACTGGAGCAGGTCCAGCGGAAAAAATAGTTATAAATTACGCTGAAAACGGAAGTGGTTATTTGCGCGGGCGGCGTGCTGGCGCTGCTCAACTGGTGGTTAGGATGCGGATCAAGCGGCTCATCTGTGCAGCATTTTATAACAATCTTACTGGTGCTTCTGTTAGTTTAACAACAAAAATAGCTCTTAATAAGCCAACCGATGTTCAGTCTGTATTAACTATACTTGACAACGGGTCTTTGATCTTTACAAAGTCAGGCGCGAATCCACGCAATACGAGAATTTTTCATGCAGGTGATGCTACCCGAGGCAACAGAATAGAATTTGCTGATGATTCTTCTTATTTGATGTATATTGAACGTCATCCGTCTATAGGTATTCAATTAGTTACTAATGGTGGTCACATAAAAACTAATTCTGGTAGCGTTTATACTGAAGCTATAGCGTTAAATAGCGGTGCAAGATTTGTGGCTGATGGAAACATTTATTTACCAAATGCAACTAATGGTTTTTCCACAGGTTGGTTATTAGGCCAAATTAACAGTAGAATAAATGGTGTAAACGATAATGCTAATAATAGAGTAGCTAAATCTGGCGATACCATGACCGGTACTTTGACTATTAACAACGGTTCAAACACTGGTGTAATGGTTTCTGGTATTACGTCTGGTAGTGATAAAGGACTAATACGGGGTAATGTCGACGGCGGGGCTCATCGGCAATGGGAAAATCGGTCTGCCGGTATTCAATTAGATTGCCCGAGTTCTGATGGCAGCGCATATAACATATGGAAAGCAACCAAATGGGGTGCTTATCATATTGCAGCAATGGATGTTTATGCTCCTAGCGGTAATGCTTACGTTCGTTTAGTTCTTCGTAACGGTGGTGCCCATATATGGAACAACAGCAGTTATACATCTCCAGTACAGATTAATGCTCCTGAATTTTATCTTACCTCTGATGTTTCATTGAAGAAAGATATTCGTTCAATCGAAGATTCTCGTTCTAATTTGCATAAAGTTGAAATTAAACGATACGCAATGAAAGATGGTTCTAATGATAACGCAATTGGAGTTATTGCACAAGAAGTTCAAGAAGTTTATCCGGAACTTGTTAATGAAAATAAAGACACTGGTAAATTATCTGTTAACTATCGTGGACTTTCTTCTGTTCTTTGGAAAATTGTTCAAGAACAAGATAAAGAACTGGAAGATGTTAAATCTCGTTTAGCTCGTATTGAAGAACTTTTGTCTAAATAATTTAAGGGCCTTCGGGCCCTAGAGGATTTTTATATGGCTATAGCTGGTCCTAATATTGGCACTTCAGCTTTTAATGAAACAGGGCAAAGAGCAATTGTCGGCTGCTCGAGCCAGAGTAAGACTTGTTGCTTCTCCTGGACGTTTATCTGAAATGATTGGGCGCTCGGTAGAAATAACTATAACTTTAGGTGCTAACCACAACTATGACAGAAACGACTTGATTAATAAACTTCGTGCATTGGGTTCTACCCCAGCGGTTGTTGTAATTTCGGGTGATTTGGTTGCTCAAAATACTGGTGTTCCTTGTTTAGAATTTCCATCTAACTTACCAAATGAATATGTTCATTTACGAGTTAATGCTAACGTATATGGTAGGGGTGGTGCAGGTTGTAGTAATGGGCAAACATCAGGTCAACCTGGTGGTCCCGCAATTTTAAACAGTTTCGGAACACGTCTTCGTATTGAAAATAACGCTGCTATTTGTGGTGGTGGCGGCGGTGGCGGCGGTGTAAAATTAACAAGTGTAGTTTCTGGTGGTTCAGGTGGTAGGCCATTCGGGGCTGCTGGTATAGCATCCGGTCGAGATTCACATGATGGTATAGCGGCAACCTTAACCGCACCGGGTCCAACTCCTCCGCAAACTCGTTATAAGACTACTGGTGGTGCTGGAGGTGATGTTGGACGTCCAGGTGCATCTGGTACTAATGGAGGAGGTAATATTACCAACCTTCCAGGTGGTGCAGCCGGAGCAGCAGTATATGGAAATGCTCCAACTTGGATTAAAGTTGGTAGCGTCTATGGCTCAAGAGTTTAAAGCATAAATACCCTTGAAAAGGAGGGTATATGACCCAGAGAACACCACTACCAGGAATATCTGACATTTTATTTGGTGTTCTAGACAGACTCTTCAAAGATAACGCAACCGGGAGGGTACTTGCTTCCCGGGTTGTTGCGCTTGTAGTTGTTTTCATTCTTTCACTTACATGGTATCGTTTAGATTCTATTATGCAAGTGTGGAAAGAGTCTCGTTACGAGACGTACACTAAAGTCCTGCAACAAGATAAAGAGGCTAAATTTGAAGCATCAGCTCTAGAACAACTTCAGATAGCGCACGTGTCGAGCAATGCAGATTTTTCCGCAATTTACTCGTTTAGACCACGCAACTTAAACTACTTTGTAGATTTAATTGCATATGAAGGGCGACTGCCTAGCGCGGTCAATGAAAAAAATTTAGGAGGATTTCCAGTTGATAAGACTTCAAACGAATATTCTGCTCATTTGAGAGGTGCATATTTCTCTTCTGAAAATGAATTTGTTTTCTTGCCGACTAAGAAAAAGGGATGGGGAGTTGAAGTACATGTACTCATGTCCGTATTTCAACCTGGACAATGTATATGCCGGGACAGTTTCCATGTACTGGTATAGCAAACCACTCTTAAATGAAGACAGGCTTGCTGCAATTTGTGGACAAGCTGCAAGAACTTTAGGAAGAGCCAAGTAACAAGGATGTTACGGCTTGCTATACATCATCATATAACGATACACTGATTCAAAACCTTCATTGAACTCTTCAACTAGCTGTTGTTTTTCTTCAGCTGTCATTTCTTCAATCATTTTACGGAAGTTACTCTGATTCAGAGGACGACCTAAATCATTCTTAATTCCAATTTCATTCAAAAATGCAATAAAATGTTCACGTTTTTCAAGAATGTGTTCAGAACCAAATTTAATCAATACAGAAGCCACAGTAACAATTTCGCGAACAATTTCAATTTTAGACATATCAAGTATTTCCTACGACTTAATGGATTGGGGATATAGTAACACAGTCAACGGTGAATGTAAACGGTAAGTTCACCACTTCCCAGCGTTGAAGTACATGGCCAAGGTAAAGTTACGTATTCGTCACCAGAGTCATAGCGAATTGCGTAGCGACCATCAATCAACTCAGCTGATATATACCATTCGGCTCCTACTGCACGAATCCTACGTTTCATCCAGTGACAAATCTCCATGGCCTCTTGATAGCTGTAATCTACCATGTCACCAAGCGCAAGCTTGTTCATCATTCCTTCGAGATAGCGTTGAATCTCTACTGTCTGGTTCATTAAATTTTCTCGTAATTGATTTTCAATTCAAATTCGTCAGCAACACCTTTGAGGAATTGATAACCTTGCATGACATCAGAAACACTACGCTTAGAGCTTACGGTGAAATAACAAAATGTTTCTTCACTTGCTTTTATTTCACAATGAGTGAGTAGAGATTCTGGATGATTAATAGCGTTGACAAATTTTTGAAATGTTGTATCTTCAAAATATTTCCAAGAGCAATCTTGGTCCTCTCGAGTCAAAGAGAACCATACTACAAGATGATACACCGGAGTTATTGCATCTACAACACTGGTGTGTTCATCCCATGCTTTACGTTCTGCTTCGATATGAGAAATTTTATTCATAATCTTTTCCCTTATGTTTTTGCTTACGACGAGATTCTTTTTCCTGGCGCTTCATATCTTTATGAGCGCCGCCTTTATTGAAATCATGCTTTGCTACTGGATTGTTCATCTTGTTCCTCGAGTTTCTTAATTTGGCGTTCAAGTTCTTTAATCATTTCAAGGTTAAGCATAACATAATATTGTGCAAACAATGGCTTAATGGTTCCATTCCACATCCATGGATCATTATTAATTGTCAGCTTCTTCACGACAGCTTCTGATAACCAAGACCAACCTGATTCGTTTGTTAATGAAGTCCATTGTTCATGCATCATTTCGTTTGCCTTTTTAAGAGCATTGATTTGATTACGCAGAGATTCAATTTGAAGCAACTTAATATTCATTTTCATTAGTATAAATCCTCGGAGAATAATGTATCAGAAGGCCCACTTTTAACACGACGAGTATTAATTTGACCGGCATGAGTTGCAACGATTAATGCTTCTTGACGAGTAAGATAATTTCCCCATTGGTCTACAAACCCTTGGTCATCACCATATACTTGGTCAGAAACCACTTTATCACGCATTTGGTCTAACACTAGAGCCATATCTTTTGAATAGTGACGAGTTCCTGGAATAACCAACTCTCCGCCATCTTTTAATTTAAAACGATTAGCTGCACAAACAATAACTCGTTGAAGTAAACGACCATCCCACCAATCGGCTTTAACGAAACAGATTTCAGGAATCCGTTCATTGACATTCTTAGTTTCGATTAAATCATCGTTTTGAGCTTCTTCTACAAATTTATTCATTTGTTCTGAAAATTTGCTCATTTGAAGAATCCTTTAATTTTCTGCCAGATTGTTTTTGGTTCGCGGAGACCCCAAGTACGAAGTTCAGGTTCTTTAGTAACTTCTTTAATCCATTCTTCTGTTGCTTTAATTTCATCATAGGCGATAACCACCGCACATGAATCTATGAATTCTGCGAGTGCTTTCATGAAGTTAGAATGTTCACCGCAGTGACGACCATGAGAACTATAAACTGCGTAAACATTTTTAGCTTTAAGTTCAATACTGCCAAGATGTGTTCCACGGAACCAGACTTCCCATGCATCGGTTGGCAGATAGTACTTATCAGTTACTCGTTCAATACAACGCTGCAGTTCATTCAAAGTTTCTGGACGATTCATTAACTTTTTAACACGAAGTACATGAGAGTTTAAGTTTTTCATCTTCAATTTCCTTATTACAGAGTGTCAACAGCGTGGATGATGTTTTCAATGTTTTCCTGAGTACGTGGAATGTCCAGGTATACATTGCCATTTTTGGAATGTTTAGCAACCATTCCGAGGTCTTCGAAGTGTTTAACTTGTTCTTCAGTCATTTTGTAACCGGAGATACGGAAGTTACCTTTGTTTGATACCTCGAAGCTACGAATACCGAAAGTGCGTTTTTCAAGTACCGCGATGAAGTTGCTACGATAGACGTCCAGTTTTTTGATTGTGAACAGATTATCTTTGGTTGCCAGAAGCTCCATCATCAGATTTTTGTCTGCTTCCATCTGGTCAGTAATCGGACGAGCTTTACGAGTATTACGTTTTTCAAGAAGTTCTGGTGCATTTTCTTCTGCGTAGATAACTGCTGCCTGGTTGATGATTTCTTGACCTTCAGCAGATACAATCAGACCATCACCTGATTTTTCAATCAGACCTTTCTTAATCAGAACACCGATGTTGCTGTTAACTGAAGCAGCTGAAAGTTTATCTGCGAGAATGTCACGAACTTCGGAAGAAGTGATGAAGTCTTTCTTAGCGACTACAATCAGAACGCTTGCAGCATTTTCAGAGATAGAGTTTTCAGAAGCTTTAACGATATAGATTACTTTAGACATTTTGTTTCTCCAGGTTCCGTATTTGTTTTGATGAGATAATAGTATCAAACTTTTAAGCCGATGTAAACGGTTAGTTTAGCACCTTCCGAAAAAGATGCTATCAAACAGCTTAGCCTCGGAAGAAGTCTGCGAAGAGCTTCTTGGCTTGGTTCAGAGTTTCTGCCACATCTTCAACTTCTGCATCAAGCACTGCTACCATGTCATAGTTGTTGACGTATACCCATACCAGCACGTAGTTTTCACTTTCCGTGTTATACCAAATTGTCAGATAGCTATTGCTATCAGTGTTTGATGAGTGAAGGCGTGCTGCATGCATTGCGTCGTCAAGGTCAACACCTGAATTAGCCAGTAAAGCATTTAAGTTATTGATTAAAGTTTCCATAATTTCCTCATTTTGAAACATAAGCTTCTAAGACTTCTTCAAATTCGCCTTCAAGTTCAGGGCATCCTGCGAAATCTGCCTCTAAAGTTTCTAAATCAATCAGAACTTCAGTTAAAATGTATTGACTTTCATTATGGTCATAAACCATAGCCCAATAACGTGCTTGAGTATTCTTGTCAATTGACATTCTGTTAAATTTAACATAAGCGAAATCAGAAGTTTCCGCGATAATACCAGCATTTGTTAAGGCAGCAACGATAATTGAAATCATTTTGTTTACTCCGTTTGGTTTTGATAGAGCTATAATACCATAAGCAAACGATGATGTAAACGGTTGAGTTAAAGAATTTTTAAAGTTAACCAGAACGGTTGAGGGATTGTGCGTAGAAAGGATGATTAATTATATGGACTCGGCTCTAGAATTAACTAGAGCCGTTTAGAGTGATACAGAAGCTCTTAGAGAGCCTCTAGGTCCTTCATATACTCAATTTCTGGAGTAGTTTCTTGCCAGTACTTTAGCTCAGCTTTCAGGTCTTTAGCTTGTTGAGCAAGTTTCTTTGCTTCGTCACTTGTGATGTGATAGATGTTCATTGACACTAACTTGTCAACAAATGGTGCATAGGTTGGACGAGATTCAAGTTCAGAAGTCAGTTGTTTACGAGTTTTGCCTTGAATGACAATACTACCTTCAATAACTTCTTTGATGAACATCGCTTTAGCCAAAGCCAATTTGAATGCTTCATCGCATTCTTTGACCTTGTGTTCAATTCGTTTGACAATGTAAGTCTTACGAACTTCCACAAAGTGCTTGATAAGTTCAGAAGAACTTTGGAACTTATCGTTTAACTTTCCGTTTTCATCAATGACTACGATGAATTGAGACATCTTCTCAACCAATTTGAAGTCACGCATGATTTTTTCATGCCGCTGCTCATCGTCTTGGCCAAGCATATAATCTTTCTTGAACTTCACTTTAAAGCCAAAACCGGTCTTTGAACAATCATCAACGTAAGAGATGAAGTTCTTATCTACCATTGGTTCTAATACTTTTTCCACATAAGTTTCGCGGTCAAACTTAGCTGGAATCTCACTGATGTACATCTGAGATGCTGACGTGAATTTATAAAGTCCACGGCATTCAATTGACCCATCTTCAAGACGAACAACTTCACCGCGGAATTGTGGAATTTGAACTTCTGGTTCTTTATCCAGTTTTCCTTGAATGGCTAATTTAGTACATTCAACTACTGATACTAAATTGTGTGGAAGAATCTTAGTAGCATAACCAGTTGCAATTCCCTGTACACCGTTCAGAAGGACGGTTGGAATAATTGGAAGATAGAATGCAGGTGGAACGTGCTCTTTATCTTTATGCTCTGGAGCAATTTCAGTGTCTTTATAGACCTTACGGAAATTGTCAGAAATACGACAGAAGATATAACGAGATGCTGCCGCTTTTTGTACCAATCGTGAACCGAAGTTGCCTTGACCATCCAAAAGAGGATAGTTGTTGTTCCAAGTGTTAGCCATCAGCGCGCCAGCATCTTGTGCCGAGCCTTCGCCATGGTGATAACCGAGGTCAGCAACACCACCTGCCACAGAAGCCAATTTATGGAATTTTTCTTTATTACCACGAGACAAATCTAGCGCACGAGCAATAACAAATCGTTGAACTGGCTTGAAGCCATCAATTAAGTTAGGAATTGCACGGTTTTCTACTGTGTAGATTGCAAATTCTTTGGCTTCATTGTCAATGATGCTTTGAAGGTTTCTTACATTAAGTTGACCAACAGAGTCATCGAGTTGTTTAGACATCATGTCAAAAATAGTTGTCATATTACCCTACCAGATTAAATTACCGATGTTCATCATAACACGAGCAAGAAAAAGCACTATTTCGCCCATCACATAAACTGCTCCGGCTAAAGCGCCGGAGAGTAATATTGACACACCAATAACGCCTATTGAGAGTTTCATTTTATTAAGCCTGTGTAATAGAACAAACGTTCTACAGCTAATGCAGCTACACCAAAGCACATGCTTCCAATGACTCTTGGCGGAGGGGTTAACCCCTCCCAAATAAACAGACCAGAAGCGATGAAAAGCGGAGCCATGAGCAAGAACACCAAAGCCCAAATCTGTTTGAACGGACTCATATTAATATGCCTGAAGAATAAATTTGAAGTTATCATTCAACATGCGATTCATTTCTTCCAGGTTCTGATAAGAATCGTTATGTTTACGTGTGAATGCCAGCGCCAATTGACCTTTACCAAAACCAGTAGTCAAAGGCTTCATTTTATCAGCCGGAACGAAGTACACATCGTAGATGACGTTATTTGAACGCATAGTACGACCAAGCTGAGAACGACCTTGGCGAATCTGCGACAGAACATTCATAAAACCAGATTTTGAACGTTGACGACCAACGTAGAATCGTGCTGCTACTGCGCGCCAAGCTGAAGCGCCTTTAACCATGAAGTAGAAACCAGGTTCAGCCAGAATAGATGGGTCAACATACCCTACAGTTTCGCCATTTTTAACAGTACACACAACAGTTGCACCAACAGCTTCAAGGTCACCACGAGTCATGTAATCACGCATATCATTTTCCTCAATCAATTAAAAGTTTATCCTCAATGGGCCCGAAGGCCCTGAATTAGTGCTTAACAATTTCAAACACTAGTTCATAACTACTTAAACCAAACCAATATGCCAAATTGAACCCAACATAAACCGCTGTAGTAAAAATGATACCTGTGTACCATAGTTTTAAGATTTTCATAATTCAGTCCCTTGCTTAACACCGTTCATCAAAACTTCTGCAGCACCTTTTAAGCCTTCAGTTTGAATAACATGAACAATTTCAACAGTCGCCCAAATACTAAAACCAATTCCAACAAAAACCATGATAGCTACGATAGAAAAGAAAATCCAGAAAATCTTTTGCATTTTATCCATACGTGAGCTATAAAATTTGCGACCCATAATATTTTCCTCAAAAGTTAATCCATGCCATTACGACATCATGTGCTAAAGCGAAGGCGAAGGCTCCAAAGAGCACCATCAGAAGAGTTAAAGTCCAAGATAGCTTTGAGAATCTTTTTGATGATGTTCATTTGTTTCTCCGTTAGTTGATTTCTAGTCTATAGTATACCATCTAACGGAGAATGTAAACGGTTGAGTTAAAGATTTAGATACCAGCCTTGGTAGTTGCTCTTACGGACTACAGATTTGAGGTCTTCATGGTCTCCGGCGAACTTTAGGGTAAACTGGTAAACACCAGACGAACTTTCTACCACATCTAATATGATAATACAGTCCGCAACCCTGTGTGTCAAGAAGGGTCCTAGGTTTATCCCTGAACCACCTGGATAGTCTCCTGAATAGCCAGTAGTGACTGAAATCCACTTAGAATCTGATTGATGAGTCTTCACCTCAATCCGAAGCCCACAAAATCGAGGATGAGCAAGAACGTCCCAGGCATAAGTGTAAGGGTCATCATGATTTTCTTGACCGCCCGCAACATATCCGTCCATCCAATCGGCAACAGTTCGTTCAGCGAGTTGAGCGATGGCGCACCGCTTGTTTACGGCAGCTTTGTCTTGGTCGGGGTCTTGACGTATAGAATAAGCTGCAGTATCCTTGATTTTTACTCTGTCGCTTGAAGTTAAACTATTGAACGACCGGGTAAAAGTCTTCAGGGCTTTCAATCTCATCAACCCTGGATTCGATTTTTTCATATTCACCTTCTTCATTTTTGAAAATAGCATCTGTCACGTGTAAAGTGCCATAATAGATTCTGTCATTATGATTGAGTTTGCTTAAATCAAGCTCTTTCAACTCATCTTCTGGCATGATTACTACATCATCACAATACAGACAACCCGATGCTTTATTATCTCCTGCGAATAGGTCTTTACAATAAACAACACCTACATAATGATTACCATGTAAGTAACTATTTTTAATGCTTTTATCGCCAATATTCATTGGATTAATCATGACATCTTCCTCAAAAATAAAGGGCCCGAAGGCCCTTTCATTAGATATAAGAATCAGTTTCTTGGTTGTATTCCGCTTCACGGATTACTTTGTACTGACAAGTACGCATTTTAGCGTTGTTATAATCTACCGGGATGGATACTACGTCACGCGGATGTACTTTAACAACCACCAGACGGTCATTTCCACCGCGGAAGTGCTTGATGTAACTACGAGCGCAAACATGCAGACCAGCTTCACAGGTGAGATTTTCATCTTCAACAACGTGTGTGCGAGGCATTTCAACTACTCGACCTACAGAGTTATCAAAACGACCGGTATAGCAGTCAGTGTAATCGTTGCGAATAACTTTCCATGCCAGGAAATGACCATCTTCAGTGATTTCGATGTCGTTGGCTTGGAGGAAGTCAAACAGACGAGTCACTGCAGTTTTGCTTGGGTTTTCCAGCAGATTTTCCAGGAACGGCAGATAAAATTCAAAATCTTCACCATTCTGCATATCATTGATGATGCGGTCAACAAGACCAGATTTGATTTCAATGTCCTGGTAGAACAGCTGACCATTTTCAATGCGAATGTTACCGTCAACATAAGAAGTAATTGCCTTCTCAATGTTAATCAGATTAATTGCTTCTTCAAATTCGCCATCAACACACAGCTGAAGAGCTTGTTTGAAGTTCGGATGGTCTTTATCTGCTGCATAGGTATCACGACCATAAGTGATAGACAGGAACTTAGAAGAACCGGCCCAATACAACATCTTCTGGTCTGAATGGATTAGTTGCAGCTTGACTGATTGCATTAGTTTCTGCAATTTTTGCGGCTTCAGTATGACCAACAACAGCTTCAATACCAACTGAACTAGCAGCTTTAATTTCTTTGATTACTCGACGCACTGTGTCAACAGAGCAGCTGAAGAATTTTGCGACTTCTTCTTGAGTGTAACCACCCATATATGCATCATAGATTTCACGCTTTTGCGCTGCATCAAACATTTTAACAACAGAGACTTTCC